CCGAGGTGAAGACGGATCAATTTGTAGAACACGTTTCTCGTCTTCGTAAGAGGAGTACTGCTAAGGGACCGGTTATTGATTATAGTAAGGATCTCTCGTCAGAGGATGAAAAGAATGATCACAATGAAGTCCATGATGACCGGTCTATTTAAAAATCACTCTATGTGAATAAGGAAATGAATCCCTATCCATCGTATCTTTCAAATTATACATATGCACAATACCTTTCTACAAATATTGGAAACGGCTCAATTCCTCAGACTCCCTACGATTTATCAGGTGTCAAATACAAAACAAAGAGTGACCTGCTTACCTTACAACGGCAGTGGGATACTTTTAATCGTGTTCAGGCGATTAATTTTGCAATCTACTTGAATATTCTAAAAGGTGGGGCGCCGAATTGGTATGTATTTGCGAGCAATCAGGAAGCGACCGATTATCGTAATGGACAGCAACTTCATACACTTCGTTATCCGTATATACCGGCGACGTTTTTTCAATCAGTGGCACTTGCTCCTATACCGACAAATAATCTGACAACTGGACCGCCGAGATTCTCCCAAGTGCCTCCCCAAACGAATACAGTTCCACCGTTAACCGAGGGTCAAAAAATAGAAAACAATGCGGATATGTCTATATATACATTTGTAAGTTCATATAACATTATGCATAGCACATTTACGTATCAATTTCAGAGCAATGAGGAGCAGATGTCATATTATCGCGCGGAGCGTCGGATTTTGGCGGCACAGTATACTGCCGCAAATCTCCCGCCTGTGTTGGGAGGATTTTCTTCGTAATAATATCACGATATTTCTGTTCAATTGGAAAGGTTTCTAGTATTTTACGCCACAGCAGTAGTTTGCGTTGGCGTAAGATATCTTCAATCTGTTGGTCCATTTTGGCGATTTTGTGTTTGCGGCGTGTGAATCTCATTTTTTTCAAGCGGTCGTGCGTAGGCGCTCCATCACCTCGCGAATATCATCGCGATACTTCACCTTGGCGTAATGAAGGCAACCATTTTGTTTGGACATGAGATGCTTATCGGTATCTGGAATACGTTCAAGTTGTCCGATATAGGTTGGCGCTTCAGGATTATACGTGTAGACGTCACCCGTTTGCGAGTTAATTAAATAAACAATACCTTGAACGGAGGCACGAATAAGTGTATCGGGCACGGCGGTGTTCATTATAGAAGTAATGCTTTATGATGAATGTGGGGCGGTCCATCATTTTTTATCCTAATACCTTGACTTGATGTCCTACAATAACACCACTGAGCATCTCTCCTATTTTATCAAAACTAATACACACGCCTGCGAACTCGCTTAATATTAAAAATATAAATACAAGAACAATTAATACTATTGGAATATTTGTTATTATAGTATCTATAAATGATTTCATATCTTATATAGATTCTAGGAAAAAATTGAGGGACTGCCTAGCGGATAAGAGAATGGTGCCTCCTCTTCCTACATCCTCCATTCATTCCAATGTCCTCCTCCCTTTCTCTCCTTGCCAAGGCTATTCTATGCCTTGATACCAATAATCTTCTTCCTACTTCCCTTGCCGATGAACTACGGTCTCTCTGTCCACCTGAGGTCGTGCCTGAGGTCGTGCCTGAGGTCGCACCTGAGGTCGTACCTTCTGTTGTAGCTTCTCCTATCAAGGAGAAGAAGGTGCGCAAGATTGCGGCTGCCACCAAAGCTGTGGCTGCTGCCCCTGCTGCCCCTGCTGCCCCTGCTGCCCCTGCTGCCCCTGCTGCCCCTGCTGCCCCTGCTGCTCCTGCCCCTTCTAACACTGAATCTGTGCCCGTTGCTACAACAAATTGGCGAGACCATCCCTCTCGCCTCAAGGCTGCCGATATCAATAATACTCTCTGTCTCGGTCGTAAGTTAGATTTGGACAATCCCCTAGAAGGTACCAAGGGTAAGGGTGGTATGATCTTTCCTGAAAAGCAGTGTTCAAAGAAGCCTATGCCCGGGTCCAAACTATGTGCGAAGTGTGCTGAAAAGGATGCCGAGTTTAAGGCAAATCCTAGGAAGAACAATGCCCAATGGCACGGTCGTCTAGACGAGGAGACACTTTATCCTCGCGCCAAGATTGTCGGTTCAGCTCTCTTCCATGAACGCTATCCTAATGGCATTCCTTGTGATTCAACTACCACCACTACAGCCAAGAATACTACGCCCGCAACGGTCGCCGTAGATACTGCGCCAGTCACCGCTGCGTGGAAGAGTTTCATGTACGAGGGACGTCTTCACATCCGCAACTTGTCATCCAACAAGGTCTATTATGCCGACAACACCAAGGATACACCTGATGCGAATGCCGTGAAGGAGCAGTACGTCGGTCGCTGGACAGACGGGCAAGTAGAGCTCATCGGTGACAGTGACGATGAATAAACAAAAAAACCAAAAAAAAGAAACAAACTGCGGCGGTCCATCCTAAAAAACATAAACCAACAAAGTAGTAGAACCTGTAATGTCGGGATTCGGACAAAATAACAGGACGTTAAACGTGGACACCCTTTTTGTCCGCGATATCGTCTTTAAGGATTTTGGTAATTATCCTATTCCGGCAAATCAACCTTTAGTAAGTCGTGGTGACGGAGGTACCTATTTTACGTCAACGCTTACATCTAGTTTTGCTCTACCAGCGGTAAATGCGATAATTGCTCCTACTGCGGATGGTGGAACATACCAGTTCGCACCATCAGGCGGATACAATGTTTTCAATCTAACGCCAGGCTCTGGTATGCAATTTTATTCCAATGCCGACAATGGCGGTCTCGTTATATATAACATTGGTCCCGACCAAATTATAGCAGATGGGCAGGTATTACCATTTAGTACACTCGTAGACCAAACTGTCGGCGGTCGTACGCTTCAGTTCATTGGTACAGGCGAAACATACTTACATGTCAGTGATAATACCATCTTTTTTAATACTGTATTCAATTCGAGCTACAGTTCTATTGTATATTTACAGAGCACGAGTCTTGGATTAGAAGATAATTTCTCAACCGTCAACAGTCAACTTCTTAGCAGTATTGCGTTAATAGATGAATTATTATATTCCACCGGACTTTACAATTATAATCTTATTTCCAGCTATTTTTTAACACCAGGTGTCATTAATATCTCCACTGTGAGCACGTCATTGCTTACTCTCGGTGATAATACTGTTCAGGATAACGCTCTCAAAAATTCAATTTATGACCCCTGTATTGTCTATACAGGAAGTACACTTATCTCAACAAATACCGATTTCTTGACATTTACCGATAACTTTACCAATGTGACATTTGCTATTGATAAGGAGTATCTCTATGGTTCATCAACACTGAAATACGGACCCTCTACAACCACGGTTACTCGCGGTCAACAGGTTCAACTCGGCTGGTTTCCAACACTCTCCACACAAACCAATACCCAGTCTTTACGCGCGCAGTTTGTTCCTGTTATCCAACAAATCCAGGTATTAGAACAACTTGTAAGTACCTCAGGATTCTCTACAACTACAAATTACTATATTAAGAATATTGGTCGTTTTGACGAAATCTGTAATCCAACCAGAATCTCATTAATAGCACCTGTTATTGGGGCAACTCTTCGTAAAGATAATTCAATCAATAATAGTTGGGTACAATATGATACTGCTACAAGTTCATTTGTATGGGGCAACAATGGTGGAACTGGTACTTTACAACCTGGCTCTAATTACGGTGATTATGCGTTCTGGAATGGCAGCAGCTGGATAACCGGATTTTCTACGATTTCTATTGGTGACCAGGCGGGTGGTGGAGCGGTAATAGGAGAGGGGCAGGGTGAAGCGGCTGTCGCTATCGGTGCTGCTGCCGGCTATTCCACCCAAGGAGCATATGCGGTTGCTGTAGGTTATACGGCAGGGCAGTATGCTCAGTCTAATAATGCGGTTGCGATTGGTAACGCAGCCGGCAATTCAAATCAAGGAGAAAATGCGGTGTCTATAGGATACAATGCGGGATATAATCAAGGCAACGAATCGGTAGCTATCGGTGATGGTGCTGGTTCGTATCAATCCTCCTATGGCATTGCTATCGGTTACTATGCGGGTTACACACAAGCTCCAAATACAATTGCCATCGGATCCGAAGCCGGTTATGAATTTCAAAATTCCAATTCTATTGCGATTGGTAATTTTGCCGCAGGATCCAGTCAAGACAGTGAATCAATTGCCATTGGTGACAACGCCGGTGTATATCAGTCATCATTCGCGGTTGCTATCGGTTATTATGCGGGTAATACTTACCAGAACCAGGGAGCAGTTGCGATCGGCTCTAATGCGGGCAAACTAAACCAAGCCTCCAATGCAATTGCGATTGGTACTCAAGCCGGCGCAAGCAATCAAGATACATGCTCTATTGCGATTGGTCCCTATGCTGGTACCTTTCAGTCCTCATTTGGTATTAGTATTGGATATGGTGCTGGTTATTATCAGGGTTATAATGCGATTGCGATTGGTAATCAGGCAGGTAATGGGGAGGCAGGACTTAATGTACAAAGTATGAATTCTGTTGCGATTGGTAGTTTTGCAGCTGGTGATAGTCAAGATATTGAATCCGTGGCAATTGGTGATAGTGCTGGCGCATATCAGTCATCATTCGCGGTTGCTATTGGTTATTATGCGGGTAATTCTAATCAAGGAAATAGTGCGATTGCCATTGGCTCTAATGCTGGTTCAAACAATCAAGGACAATTTGCGATTGCGATTGGTGCGGGTGCGGGTGCGAACAACCAAAGCACGTGTACGATTGTCCTCAACGCCACCGGTGCCGCATTGAATACTGTACAGGCGAGCTCCTTCTATGTTGCGCCGATTCGCCAAGATTCTGTAGTGTCCACCGCTTTCTTACAATATAATACAGTGACGAATGAGGTTGTTTGGAATAATGGCGGCGGTAATGTCATCGGTAGCACAATGACGCAGTCGCTCATCCCAAATGTAGATAATGTATATGATATTGGTACATCCACTTTGCGCCTCCGCCATCTCTACGTCGGTCCTAGCTCTCTAACAATTGGTACTGGGTCCATTTCCGCGGATAATCTCGGAAACTTATTCGCTACCAATGCGTCAGGTACCACTGTCGCTATTGGCGGCGGTACGTTTGCTACGAATAATTTTATGGTTGCCGCCGGCACTGGAACGAATTATCTCGCATATTCGTACGATGGAGTCAAGTGGACGGGGCTCGGCATCGGTCCATTTAACGCAAGTGGTTCTGGAAATTGTGTGGCTTGGAACGGCTCTCTATGGTTGGCGGGTGGTTCAGATAATACAATGAATTATGCGACAATTGCTTACAGCTCTGACGGCATCAATTGGGCTCTGGCAAATTCTCCAATAAGTACCGATTGTATTGCTATCGCATGGAATGGCTCTATGTGGGTCGCCGGTGGAGATGGCGATAACACCCTTGCTTATTCATATGATGGAATCAACTGGAATCCGCTTGGACATTCTTATTTAACCGATGTCTGTGTTGGCATCGCCTGGAACGGTTCAATGTGGGTCGCTGTTGGTAGTGGTGGCGGTGGTTCTATTTTTTACAGTTATGATGGAATTAATTGGCTGCCTGGAATACAATCGGCAACATTTACACCTATTTTTGTGAGCGCAAGCTGTGTGGCATGGAATGGTACATTATGGGTTATTGGTGGATCTGCTAACTGGGGAACAAATACATATATACTTGCGTATTCGTACGACGGTGTTAATTGGTTAGTCAATGATTCTGTCACTGTATTCCCTGACGGATGTAATTGTGTAGCATGGAACGGGTCTTTATGGGTTGCCGGCGGAAACGATTCTTTTGGCAATGCTCGTACACTCGCATGGAGTCTTGATGGAATCAATTGGACCCGTTCAAGTAGTGCAATATTTCCAAATGACTGTTATTCGGTTTCTTGGAACGGCTCTGTATGGATAGCAGGTGGTTTGAGTGATACAAATACACTGGCATATTCTTACGACGGAAAGAACTGGGTAGGACTGGGTGATACTATATTTACAAGTGGTCAATCTTGTTATGGACTTGCCTCGCGCACCGTTCTACCCTACGTCGGCTCATCACCCGTGGCGGCGGCTATCAAAAATGCTACCGATAATTTTATGGTTGCCACCGGTTATGGACCTAATACTCTGGCTTATTCATACGACGGAATTCATTGGAATGGTCTCGGCTCCAATCCTTTTCCGAATGGACCTGGTATTTGTGCTGCTTGGAACGGGTCTACATGGCTCGCCGGCGGAGCTGACTATACCTCAAATTATTATACAATAGCCTCTAGTTCAGACGGAATTCATTGGACAAATTTTGGTAATTCAGATGAGTCATGGAGTTTTGCACTTGAGTGCTTTAAAATTGCTTGGAATGGAAATATGTGGGTTGCGGTCGGTGATGAATCGGCAACTTTACAATATTCGTACGACGGTGTCAATTGGAATCAAGCAAATTTAATGGGTCTTTTAGGAACTGCCGTTGCTTGGAACGGAACCCTATGGGTCGCATGCTTTGCGAGTTCAGGCGGTCCTACAATGTGTGCCAGTTTTGATGGAATAGAATGGTTTCCAACAATAGGCTCAGAATTTTTCCCTTCTGCGGCGTTCTGTGTAGCTTGGAATGGAACTATGTTTGTTGCTGGTGGAGAAGCATCAGTGGCGCCGTATGAATTAACAATCATATATAGTTATGACGGTATTCATTGGACTCCTGCGAATGTGAACCCACCATCAAGTTTAACCCTATCGGATAATTGTTACAGTGTTGCTTGGAACGGAACTATGTGGGTCGCCGTTGGTACTGATAGTATAACAGGTATTAATATGACATATTCATATGATGGAATCAACTGGACGCAAGCAAATGCTGCTATATTTGAGGAATCGTGTAATTCTGTTGCTTGGAATGGCTCCGTATGGGTTGCTACAGGTACGGATCCTAACAATACAATCGCATATAGCATAGATGGAATAAACTGGACAGGACTTGGAACAAGTATATTTGCGGGTGGCAGTGGAAGTCCTTTATCTAGCGGCGGCTATGGCTTAGTCTCGCGTACCGTACTACCCTACATGGGCACCGATCCCATCCCTTTCCTACGTGGTAATAGTGTATCAATTGGAGGCGGTGCCGGCGGTTTATCTCCCCTTTCAAATAGTATCGCGATTGGAACCTACGCAGGATTTTATTCAAACAATGGTATCGCAATCGGTTTATATGCCGGTGCTAGTAATATAAATAGTAATTCATATCAGATTGCTATAGGAAGTTTTGCTGGTTTCTCAAATCAAGGAAACGATTCGGTTGCGATAGGCAACGGCGCTGGTTCAAATAACCAAGGAGATGATGCTGTAGCAATTGGAACTGCTGCCGGTATAAATCAATCAGGATATGCGATTGCCATCGGTGATTATGCGGGATATACACAAGGCGTAAATGCGATTGCTATTGGCTCAGAGGCAGCCGGCAACATACAAAATTCCAACTCTATTGCGATTGGTAATAGTGCCGCTGGCTCGTTCCAAGATATTGAATCCATCGCCATTGGTGACAGTGCCGGTAATAATCAATCCAGCTTTGCGGTTGCTATTGGTTATTATGCTGGTCAATCGCAACAAAATCAGGCTGCCATCGCCATTGGCTCAAATACAGGTACAAGCAATCAAGGGCAAGCCGCCATAGCCATCGGTGGTAACGCCGGCTATATAGTTCAAGGTAGTAATACAGTTGCTATAGGTGTACAGGCTGGATACTCAAACCAAGGTACAAATTCAGTGGCTATTGGCTATATTGCCGGCGGCTCAAATCAAGGTACAAATGCGATTGCGATTGGTAACAGTGCGGGCGCAAACAATCAGAGCAATAATACTATTGTCCTTGATGCGACCGGCGGTATGGTAAATACTACAACGAGCAATTCATTTTACGTTGCCCCAATTCGCTATGATCCTACAACATCCAATACAGTTCTCTATTATAATTCTACAACAATGGAAGTCGTATATAATACAACTGGTAATACTGGATATAGAAATACAATTTATTCACTTTCATCCGATACTCCTATTGACACCACCTTCAATCCTACAAATAATTCTGTTACAAAAACGAACGGTGATACGGTATCAAATACAATTACCTCTTTACAGGCATATGCCTCTGCGTCTCTAAGTTTTACAATTCAGTCCGTCACATACAGTGGGCAAGTGATTCTATTATACTCAGGTCCATATGCTAATTACGGGTTTTTGATTAATGATGGCGCAGTTTTTACACAGGTAAATGGTGGAGCACAGTTCACACTCGGTACATGGAATTTAAATACTATCTATTCGTGCGTTCTTATGCCAGATAATGTATATTGGTATGTAAATGGTGCCCTTATAGTATCACTTGGCTCGGCACCCCAGTCGCAATTATATAATCTCTATATAACCCAATATTCCTTGGGTGATTCGTATGCGAACATCGTCTTCGGTGGAACAAATTCTACCTTGCCGTTGAGCTCTATTATCTTTAACTCAGGTTTAGAAACAGAAGGGTTTTATTATAATACATTAATAGAATCTATAGCAATCGGTAATAATACAGGAACTTCAAACCAAGGAAGTAACGCAATCGCAATTGGCTTTAATGCGGGTCAGAGCAATCAGCAAGCCACAGCAATTGCCATCGGTCAATATGCTGGACAGAATGGTCAACAGTATCAAGCTATTGCTATAGGAACATACGCCGGTTACACTCAAGCCGCAAATGGAATCGCCCTTGGATATGCTGCTGGTTATGTTCAGGGTTCAAACTCTATTGCTATCGGTAATGAGGCAGGTTATGAAAATCAGAACTCTAATTCTATTGCCATTGGTAACTCCGCAGGCACTGTAATACAAGATATTGAATCCGTAGCGATTGGTGATAATGCCGGTTCTCAGCAATCCTCCTTTGCGGTGGCGATAGGTTATTACTCTGGTTATGGATACCAGAATCAAGGTGCTATTGCCATTGGTTCAAACGCAGGCTATTCGAATCAAGGTCATTTCGCAGTTGCCATTGGTGCCGGTGCCGGTGTAAATAACCAAAGTTCAGCAACAATTGTTCTCAATGCCACAGGAATAGAATTGGATACTGTACAGGCGAGTTCTTTCTACGTTTCCCCAATTCGCTATGATCCTTCAATCTCCACAACTGTCTTACAATATAATATTAACACCAATGAGGTCGTATGGACAATTGCCGATAATACACCGGTCACTGAGAATTTTATGATAGCACTAGGCTCCGCACCAAACTACATAGGATATTCTTACGACGGAATTAATTGGACAGGTACAAAAACACAAGTGTTCTTAAATGGCAGTGGTGTAACTGCTGCTTGGAATGGCACGACGTGGTTGGCAGGTGGCTATGATTCTAATGCCACATATGATACACTTGCCAATAGCTCAGATGGTATTCACTGGACAAGTCTCAGCGGAGAGAGTCCATTTGATACTGTTTGTTCATGTCTTGCTTGGAATGGAAACATGTGGGTAGCAGGAGGTTATGCTAATGTAAATACTAATACAGTGGCTTATAGTTACGATGGTGTCCATTGGACGGGATTAGGCACATCAGTCTTGGATGGAAGTTGTAATTGTTTAGCGTGGAACGGAACTATGTGGTTAGCAGGTGGTAGTACATCCGTAGGTTCTCCAATTGTATACAGTTATGACGGAACAACTTGGTATTCTACAAATTTTTATATTTTGGGATTAAATTCAGTTACAATAAGAACTTTAGTTTGGAATGGATATATTTGGGTAGCCGCAGGAAGAGATGATGATTTTAACATTGGCATTACATTTTACAGTTATGATGGGCTAAATTGGGGACAGTCTACTTGTCCATTTAACTATGATGTTAACAGTGCAGCATGGAATGGAAGTATTTGGGTCTTAGCAGGCTTGGATGGCGATGCACCACCATATGCTGTTGCTGCTTACAGTTATGATGGAATAAATTGGACACGCAGTGCACTTTATACAGACTATGTATTCTCTGTAACTTGGAACGGTTCTTTATGGATTGCTGCTACAGGCGTAGGAGCTGAAACACTTGCATATAGTTACGATGGTATAGTATGGAATTCATTAGGAGATAAGCTTTTCCCAGCTGGTTATAGTATTTCGGCTGTTGTAAGTCGCCATATTCTCCCCTACGTTGGCTCTTCACCGATTCCCTTTACTCGTATGTCCACTATTGCGTATGGCACAGGTGCCGGTGGAATGGTACAAGGTATTGATGCAGTGGCAGTCGGCTATCACGCCGGTCTTTCAACACAAGGTGCTTATTCAGTCGCAATTGGTAATACAGCAGGACAGATTTCTCAGATGAGTAATTCAGTTGCGATTGGCAACACCGCCGGTAATTCAAATCAACATAACGATTCTGTAGCAATCGGTAGTTACGCGGGTAGTGATACACAGGGTATTTATTCAATAGCCATGGGTGTGCTCGCAGGTCTAAGCACCCAACAATCAAACGCAATCGCAATCGGTGTCAATGCGGGTCAAATTACTCAGGGGGCGAGAGGTATTGGTATCGGTGACCGAGCAGGATTTAGTAATCAGCAGTATGCCGCAATCGGTATCGGTAAATCGGCTGGACGAGAAACGCAAGGATCGATGGCGATTGCAATGGGTTGGCATTCTGGTCGTAACACTCAGGGGTCAAACGCAATTTCTATAGGTAGTTACGCAGGTGAAACTAGTCAAGGAACCGGTTCTATTGCGATTGGTAGTAATGCTGGAACAAATTATCAATCTACATTCGGTGTCGCTATTGGATATTATGCGGGTAATTCTAATCAAGGAAATAGTGCGATTGCTATTGGCTCTAATGCAGGTACAAACAACCAAGGACAATATACGGTTGCGATTGGTGCCGGTGCCGGTGTGAATAGTCAATCGAATAATACAATTGTCCTAAATGCTTCAGGAGGTGCATTAAATACCACATATAATAATTCTTTCTACGTTGCCCCAATTCGTAGTGATTCAAACCAGGGCAATTCTCTCTCTTATAATACAGGAACCGGTGAAATCATCTACGATACATCAAAAACCTTCGTCATTAACCACCCCAAAGACGAGTCCAAGTACTTGGTCCACGCTTGCTTAGAGGGACCTGAAGCCGGTGTCTATTACCGTGGAACCGGCACTATTGCCGAACTAGAAACCAGTGTTGAAGTTGAACTACCAGACTACGTAGATGCACTCGCGGTTGACCTCACCGTTCAAGTGACACCAATCTACAATGGTACCGTGCGCATCCTCAATGCGTCCTGTGTTTCGAACAATAAGTTCACAGTGTATGGCGATTCAGGGGACTTCCACTGGCACGTCTACGGACGTCGTGCTACCGTCGTGGTAGAGCCTAAAAAATCGGAGGTCACCTTACACGGTGACGGTCCTTACCGCTGGATTTCTTAATCTAGCATCTCTTCCTCTCCCTCGTCTTCATCCGAAGCGTCTACCGGCTTATCGCCTGCGTAGAGCATCGTATATTCGCGTGCCTTTTCCTCGTACGCCGCCTTATTCGTCTTATACAGCTGCGCAATATCTGGAACGAGTGGATCATCAGGATTAGGGTCGGTGAGGAGGCTTAGAATAGAGAGAAGCACCTTTGAAATGGTGAGCGCAGGGCTCCACTGCGTCTTCAAAATATCAAGGCAAATGCCACCACTTGCGTTGATATTTGGATGATAAATACGGGTTCTAAACTGGACATGTGGTACTTTGAACGGATATTCAGTGGGAAAGTGAACGATGAGTTTGAAGACACCGCCGGCGAATGGACTATCTGCCGGTCCCATAATCATTCCCTCCCACTTGAACATATCATCCTTGATAGGACCTGCTGAGCAGCCTGCTGGTGGATCGCGCTTCAAATCGTCTAATTCCTTCATAATACGTCGCAAAGCCATTTTATGTTGTTGGTGTTAGCGCTTTTTGAGCGATGACGCCATCATTTTTTTTCGGATTTTCGGAGGGGGGGAGCGGAGGCTGGCTACTTGAAATACGACCGTACTTTATCCATAATTGTCGCCGCGCTTCGTTTGAACATTTTTTCGCTCTCCTTTGCCGTGGCGTGAAAAATCCATTTAAAGACCATAGCGCCGCCTATAAACGTGGCAAACTTCGCCGTATTCTTCGCGTCCTTTGAGTACAGAAATTCGGCGATAAGCCATAAAGCAAATATAAAATAGTAGCGTGGATACGTAAGCAGCACTAAAAGAACCATAACAAAAATCAACGCATTGACATTATAACCGCCAATCTTCGCAAAATTTTCCGAGGCGCCCCAGTCGAGTGATATTGTATCGGAAAACGGCACTTGTCTTAGTGCGCCATTGAGAATATACGGATACGATTCCGCTAAATTACTACCGCTTTCCTCCAACTGTTGTGGAGTATTGATAATAAGCGGTTTTACCGAATAGGCACTTAGACCATACTTATCCAACCATATAGTCATTTGTGCGTCAATGTGCGTATAAATTGGGAGATGTTTGAATGTACGTGCGCACTTATTTGATATAACATAGCCGTGGGTTCCTACACTACCATAGACTCGCTGTATATGTGTATCTACCGGCTTGGGCGTATGACCTAAAACACGATTATAAAGCATAGGAATCGCCTTCGTATCGGTACATTTGAAATTACAGCCCAGATACCATACATCAAAATCTTTGGGCACCTGCTCCCAGCCGGTTTTAAACATATGTTCAAAATCATCGGCAAAGACTGCGTCGTCCTCAAGTACAAGAACGTGTTTGTAATCATTGGCGAGCATATCTTCCCAAATTGTCTTATGGGATAAGGCGCATCCTTTGATACCATCGGTACAATATTTCAAACAAAGTTCTGTCAAATGCGGGCTCGTTTTCACTTCAGATCCGAGAACCGCAGGAAACCGGGTAAACTCAATATTCAGCTTTGTAAGCTGTTCCGTCATTTTCTTTAATCGTTCCGTATCTCTATCCAGATTGATTAAATATACCTTATCAACCACCTGGTTGACGTAGGACATCCCTATGAGGGACTGGGTTTAGTTTTTGGTCAGGTTCGCCGTCGCCGATGTAAGAAGGCGACCGCCATCTACATGAATGACCGAGCCCGTCATAAATCCCGCCTTTGTTGAATCGGCAAGAAAGACCACGAGTTGTGAAATATCTTCGGGCTGACCGACACGTCCCAGCGGGTGGGTCTGCTTGGATGCCTCATAATATTTGGCGGCAGCGTCTGCCGACATACCCGCCGACTCGTGAAAATGCGTCTGAATCGTTGCCGGTGAAATACACATCACACGGACGCCCTGGGCGGCGAGCTCAATTGCCATCGTCTTCGTGAGCATCTCTACCGCCGCCTTTGCTGCACTATACGGACCCAGTCCTGCTACAGGTCTTGAGGCAAGAATGGACGAAAAATTAATAATAGTACCCTTGGTTTCAGTAATATAGGGAATCGCCGCCTGGCTCGTAAAAAACACACTGGTTAGGTTGAGATTCATGTCACGGTTGAAATTGTCTAGTGTAGTGGCGGAGAGCGTCTTGCCCAAAGTGCCACCGCCTACATTATTTACGAGCACATCAAGACGCTTAAACTGTACAATTGTTCGTCCTACAACATTTGCGTACGTTGTTGTATTTGTAGCATCCGCCTCAATGTAGAGAATACGCGAGGTATTACAATCCTTGTACGCATCTCTTAGCCGATTCTCACTACGTCCTGTTACCGCAATGGAGTAACCTTCATTATAAAGTGCCTTGGCAATCGCTTCACCGATTCCACTGCTCGCACCGGTAATCAGGGCAACCTTACCATTGTTTGGGGCAGCCATTGTCTATGAGTTTTTAGGGGCGAGAGGTTTAGATTGCCGCTGTCACAACGACTTCAATCTGCCAATTCGGATTGGGAAACTTGACTCCGCAAATTGTATTACGTGCCGGTGCCTTTCCCTCAGGCATCCACTCTAAAAAGACCTTATTCATCTCGCCATAGTTCGCAGGGTCCGTTAAGAAAATCTGAAGATTGATAATTTTTGTCTTATTAGAGCCGACTCGCTGGAGTTGAAAATCAACAAGATTAAACACCTCGCGTGCCTGCTTCTTAAAATCGAGTCCTATGTAATCCTGCGGAACCTGACCCGACAAGTAGACGACGTTATTATTGACAACAATCTCCGAATAGGTAGGCTTAGTATCAATACGCTGAATAGTAGACATTCTAACTTGGCGTATTATGTGATTTCGCCAAAAATACCCCAGTTCTTAATGAAATTGAGTATCGCTTCCGGGGGTGTAATTGTATGTGATGACGTAAATGTACAGGAGAGTACAACACGACGCTGGTCCTTACATAATTCCTTACCTCTATGGAACACCCTATCGCCCTCAAACAAGATTGCTTCGCCCTGCTGTAAATACACGGTCTCCGTTTCGCCCTCAGCGTTTCTGTACTGATAATTACCACAAGTTGGTGCCGTAGTAACGGGAATTAAGAGGGTAAAATAGCGTCCATTATAGTGGTTTGTATCAAAATGCCAATCAATGAAATCGCCCTCCTTCTCATACACCACTAAACATAGACTATTTGGTTGCGTCAGAGGTGTAACCTTCACCTGTTCACCGATAGCCTCAGATATCTGGGGAGTCAAACTCTTGTACCATTCTACAATTTCGGGGAGTTGCGCTTGTAACTTCTGAATACTTACCGCCTTCTGTCGTTTCTTATAAATCTCTACCCGTGTACCCTCAGTCTCTGCGATTTGGTTCAATGGAGTAAGAAACTCATTGGGTATAGAAAGTTTAAGTTTTTTAATATAGCAAAATTTTGTCTTAGGGTCGCAGTCTGTTAAATAGTTCACGTAATAGGTTGTGCGGAAAATAAAATACACTGTAAGCAAACACATTGCTGTTACGACAATCAAAAATATAAGCAAAAATACTGAAGATACGGTAATCTTCATTCTTACGTAGGTGTTTGGTTTTTTATTACGCTTCCAACATCGGAGTGAGCCATTCGGCACGTTCCTCCTCAGGAACATGATACTCGTTGAAGATAGTGGTTGCCGCTGCTGTACGCTCTTCTACCGGCAAATTGAGTAGAGTTGCGAATTTGGCTTGGAACGCCTCACGCGGCGGTGTCTCATTTTGCATTATAGCTGTAATTTCCTCATCATAGGCATAAAGAACATTGACTAAGTGTGTCATCTTTCCATTGACACACATCTTGATGCCCTCTACGACCTCCTGCGCGAGTCGGCGAATGAGTTCACTGCGCTCAGGATGAATACGAATATATGCCCACACCCTATCTAGAATATTGCCATAAACATGGTTGAATGCCTCAGTATTATAATAGTCGTTGGTTAGTTCCATGAGTGCTCGTTCTTTCGTATTATTCACAAATCTTACAGCCGTTGTATCATCAAATGCAAGTGTAATCTCAACAAGCGCCTCCATCTCTGCCGGAACAGGTCGTGCCATGAGAATCTCTACTGCCTTTCCCGTTGCCACCTGTACGGAAGACCGATGAACAGATTGCTGGTCACGCCCAAAGGCGGCTAAGTCAATACCACCCTCTGGATCACGGCGAAAGACAACCGGCTCTTCACGTTGTTGCCGATTGAATTCGGCGATTTGTGCTTGACGCTGGGCTTCCCTTGCCGCTTCACGTGCGAGTCGCTCTGCCTCCCGCTCCGCAGCTCGTCTACGTGCAAATTCTACAAATACATTATCGCCAGGTTTGAGAACCTGGAGAGCATTATACTGGGGCAAACGATTTATGACTTCAGTAAGATTATTGAAGACTGTACTCTTTTCTGCCTCTGGAATATCTGCCCAGCGGAGTCCATCGGGATTAAAATGTACAAGATTAACAACACTGACTACTGCTCGCAATAGATTTCCCCATTCTACGTGTTGAATAGATGTTCTACGAAGTGCGCAATACGCCTGAGCCAATAAGTCAGTAGGAACACGATGCGTTACCCATATATCTCCAACAAGACGGGCGTAGCGATAGAATGTATCAATTGAGCTGACTGGGGCATTGTCAATCCGCTGCTGATTCTGCTGAATAATACGATTGCGGGTTGCTTGACGCTGGGCTTCGGCTGCGGCAGTTATCTGCTCCTGATGCTCCCTAGCACGCTCTGCCTGCTTGTGATGTATTCCACAAAGCCCATTATATTCAGGCTTTCCTTTAGCGGAGCAAGGATTTCCTGCCGCTGTATGAGCTGTACATAGTCCATTATTCATAGTGTATAGTTTGCTGTACTCTATAAATGATTTAGAGATGCTCAATTTTTTTCCAAGCGAGGCACACAAGCAAGACTTACCAGTAACAACCTCCCTCCACCTCCTGTGCCCCCGTAGGAATCTCCTCAGGAAACGGAAACTCCCATGCCTCGTTAAAAAACTCTGATATGGTGCCATGGTTAAGCCATCGGTGTCCTTTGATTCCAAACAAAATCTGAGTGGCACCGCCGGTGTGAACAGACGCAATATTCTGTTGTTTGAGTGCGTAACATATCGGCAAGGAGAGTGCGCCGCAACCGACTATCGCAAAAAGGGCACCGCTCTCTTTTACCTGACGTACAATATCGGTGACCGCCGCTCGCCATCCGCCTTCTATAATATCTGTTGACCATAGACCGATGGTTGTTGATAAATAGGGACTATATCCCGCCTTCACGGGGATAATCGTTGGCGGCATTGGTCCCCAAATAGAATTGTCTCCCCATATCGCTTCCCGCTTCTTCCATTGGTGCTCAATACTCTTATAAAATGGCGAAACCACGGCGACCCTAGAGTGTTTTGTTATATTATATGTCCAACGGTCTTCTAATACATTAAGATAGTACGGCTCTAAAGTGCGTAGAGGAAACTGTTTCGCTCCTGGGGCGAACGTATTTATAATAGCTTTTTCAATATTGCCGACTATCGGATTCCAAATAGCAAATCCTGCTCCAGCAGGTAGAACCTCTGTCAGCATATGAACCGCCCAGGCATCTATCGCCTTTTCAGTCCCTGGAAAAATCCCGCCGTTACGGACAATATTTGTTTTTATACTTTGAGGATATGCCGGTGGATGGGGTTTTTGGCGATACTGCGTATAAAATATAAGTACATCAAGTTCAGAGGTTCCTAGCTTTCCAACAAAAAAAGGTTTACGAAAACGGATTTGCTCAGTAATAAACTCAGCACCTTGTTCAATATTCATTATACCTATTTGAGAAAGAGTGAATATTGCTTAAGCCAAAATGATTGGGTATTTATTTGTTTATATAGAATAAGATGGTTTCAAAGAACCAACCCCAGAATAAAAATAAGACGGTAAAAAAGCCTCGTGCTCTTTGCCAATGCTATGATAAACAAACAGGGACGGGTTGCGTGCGTGCGGCACTTAATGACAGTCCTTTTTGTTCAAAGCACCAGGATTGCCATGGCTCTCCTTTATCAGGCGCAGAGCCCGTACGTGATGTTGCGCTCTATAATACGCCCTCAGTTCGCCGGTGCCATAACTGCTACTCATACGCAATGCACGTCTATGACCCTAAGGGAGAAGAATTATGTAAGAAGTATGGCAACTGTCGTAACTTTTTTCATCAACCCGGTGCGAAAACGGGTCATCGCAATGCGTTAAATAAGGAAGAGCGTCGTTCATGCCCCGTTGTGGAGAAACTTATGATGGGTGATATTCCTGAAGTGACGAAATCCGCCTTTGACGCAAAGTGCCCTACTGGTATGAGCAAGGTGGCTGCGGTTGTAGATAAAGGTGTAGACTACCATTGGTACCGTCAGGACCGTGATGGATATTGGAGTCACAAGGATGGCTCTAATAAGGTCAAAACGTTTGATGCGCTCAAACGTCCTATTTTCAACCCCGAACTCGCGTCCCGCGATTACCGATGGCAGGGGAGCGACCTAAATTACGAGGACTTCTGCGGGTTTTATTGTGTCCCACGAGACCATCCGATCTCTTTAGGGCGAGGCGTGAACGTACCGAAGTCACGGCGGTCGGCACGGAAGACACTGCGGAAGAAGGCAATGCGGGGAGGACAACATTCGGTACCGATACCTGTGATGTACAATACGACGGGGGGCTCTCGGAAGCGGGGGGCGGGGTATGATGTTCGGTTGAATTCTCTACCTGGTTGCCCTCCGCAGGCTGGGGCAGGCTATGACATTCGTCTGAACTCTCTCCCTTCGTGTCCCCCGCAAGCGGGTATGGGTCTGTCGTGGTCGAACTATCCTCTTCATTCAGCGAACTCTCTAAGAAAACGCTACTCCCTGGGTACCAAAACTTTAAAGCATCGCCGAAACTAATTCGCTTTTTCGGATTATACACCAACATCATTCGCATCAAATCTAAAAATTTCATATGCGATTGTTTATAAAACTCTGTTCGTATTGCCAATGGCTCCATGAGGCATTCGTAGTAATGTTCCATCCATCGCATCGCAAATAGCCATACCTGCTCCGCCTCTACATCAATCGGCGAGAATGGGTCGCTTGTACTATATTCTATCGGACTCAAATACATACGCAACATAGATTCTATGATTTCAAAGGCGGTGTTCTCGTTATCTAACATATAAATCTGAGTCTGCGGTGAGAGACCACACTCAAATCCTAAAATTTTATGACGCTCAGGTGCCGCCGTTTTCTTCGCCGACCACGCTTTCAATGGAGTAATAGGTTCCCAATCCGCATGTCGTTTTACAAATGACTCCAAGTCCTTTGTAAAATCTTGTTCAAACCCACGAAGGTTCATTTGTCATAGGAGCGTTTTCTACGATAGAAAAATAACCGCACGAAAGTTAAGGATGCTTTGGGAGAGTATGATTTACGCAGCCATTGCGCTGCTTGTCATTATTGTTGCCTGGGAATATCTTCGTAATACAATGATGCTTGAAGGATTTACGGATGGAGTGGTGCCTGAATATTTTGGCAAGTTCTTTCCTAAACGCTACGATGTTGTACCGGGCGAGATGAAAGAAGCGGATGGTTGGATAAGAAATCCACGATACTTTGAGGGTTACGTAGATGTTCAACGCCTCGGCTATAAGGCGGACTTCTGTCGAGTTGTGGAGAAAGAGGGAGCACCCGATTCCCGTATTATGGCGTGTGCCCTCGCCGGTCAGGAGGGTCTTGACTCCTTCACATTCCGTACCGATTCAGCACGTGCCGGTATGCGCTTCAGTCGTGATGACTACTTCCGTGATGTAAATGGCGACGGCAAGGACGACTATGGTCGTATTTTGAAAATCAAGGACTCGCCCAACGATGCGTGGCAGGCAATGGCGGTTCTCGCCGGTAATACACGCTTCAAACAGGGCGAAGAGACCCCAGATAATAATCCACCCGTAGATATTTCAGACTTACTATTCTTTTTTGAGGGTATTATGGTTTGGTACCGTTTCTTTGACGATATGCTCGACTATGGTGAAAATACACAGATTAAGATTGCCGGTGAAATGAAGATTGACGAAGATCCTAAGAAAACGGTTACAAAGGGACTCTCTATGAATCGTCTACCTACGGTGGATGAGGAGGTGAAACCACCCGCCGACCAGTTTATTAAAATCGGCGAGAATGCTCGTCTTGAATTTGACACCAAAGTTCAACTTCGTCAATTGCGTGCTATCTCGGTATGGGTCTTCTTTGACGAATTTACCAATAACGCACGAATCTTTGACTTTGGCAACGGTCCAGGGCACGACAATGTTTTACTCGGCATTGAAGCGAAGGGCAATGTTGATAATGCATTTGGTTTGATGAATGCACGCCCTGGGGACGACAACAAGGTCTGTAGTTCGCGTGCTCCCGCTGAGATATCACCCCAGGAATACATGGAAACCAGCGACGCAAATGTAAACGAATTCAGTTGTCCAGGTCCAGAGCCCGTCCAAAATACGTATCCTGAGGATGAATTGACGCCAGGCGTTGATCCTCGCGCCAACTTGCTCTTTGAAATCTGGGATACCCAACAACGTAAGATGCGGCTGCGTGCGATGAATGCGATTCCGCTCAAGAAATGGACGCATATTGCGTTGACGACAACCGATGCCACCAATTTCCGTCCAACGTGGCGGGTCTATGTGGATAATAAGATGGTATTAGAATTCCTAGACGGATTTATGCCACTCAAATCGTACACGACTGACAACTATATTGGTCGCAGCAACTGGGAGACAGAGTCTCAGGCGTTTGAGAATCCTGATGAGCGGCTGCGCGGTGCTCTCTTTGACTTCCGTTTGTACCGCCAGCCGATGAGCGAAGGAAAAATAGATAAGACCTACCGTTGGGGTCATAAGAAGCTGGGCATTCAGGAGCCACGGGCGCCTCTACAACCAGCATCGTCTGAAGGCTTTCCTTACCCACCGCCCCAACCGTTTCTCTCCTCCACCGGCGATTTCCCTGGGATGACTAAGTCGCCCAATGCTCTTTAAACCTAAAGGTGCTATGAGTATACAAATATATCAGATGGACGCACTTCAGATATATTTTTATAATATTGAGAAAGGAGAACGTCGTAGACCAGTTATTAATACCAATAAATCGTTTGAATACGTATGCGATGGAAAAGAGGGATCCCTATGTTTTGATGGATATTACTATGTGGAAGACCATGCGCCGCCGTATCCTGAAGATGCTGGCAAAGAGCGGTGGGAGTGTGACCGTCACTCCGAATGGTTGCCCAAAAAACTTAGAATGCATGTAATACGCTCGGAAAGTGAGCCGTATAAAAAAGAGGAAGGTACATCCTATTTCCACGTGTTAGAGGATAATACGTATATCGTAGAAGTGTATAAGCGGGTGAAACACGAAAATACAGATAAGTATAGTAAAGAGGAAGACGACGACGGGGAGGAGATGAATATCTGCTTCTTTCCTACCGATAAACAGACGATTTACTTTCGTGTGCTGGAAACTCTTACTCCTTCTTCGGAAACCGACGCTTGCTCTTAATGCCCGCCGAATAAAGGGCGGCGAGGTCGGTTGCGGTAATCGTCTCCGCGTTTGACGCCGCAGGAAACTTTACAAACGTTTTCTTTACAAGAGCATGTTTGTAGAAATACAGCCCATACGGTCCCTTTTTAATCATGAACTCGCCAACTTGGCGGGCGAACGCGGTTTCCGTCGTCGCAAACGAAATCTTCGCCTCTAGTTTTTCCTGGATTTGTTCTAGTGTTTCGTCCCCCTTGAGGCTCACATTTGTTCCGCCGCAGACGACATACCATCCATACGGACCCTTCTTCTTACGGATTTCCTGGGTTTCTAACATTCCAATTAGTTCGCCCTGCTGCGCCTGTTGGGCAGCGGCGAAAGCGGCGGTTGCGTCCAAGAGCGTAGCGGATTCAAAGGTGACGGATGGGGGCAGGGCGGCGAAGGTCGCTTTTGCGGCGGGGTCGCCCCCAGGGGGCTCCTTGACAAAGAGGGGTCCCTTACGGCTGAGAATTACCTTTATGTTTTCCGCGAGGACACGCTCCTTTGCCGCTTTATTCGCAGCGTTGCCGCCGGTGGTCATCGCCTGGTAGCGTTCTTTGTAGGTATCCCACGTCTGCTGGAGAACCGACTTCCAAGGCTGTTCGGCTTTGGCAACGGCGTCCAACTTCTGTTCCATCGCCGCCGTAAACTCGTAATTAAAGAGATCATGGTACTCTTTTGCGAGGAATTCGCTTACCGACTTGCCCAGCGCCGTGGCGCTCAGCTTGTTCTTATCGGCGCCGACCTTATGGTGCTCTAGAGTCTGAGCTGGCGGCCACTGATTGGGGGATAGGGAGAGATGGTGGCTATCCTGTACCTTGCCGTCGGTATTTGTCTTCTCTACGTAATTACGGTCCATAATCGTTGTAACGAGGGAAGCGAATGTAGAGGGGCGACCGATACCCTTCTTTTCTAGCTCTGCGATGAGGGACGCCTCCGTATAACGTCCCTTCGGCTTTGTAAAGACCTCGTCCGCCTTAAGAGTTGTCCAGTGTAAGACGGTGCCTTGGGCGAGTTTTACAGCCCAATACACCCATTCTGCTTCGTCCTTGGCGTGCTTCTCTGGATCTTGGCGTTCTAGAATCTTATAACCGGCAAAACGGAGTTTGGTCTGTTCAGTTACCCACTGTCTTGTAGGATCCGCTGTGAGTTGAAGGGTTGCCTTGCGCACATCGGTCTGCGATGGGCTCATTTGGCTTTGCGTTGCCCGCCGCCAGATTAGATTATATACAATTTTATGCGTAGCGTCTTCAATCGGCGGATTGGGGGTCTCAGGATGCGTGGGTCTGATTGCTTCATGGGCTGCCTGTGCTTCCGGTGGCGCCGGTGTATCGCCTTTTGCCTTCGCCTTCTTGGCTGGTGTTGGTGTAGCTGGCACGGCTTGGCTGGCTTGGCTGCCAGGGACTGGCTGAATTGTATTCTGTCCCGCGGGTCCTAAGTAAGGCTCGCCATACGTCGCCTGTACATAGGTTCGAATCGCAGTTGCCGCTTCTTGCGACAAGAGTGGGTTATCGGTACGCATATATGTAATATGACCCGCCTCATACAACTTCTGTGCCGCCATCATTGTCGTCTTTGGATTGAGACCATGAAGCGACGATGCCTCCTGTTGTAGCGTAGAGGTAATGAGCGGCTTCGGTGGCTGGCTGATACTAATCGTCTCTTTCATCTGGACGACCTTTGTTTCCGTATTTGTATGTACGTTTTGGAGTACCTGTGTCGCCTCTTGCTCGGTTTTGAGCTCGCTATGCGCATCCGCAGGAATTGTCTTCGCCGGATCCGATGGATGAGCCCACGTTCCCGATAGACGCCACGATGCCTCAGGACGGTGCGTATCTACAATTTGGTCCCGCTCAACGACTAAACGTAGTGCGGGCGTTTGACACCTGCCGGCACTGAGCTTCGGTGCTACCCGATTCCACAGAACCTTGCTTATGGTAAATCCTACGAGCAAGTCCAGCATCGCCCTCGCCTGCTGCGCCGCCACCTTATTCAAATCCAGTCTACGTGGATTGTTTACCGCTGCTACGATAGCCGGCTGGGTAATCTCGTGGAAGACAATCCGTGGAGTCGTGGCAGGATTGAGATTGAGAATGGCGGCGACGTGCCATCCAATACCCTCTCCCTCACGGTCATCGTCCGTTGCTATGATAACGTCATTCCCCTTCGCCGCCCGCTTGAGTTTCATAATCGCATCCTTCTTTGTTGCCAACTCTGCGTATTTTGGCTCCCAATTACGGTCAATACCCACAGAATCAAGGCTTTCCTCCAGGGCACGAATATGCCCCATCGTTGCCACGACCTGGTATCCCGCACCTAAGAATCCCTGAATTTTCCCACATTTAGCTGGAGATTCCACAATGACCAATTTCATTATGACTTGGTCGTTGTTTTTATTAAAGGGTCGGTCTCAATTTTTAGAATCTTGAGACTATTTAGGAATGTCTAACAAGGGGAGCAGGCGAGTTCGGTTTAATAATACCAGGACTTCGGTCACCAACGCATTGCCAACACCGGCATATATAACCGGATTTAATCGCACGAATCCCTATTCGTTAGCGGAAGGTTGGCAAACGCAGGCTGAACGTATTGCCGCTGCCAAACATGCCAGAGCACAAAATCTTTATATGAAAAGCCTTGGACAGTATAAGGAGCCTTATGCATATCAGGATCCTCATTTTATATATCCAAAAGAGGCTCGTAAAAATATGGCAGCCGCCGCCACCCAATATGCTGCTATGAATCGTGCCGCGGAATCCCTTAAAGAATTGCTAAACCAGGCAATAGTTAAAAACCACGTAGCAATTCATGTAAAACCGACATCTCGTCGGCGCACACGTCGCCGTCACCGCAACTGACGCCGCTTATTTCCGAACAACCTATCCGATGCATTCAATTCCCTTGGAATCCATCGTATCGCCGTCCAGTGCGTCTTCGCCACTGTATTCATAATAATATAACGATGATATTTCGCATATTCGTGTTTAAGTACGCTATTTGGAAGCATCAATCCGCGAATGACACTCATATTATCGTTTTCAATATGAATATTCCGCTCGTTGTTTTCTAGGGCAAAGAGCAGCCCGTGGTTGATAGACGCCCATTCCGTCTCCGTACTATCTTGCGCATCTGGAATCTGCTGCATATGTTTCAACATATATCCATGCCGTTCCGTGGTAAGAATCATCGCAACCCGTGACCGTTTCGTATGATGTTGAAAACTACCATCCGTTTGAAGTAGGGCTGTGAAGCGGGGCGGGTGGGTATTCATACCACCAAGGCGCTTGAAAATATCGGCACGCATTACTCTGATGTATTTGTTGGCGTTGCGTTTAGCCCCTGAAGACAACGCATCAGCAGGTCATATTCCCACGCCGTTAAATAGCACTTGGTCATATCATGTAAAAATGTTTGAATTTCAGGATTCGCCTTCGCGTGTGTTACCACCTTACCTACAAATGTTACGATATCATCGGTTTGGTCCTGGCTAATTTGCTGGAGCCCCATAGTAATTCCCAATGCGATAGTTTGAAGTTCTGGTTTGAGAGTAGCAATTGTCGTTGCTATTTGGGTCGCCTGTTGTAACGCCTTCGTACAAGGTGCGCATTGTTGTTCCGGTGTACAATCTACGCACGGTGTATCACTCATTTGGTCTAAACTCTATGCTTGAGTAATGTTTAAAATGGAGTCAAAAACGACCATTGTGACCATGTATTTTAATATTAAGAATTTACCTGATGCGACGGATCAAGTGCGTCCACAGTCCTTCTATATGGAAAAAGGACGTGCTACGCTCGCTTTAGATTTTCCAATGGTCATCTTTTGCGATGATACCTGCTATACAGATATTAAGGCTCTCCGTGGTGACCGACCGACCCATTATATTGTGAAATCGCTACTGGACTACGATTTCTATAAAGATAACTATTCTATTATCAAAAACAATCGTGAAGGAAACCCTCAATATCTAGATAGCCGTAATACAACCTCGTATTGTATTCTAACCGTCTTCAAACTCTATGCGATGTGGATAGCAAAACAGGCAAGCCCATTCGGCGAAGCGACTCATTATGCCTGGGTGGATTTCGGCGGCTCGCATATTCTACGCAATTTTGAGGAGTACGCACCACTTATGCTTAAGAATCCTCATCCAAAGGTAGCATTTTGCTACATCCATTTTCGCGGTGCGCAAGAGATGACGATGACGAGCGATTTTGCGAAAGGAGGTTACTGCGGTGTGGGCGCCACCTGTTTTACAATTGAAAGTAGTTATGTATCTCGGTTTTATAACGCGTGTATGTCTATCTTCCACGAAATGCTCGCTATAAAATTATGTCATCACGAAGAGCAGATTATGGCGTATTTCTACCATCGCTATCCTCAACTATGTAATATCTATTATGGAGACTATTATTCTATACTCGCAAACTATCATATTACGCGAGATGATTATATGTCTATTAAACGTTTTTTTATTAACGAAGCAATATTAAAAGGGCGACGGGATTTGGCGATTGACGCTGCTAAAGCAATCCTCGCATCTTCAGAGAATAATACAATGAATTTGGCACCCCATGAAATATTATTTTTAAATAATATAGTGGATACAGAGGTCTAAATAAATACTATTTAGTATAACTATTAATCAATGCCATTCATTGTATCAGCATATTATAAAATACCAAGCAAACAAACCCATGAACGATATCTACCATGCTTACAGAGGTTCTTCAGGGCATTTACTGGAAAATCTGTGCTCTTCTTTTGTAGCCAAGAGGTTTATTCCGAAATTCTATTATTTGGTATAGACATAACAAATGTAAAATTCATACTATGTGAATTTGTAGATCTACCCATTCTCAAAAAATTTCCATATTCATTTTGGGAAAAACAGAAACGCTTAGATCCTGAATCATACCATACACCTGAGTTAGGTATTATATGGTCAAGTAAAAAAGAATTTTTAAATTACGCAATGGATCTATATCCTACGAATGAGTGGTTTCTATGGGTGGACGCAGGTTGTATTCGTAAAGATGAATGGATAGAGCCGTGTAGTCATCTATTTGACCGTGCTACACTAGATAAAGGTATATATGTACAGAATTTGAATCCTATACCAATGGATAGAGTTTTATTTCAGTACGACGGATATAATTATTGGATAGCAGGTGGCGTCATTTATGCACATAGAGATTATATTCCTATATATTCGGCGGCATATGATGCCATGTTGGTAAAATATGATACAGCGAATATTTCGGCAACGTCTGACCAATATATAATGTTATCTATGATAACACAAAAATCCGAACACTATCTGAAAAGTATTAATTGGTATGAACTATCCGAAGATTTTCGTAATACCTGTCCTGATACTTGGTTTTTCTTTCTATCTTATGTATGAGTTTAAAGTTAAATATTTGTATATAACCAAATATGCTGCCAGTTATCATCGCATTTGGTAATATAGGTTATTTAGATTTTTGTAAGAATCTATTATTAAATTTCAATGATGTTGTAAAGCATCATAAGATTATATTTTATTGCCTTGATAAGCCCCTTTATGATGCACTACAATCCTTTGTATCCGAGCGTATTGAGATAGTCTTATATAACGATGTAGAAGTATCATCGAATTTTATTAATTTTGGCGATTCCTCCGAATTTGTAGCAATGATGAAACAAAAAATGCGAATTATTTACAGTGCATTAGAAACATATTCATTTATTCATTTTGTAGATAGTGATGTTGTATTCTGTAAAGAACCTACTGAAGAGTATTATGAAAAATATAAAGAATATGATATCGTGTACCAACGCGACGCTCCTATCCCGAACGAACATTATCCGTTTCACGAATGGACCTGTACAGGAAACTTTGTACTACGCAATACTGAACAGACGCGCACTTTTTTGAAATTAATCCAAACGTATCAAGACCGGCACAATTTAGGAGAGCAGGAATGCCAACGTAAAATATTTGTGGACGGTGGTATCCGAGATATTCGTAACTATCCCTACGCAAAACTATATGAATTTCCTATGGAAGAATTTACATGTGGATATTGTATTAATAACTCAATGGTTGATCCGTCGACCATTATGGTATTTCACGCAAATTGGGTTGTAGGAAACGAAGCGAAGCGTGAACTTTTAAATAAGATGAAAAAATGGTATGTATAAATGGAAGTGAGGCTGTTATAACATAATTATATGTTTTATACAACTATATGAAGCCTGACCAAACACCTTCATTCGAAAAAGCCCGAACTTTAAAGGGCATTTTTGTTGAGATAGGAACATGGGATGGAGGATTTTCATTTGACCTGTTACAAAATACCCAGTGTGATAAATTATATTGCGTCGATCCTTATAGACATTTTGAAGATTCCAGTTATCCGGATGGTATGAATACACTTACACAGGCAGAGTTTGATAATAAATACGAAACAGTTCGCCAACGTTTGTCCGAATTTGGCGCACGTGTCGAATTTATCCGGTCGCTTTCAAAGGAGGCGTCGACTAAGTTTGACTATGAAAGTGTAGATTTTGTATATATTGATGGTAATCATGATTATAAATATGTACTTGATGACATTATTACATGGTTTCCTAAAGTCAAATCTGGCGGATATTTATGCGGAGATGATGTCTATAGTACAGATATGAATGAACACGATGCCGACGGAAATGTATTACGCATATGGGAAAAAGATTCAAACGGCAAGCCTACATGTTGGGGAAAATATGGCACATATGCCGCACTCGTAAAAGCCCAAAAATTATTTAAATTTGAATTTACAATCAATGGAACGCAATTTATAATTTATAAACACTAATATTGGTTAGAAATCCTGGATATCTAACAAAAACTAGAAATGGTCATTGTGGGGTTCGAACCCACGACTTTCCCCTCGCGAAGCATACGTACAAGCGTATAAGAGGGATGATCTACCAACTGATCTAAATGACCATTCTCGCGAGCTTTGCTCGCGAGAAGGATACCTCCACTCGGAGCGAAGCTCCGATGGAGGACCGTAGTGGGGTTACCCCACTTATTTCACGGTGTAAATCTTTAAGTCGTCAATTTTTATGGATTTTCTACAACATACTTCCAAACAAAACCGTAGGCTGTTTTATAATTACCTGATAGGGCAAAACGGATTGATGCTCCATTTTTACCTACAGCACGTCCTGCCTCTTTTATACTATTATATGATTTTATAAATGTGCCATCAATATTATATTGAGATACTGGCTTCCCCTTTGCTTTTGCCATAGATTCTCTATGTTTTTCAATAGATACACTTGCTCTTTTACCAGAGTTATTTTTGTAATAATTTTTGAGCCCCTCACTTATTTTCTTTTTAATATCTTCGCGTGGTAAAGATGTATGTGCTGCCCCACCAACTCTACCATCCGCCATTGCCTGCTTGAACTTTTCGGATGCTTTTAATATATCAGATGCTTTCTTTCTATTTTCAGGATTTTCGTAAAGTTTTTTAAGACGCTGCGAATGAGCAATTAATTCGTCTGGATTTTCAAAACGCTTTTTCCCCATCTCACTAATTTTGTCTCTTGTTTCCTGCGTGTGCATTTTTCCTTTGAAACCTCCACCACACTGTCCTCCTTCAAGTATATTATATCCATTTGGTGCTATAGAATTATATTGTTGAATATACTCCTTTTCAAGACGATATCTATCTTCATCAGGACATATAATAAGAACTTCAAACTTAAAATTGTCTTCACCGTGTTTTAAAACTGCGTCTCTTAGTGCTGGACACCCTTTCCCTTTACGAATAAGATTCATATGTCTTTTATAACGTGTATTAGGATCTTTTTCAATCGTTTCTCCTATGTAACATTTACCCGTTAAAGTGTTCGTAATTTTGTAAATAACACCCATTATATCTATATACAGTCTCTGTTATCGGGAGTCAAATTTGTTATATATTATTTATTCGCAAAAACGAAAAAATAGTATATGTGCGGGAAGTGGGATTTGAACCCACGCGGATTTTCTCCATTCGAGCTTAAGTCGAACGCAATACCAGGCTATGCGATCCCCGCTTATTGGGAGTCTCCTCCCACTTGTTTCACGGTGGAATTCTTTAAGTCGTCAATTTTGTTGGTCGCTTATCGGCGACGGCGTGTTGCTTTACGCCCCTTCCGCGTCTTACGCCCTTTGCGCGTCTTCGGGATCCTCACAGGAGCAAAAAATAAACGTCTATTACTATTTGCCTTCTTAACCACGGGTTTATTGAACGAAAGCGGTGCGGGCTTATCTCTCTCCTCTTGCGATCGTAGGAGCCACGGGCTGTGGCGTAATGCTGACATTTCTAACTATGTAACTTATTATAAATAGTTTACATAAGAGGACCTACCAGGATTCGGACCTGGGTTCCAAGAATCAGAATCTTGTGTACTAACCAACTATACGATAGATCCAAATAAATACAATCGGCGTTTCTTTAAACCGTTTCATCAAATTTCCAGACGAATACGGCGCATGTTTTAAAGGAGATACTGGGAATCGAACCCAGATTACATGGTTCAAAGCCAAGTGACTTGTGCCGTTGGTCGACGTCTCCAAGTATAGTATCATCTTTATTCTTTAGATTACCGTCGGCTAAAGGGTCTTCTGCCCATAATGCTTTAATTCCGCAAGCCCTACCAACGCAGAAATTTCGTTTGGTGTCGCCAATCCTGCCCGTGCCGCCTCTTCGTACCGTTGAATAAGCCGTGCCTTATGAGTATTTGTAAGATTGATTTTCGACTTAATAATATTTATGACCTGTTTACGAAACTCAGGAGTATTGCTTTTCGGCAGTTTATTTTTACGAGTGCCGCCACGCTTCTTCGTATTGGAGAACACCATATTCCACGCCGCCTTATGGCGAGGTCTATTGAATAAATTATATACATTCGATGCTGAAGACGCCCTTGATGTGCGAGAATTTGTATTATTTCCTACCGGAATATTAAATGTATTTGTGACTGGATATACATTTCCATAGTTCTCATTTCTATTAGCTTTGTTTGTTGCCTTTATCTTACGCGTTTTGAGTTTGTAATTTTGCCGAAAGAGCTTGCTCTTTTGTGCTGCCTCTGCGGCTGACATTGTACCGTGCGTTTGACGCATTGGTTGTAGAGGGGGGCGTCCTGGTAAAACAAATGTGCGTGGCTGATAAGGATTCATTCCGCCTGTTTGTCTCTTAATATATCCTACGATTTTTATAAGGATGTTCACACATTCATAGGGCTTGGTCTTGGATATCGGCGTCTTTCAGAGTTGTCAGATAGACGCCGGTAAGTTTTGTATTTAATTTAAGTTATAGCGGTGCTGGCATTCCTTACAATAGGTTAAATGTATGTTAATGTAATTCGTAAATTCTCTCAGGTTTTGGGAAACCATTAAACTCCGAAGCGGTCACGGTGGTATATGCGCCCATATTCGGAACTTTTAGAATATCGCCTACCTCCACATCAACCAGCGGGATGTTCTCGCCTAGGCAATCGCCTGAATCACAGGTGCGACCAAAGATAATTGTCGGTCTGGGGGTTTCTACCTGCTTTTTCGGTCTCAGGCGTTCTAGGACGGGTGTCTGGTGGTCAAACGGAATATTGGAGAAACTACCGTAAACCGACTCGTCAATCGTAATGCGCCATGCTGGGTCCTGGTCAGTTGCGGGGGCGGGAAATACTGGCTTCTTACCAATCACCGTCGTGTACAAGGTATGCGTAGGGGCGGCAAGAAAGCGTCCAGGCTCTGCTATAAATTGGATTTTTGGGTCATTAAAATGTATCAATTGAGCGTGACGAATAGTAGCTGCCACCGTCTTGAACGATTCCGCATCAGCCAGAAAACCGCCCCCAATATCAATTGTCGTTGTATCAAATCCGTGCTGTTTAGCAATGTCTGACGCCTTCTTACATTGAGCAATAGCGTTAGCATACTGCTCTGGATTCTGGCACTCGCTTCCAACGTGGAAACTGAAGCCTGAAAGATTAAGTTTAAGTGCGCGTGCTGTATCGTAAATCTTCGGTAGCCATGAGAGCGGGGCACCAAATTTCTTACCAAAGGGCTGCTTAGAACCCTTATCTTCAACCAACAGGCGGATCAAAATGTCACCGGTCCATCCTATCATCTTCTCCGTCTCTTCAACTGAATCTACCACAGAAAGGGGAATACCCTGCGTATTCGCCACTTTAATATCCTCTGTTTTCTTACAGGGTTGGGCATAGATAATGCGACTGGGGGTCACGAGGGGCAGGGCTTCACATATTTCTCTGCGGCTTGCGCAGTCAAATCCTATTGTAGGGTGAAGCTCCGTCATCCAGCGCATCATCGTTGCGTCGTTATTACATTTCACTGCGTAGTGGGGAGTGATTGTAGGTAGGCAACGCTGCCATAGGTCTAGTTGATGCTTTAGAGCCGAACGGGAGATAGTGAAATAGGATAAGGCCAGTGTGATTGATAGTTAAGCGAAATAAATTATTTTTAAATGGGAGTCCGGATGGTTTCCGTGGATTCAATTTTCATTGAAAAATTTTTATTGGTTTTTTGTGAATTTTTGTGGATTTTTGTGGGTTTGTGGGGTTTTGTGGGGGTTTGTGGGATATGTTTGGTATTTACTCAGTGCTAGCAGCCGCCGCCTGCGGGTTCTTCACGTGTATCTGCCACATCCCTGCGATAGGCGTGCGGCACGCTGGGCACGGCGCATTCTCAGAGCCTGTCAGTTTGGTCCACTTAGAAATGGCAGCGGCATCATAAATATGCCCACAGTTCATGCTGACATTAATCACCTTACACTCAGAGAGGCGCTCCATTGTGATAGGACACTCAGTACCCTTATTCATCTCGGCTCGTGCGTGGTTCACATAGACGTGGTAGGGCCAAGGGCAGCCATCCGTGCCCTCGCGTACCTCAATCCTTGTCGCCAGCTCGTCCGCAGGCGTCGGCTCTACTGCGCGCCCGTCCGCCGTTGGCGCCTTGACCCACATACCACGGATGACAGGTACAGTAGGGTCACGCTTCATCTTGAGCTCTCTGCGCAACCGAGAGTACTCTAATGCGGCAGTGCGCGCAGCCATGGCAGCCTCTTGTACCTCTGCTACAAGGTCCTCGTGCGTGGGCTCTGCGGGCGGTACATAGCCTGCCGCTCCATCAAAGCTGGCGGAGTAGTCATCGTCCATCGCCGCCTCTGCTTCCACGACAGCACCTACCAGGTCTGCCGCCAACTCATGAACAGCGTGGTAATAAATCTCCTCAATCGCATTGCGGCGCAGAGTGTGAATATTTGTCGGCGATAAAGACGCGTACGGAATGGCACGAATCTCCGCATGGTTCATCATGCTGTACGGATCCGGCAAGGACCGCAGCCACCGAATATAGTCAGGAATAGGCTCTGTTTGGCGCATCAGCGTGCCTGCGGCGTAGTGGATGTTCTGATAATGGTACTTGAATGACTCACCCTGGAGTTTGTGGGTAAGATTCGCCGTGTTCAATCCCTCATACCGAGGCATCCAGTTCGTGCTCTCAAAGGCGAATATCGGTATCCAACTAATGACCCAGTTGGAATTTATCTCCACACGGAAGGGTAGCACGACAAAGCGTTCATTTGATGGGCTAAATGGGATGCCATGGTAATTTGCACGCAGCGGCGAGTGAATCTTTATCTGGCGGACCGTCTTATCAGGCGGATGGTCATCGCCGACAATCTCGCCCTGATAAGAGCGTATTGTGGCAGTGTAGAAGCTGTCGTCAGCGGACGGCGTAGATTCAAAGATCATGATAGACTCCATCAACTCCGTGCGGAGCGAAGGATGGTAAGGACCACGGAAGACAGCGAAGCGGGAAGGAAAGGAGGTATAATGGTACATGTCTGAGAAGGGAGGATTAGGGATTGAGGGCGATAATTGATTTTATTTGCCTGCTGAGTTTCAATTTTTTCATAGGCTCAATTTTTGTAGACTAGAATTGATATTTCCACACAAATCCATATGCAGTTTTATTCTTACCAGATAGGACAAGATTTATTGAATGACCTCGTGATTTACCTAGAGCACGACCTGCTTCCGATATACTTGTATATGTTGCTACTAAAGTTCCATCGGTAGTATATTGTGATACTGATTTTCCTAGTGCCTTTGCCATAGATTCTCTAAGTTTTTTAATATTCTCATCGGTATAGTAATTTTTCAAACTATTGCTTATCTTCTTCTTTATATCTTCACTTGGCAATGATTTATGTGGATTGCCACCAACTCTACCATCTTTAACAGCTTGTTTAAATTTTTCAGATACTTTCATAGCATTTGATTGTTTAATTCTATTTTCAGGATTTTTATAATAATCTTTTATAAGCTGTGAATTTGCTAATCTTTGAGCAGATGTCTCTAAACGTTTTCGTGAAGCCTCTCGTATTTTTTCAATAATTTCAGCAGTGTGTTTCTTACCTTTGAATCCTGCTCCACCAGATCCACCTTCTAAGACATTATAACCGTTTGGAACCTTAGCCCTTATTCAGGCTGTTCAATTTTATTATATATAATAACCTTGGTTTAGTTCGGATTCCGAAGTAAAAAAAGGCGTGCGAGAAGTGGGATTTGAACCCACGCGGATTTTCTCCATTCGTTCTTGAGACGAACGCAATACCAAGCTATGCGATCCTCGCGTAAGTGAAGCATTTCGCCCCAATAGATAACAATGGCGACGACTTTAGACCTTTTATGGTAAAAATTGACCGACTAAAAAAATTGAAGTAAAATCTGGCATTTCTAACAATCGTTGAGTCCGTACTACAGCCTTCCTTCTTCTTTCTTCCTTCTTCGAAATGTATACCTCCTTCTCCCCCTCCGTCTCCCCTTCCATTCCCCTTCCTACTATCGGCGTCAAGGGCTCCGATGTATTCGCCAGCAGCGGCGACCCACGCCTAGACCTCTCGGTCAAATGCGTCCGTGGTGCGAACACCACCTCACTGTCATCTGCGTTGGACAGTGTGCTCGCTCTCAAAACGCAGGAGGCACTAGAAGACGCCTTTGTCATCGCCTTCCACAGCCGCAACATTCGTGGTGGCAAGGGTGAGCGCGATATCTTCCAGACGCTCTACAGCCGTCTGTGTGAGACGAATCCGATAGTCGCCAAGGCACTACTGGAGCTCATTCCTACTTACGGCTGCTGGAACGACCTAGTGGTCCTCGCTGAGAACACCCAGCCAGAGGTCTCTAAGGCGATTGTGGAGTTCTACGCCACAACGCTCTACCAGGAGTCCAAGTTGGAGAAGCCCAAGACGCTCGCTGCCAAGTGGGCACCCCGTGAGGGAAGCAAGCATAGCGAGATAGCGAAGCGTCTCGCAAATGTGCTCTTTCCACGGCAGTTGGTTGAAAAGCATAGCGGGCAGATGTCACACTACCGCCGGCTAACTGCTGATCTCAACGCCAAACTTAATACGGTAGAGGTACTGATGTGTACCGACCGATGGGATGAGATTGTACCAGCAAGCGTACCTGGTCGTGCCGGCAAGCTCTACTCCAAGGCGTTCCTCAATCTGCCATCCACATACAAGAGTAAGAAGGGAGAGCCCAACGGCGAGTACCGCTACCCTGACAATGAGAAGCGTATGGAGTGCCGCTACAAATTCCAGCAGCACTTCGCCAAGGCAGCAAAGGGTGAAGCGAAGGTTCACGGTGCTGATACGCTCTTCCCTCACGAGGTGGTCATGAGAGCTGCTGAGGAGTCCAGCCTATCTTCCGCCGAAAAGGACCAGCTCAACGCGATCTGGCGTTCGATGGTGGAGAAGGTAAAGAGTAACGGCGGTCTCGGTCGTTCCATCTTCATGAGCGACTTCAGTGGCTCAATGTCAGGCACGCCCTATTGGGTCTCCATGGCACTCGGCATCCTCGGCTCTCAGGTCTGCTCTGACGAGTTCAAGGACCGACTGATGACCTTTGACTCCAATCCTACCTGGCACCACTTTGAAGCCGGCTCGGACCTGTTTGAGCGGATTCAGACCATTGAGAAAAGTGGATGCGGTCAGGGTCTGAGTACCGACTTCCAGAAGGCAATGGACCTTATTCTTGAGACACTCAAAAATAAGCGTGTGCGCCCTGGGCAAGAGCCCGAAAATCTCATCGTCCTCACGGATATGGGGTGGGACCAGGCGTGTTCCTCTTCGGAGACCAGCAGCTATACCGGCAACTCTTACCGACATGTAGTTAAGACAGCTGGGTGGCAGACGCACATCCAGATGATTCAGGAAGCGTTTCGGCGTGCTGGTGAGGATATGTGGGGACCTGGACAGGGATTCACTGTACCCCGCATCGTCATCTGGAACCTGCGAGCCGACCCGCAGACCGACTTCCACGCGACCGCGGACACGCCTGGCGTGATTATGCTCTCTGGCTGGTCCCCCACGCAGTTTGAGATTCTCATGAAGGAGGGTCCGCGTCAGATGACAGCGTACGAGATGCTACGGCTGGAGCTAGATGACCCTAAGTACCTGCCGGTACGCGAGCGGATCCGTTTAGTCATTGGTACTGCGTAAAAATCAACACAAAAAAAAGAATACAAAATATAAAACACAAAAAAAAGAACAAAAATTTTTCCTCTATTGTAGGAAAAAATTGATAGGGACAAAATCGGATTTGCCAAGTCTCAGCCGCGGCGGTGCGGCTCTAAGGATTCATACAGCGATCAAATTATTACACGTCGAGGAATCCTGAAGAACAAGGGGCTCATACAGCAATCAACTATTTGTATAATCGGTCGGACGCGACCAACGAGCCCCGTTAAGTTTTGTCTCGGCAAAGTGGAGACAAAACGAAGCGGTTTAAGAAATTATATAGAAGCCTGATCACCTTACATATATAATCTATTAATTCCGCACCGGTTCCTGTCTAGGAACCGCACAGCAAGTCTTGTTGAATAATGACACTTCTCTTGGGAACCATAACCAAGAGAAGAAACGGTCCCTGACTATACAAAGGAACCGCACAGCATTCATCATTATGAACATATTGCAACTGGAGCAAACCAGTCTAAAAAACCTGAACTAGGGTACCCTACAGCAATCTACTGTTTGGTATAACTATCAGTGGTACCCGTTTTTCAGTCCGTCGCCGCCGCTGTAGGAAAAAAATTGATAGTAACAAAATCCGAATGAGCAACTCGTGGTTAAATAGGAGTATTAAATGGCGGACGTGTCATGTTAGTCGGATTCCGACGGTTGGGCATGACGGATATATGCGGTAAGTAGTAGTTGAGGGGCATATATCAATACCATTAATTCTGAAAAACTGCCGCTATAGCTCAGTGGAAGAGCGTCGCCCTTCTAAGGCGAATGTCCTGGGTTCGACCCCCAGTAGCGGTAAAAACAATTTTTCAATGTAGTTACAGTTTAAAAATAAATGTATTTATCCAATTAGGTGACACAGCCTTCAATGTCCTACGTTGGAGCCGGTTTTATCATTCTCTCACCCGAATGTACTCATACGCTTCTTGTGAAGGATTCCCGTTCAAAGAAATGGGGCTTCCCTAAAGGTCATAAAGAAGATGATGATAAAAACGATGATCTCGTGACGGCGACCCGTGAATGTAATGAAGAAACGGGTTTGGTCGCCTCTGATTATAAGGTTTACAGTGAAGTCTTTCGTGTCAGCAAGGGCTCTCAATCATATTTATTCCGATACGCTACACTAAAAACCGATATGAATAAAGTCAAAGCACATCCCCCTCCACCAAATGAAATCTGTGAATGCCGATGGGTGCCTATTGTTGACCTCATTGATGCTAACCAAATTTACGATGGCAATAAATATCTACGTAATTGGATTTCCGATTTGAAAAACGATGTAAGCAAAAAATCGGTTCATATTTTTAAGAAATTATGTGCGAGCCGACCAACGCACGAATCCATGTGTTCTAGTAATATCATAGCTAGTGCCTAATTTTTCTTTCGCAATTTTATGCGCAATACGTTCACTCGGTGTCAAACTCTCCATAAATGCCGCAACATTCGGATTTATAGAGGGAGCCTGGATTTCTAACAATGGCGTAGTAGATGTCGTATCGGGCTTTGCGGGAGCGGCGACAGGCTTATGAAAGAATACTTGAATAGACGATTGTCCAGGGGTAATCGTAACTTTTTTGGGCGGCATATTGCTGACTAAAAGGCTCTTAGGTGGGTGCCGGTTTCATTTTTTGTGCGGAGATGTTAGAAGAATGCCGACTGTTGAGGCGATCGTGGCGGCGGCGAAGAAGGGTCCCCCCTTAGCGGCGTTTTCGCGCGGTACTCGGGTGAAGGGCGGCGGAAAAATGTCACTGCTTAGACGGTATGAATATGTTTTGGAGGAAAATCCGGGCGAAGGGTTCGCGGAGGGCTTCAAGCCGGCGCTGACGCCGGCGGAGATGCTCTTTATGGGGGTATTTGAGGGACGGTATCTCAACGACTGTACCGACGAGTTCCCGCGCGAGTGGTTTTTGTACGCAGCGGCGGCGGGTCGGTTGTCGCCCGTGGCGGACGTGTCGGTCAATTACTTTAAGGTGGGCTCTCGCCAACCGTTGTCGGTATGGAAAGAGAAAGGCTGGGCGCCGGCGAGGGGTCGGCACGTGACTGCTGTAGAGGGACGGGCGATTTTGGCGGACTCGGCACAGAATCCTGACGAGCGCGGGTGGTTCCAGTGGTACTGCCGCTACTGGCTTGGTCGCAGGTTGCCGGCGCTTGATAAGGTTCAGATTGGTCGCTGGCGCTCGTTTGCGCGCCACGCCGGCTCGGTGAAAGCCCACTGCTCGCCTGGGGAGATTGGGTGCTCAGTGCGGGAACGCCAGGCGTTACTCCAATGGGCATATAATCCGTTTATTTAGATTAGTTCTGGCTGTACGACTTAATCTTATTAATATTTGTCTCAACGCCTCCTAGTAGCCATTCTGGTAGGAGATTTGGGTGATTTTTACGCAATTGGTCAATCAAGTTAGGAATATCGTTAAAGCAGGCATCGTAGAAGAGTAAGCCTCCACCGAACGATATAATAATCTTATCCTCAAAGTTAATGCCGAAATTATTATGGAATGTAAACCACTCTATAAAGAGAAAGAGCGCCGTCTTGAAGACGATTTCCGTTATTATGTAGATAATGGAGTTACGGGTCTGTCGTTTGGCGATAATGAGTATAAACTGAATCACCAACGCGATCTTCATTGTTAAGAAAAATATAGCATACGCCTTCATGTCTTCCTATTCGGGGAGCAGGTTTATTTCAGGTCAGAGACTGATATGAAATAAGGAGTACACCCAGCGGGAATCGGACCCGCGCCATGGCTTTGGAAGAGCCATATACTACCACTATACTATAGGTGTTTTGTGGGGCTTGGTTTTACCCACAATAGGAGAATCGTGTGAAGGCTTTAGACTGTTTTATCTCATACCAGATACTGATATGGAATAAAATACACCTAGCGGGAATCGAACCCGCGCCGCTGCTGTGAGAGAGCAATATACTACCACTGTACTATAGATGTTTGTGAGGTGGAGTTCCTCACGAAATAAGATTCGTGTGAAGTCTTTAAATCATTTGTGAGCGGTTGCGTTTAGCGGGTATAAAACTTGTACCCCACCACGGCACCTGCCGTACAGACCGCCGTACCCCACGCAATATCGGTGAGGGTCATATCTAACGTATAGTTTGAGAGTGTGGCGAAATTCGTCAAGTCATAAAACGCATAAAGAATGAAGCCAATGAGTGCGCCCTTGAGAGCCGCCTCTTTCGTACTTGTGGCATCCTTCACTGCGTAGAGAAAAATGGCGACGGGGATGAGGAGATATATAAGGGCGGCGGGGACAATACGGGGATTGAGCTCCGATTTCTGAATCTTATAGAACAGGTCTCTATGATAATTATAGTGTAAGGTGAGCCAACCGGCATCTAGGATACCTACTGCTAAGGCGGATCCTACAATCGCTTCTACTGCGTTCATCGCCTCTTATAAAGAGGCTTTGTTTTTATAGGACGTGCGATGGAGCTTGAAGGTCTAGGATGTTCACTTGTCGGTCGAGCACTCTATTGCTTTTGTAATGAACAAAACGGCTGGATTCCCTGGGAGTTCATATCCGGCTCGCCCTATGCGTGCCGTATTCTCATCTGTGGTGCCGGTGTAGATACACTAGAACTTGAGCATGACTGGACGTTCGTAGTTCGTCCTAGCGCAACGGGCAAGGAATGGTCGTGTCTCGCTACTATTATCAAGGGTATGAGTCAGGGTCTCGGTGTAAATGGGTCGGTGTTAATCGTCTTTGGCGTCGGTTCCCCCAAAGCACCACCTGGATTTCTAACATTTATGGATGGAGTGCTTGGCGAGGGGCGGATACTTTTTACCCGTGTATGGCTCGGCGAGAATATTGAAATCCCTACGATTCCGGATGCTATCTTCTTTCCTGTAGGAGTGCCGGCGCATACCATGTACGATATGATTCACCGGTTACCTGGGCGTAACGGGCACGAAGGATTTGTCATGTCTGGGGATTGGTCGCTTATTGTGAAGGCAACGGGCGAGCAAGGGCTTGGGTTGGTTGTAACCGATATTGGAGAGACTCGGTGGTCGCTCTTTTGGCATAAGATTGCCGATTCCGAATTAGAAACAGATAGTAGCCGTTTTCGTAAAGGTATACGTCTAATTCGTGTAGGAACGCATATTATGGAACGCTCGGGTATCGGTTTATAAGTGCTTCATCACGAAGTGGTGGAGTTCAATGACATTCATATGGAGCACATTGAGGTCGTGCTTGCGATTCGCATTCTGGTACTCGGAACGGACGTGCTCTAACGACTTGAGGAGATGGGCAAGCATCTTCTTGTACTCTACAACCTTGCTATTGTAGCCCTTCGCCTTCATGAGTACTATCCAGCCGAGCTTCTCAAAGGCATACTCGTGCCACTTGTTGAGTCCGTGCATTGTATTCGCATATTTCGGGACACGAGATGTGCGATTACGACGATTATTGCGTACAGCTCGTGCTGTATTTGATTTACGGTTATTACGGGTAACGTTCATTCTATAATTGTCGGAGATTTTCCGCAGTTAGTAGGGTGCTCAGTGGAAGAGCTTGAACGTGCCCTTCTTCGCCTTGAAGCCCGCCTTGACGAGGTGCTTGAGCGCCTTCTTGCCCGCCGCCGACGCCTTGCGGCTTACAATGCGTCCGTGCTTGTTCTTCTTGAGGTCCGAGAGTGTCAGTCCGCCGCTTGTGTGGTGCGCTGTGCCGTGCCAGACCTGCGCGCGGGTGCCAACTCGGGACATCATGGTGCGGCGCATCTTCGCACCGCCTGCCATGTTGGTGTTGCTGCTGTTGTTATTGCGATTCTTACGAGTGCGGTTCGCCATATCGGTTTCTATCTAAATAGAAGATTTTTCTCTAGGAACGAACACTCTTTTTCCTTATGTACGCCCGCTTTGAGGACCGTCTTCTCAATCCACGTTTCTAGATCCGCCAATTCGTCTGTGGGGTCCAGAGACCGAGCGTGTTGTAGAGAAATAGAGGACCGCTGATTATAGAATTCACGGTCCTGTTTGAGCTTACGTAGAGTTTTGACCCACTCCGCTAAATTGGTACGGTCACAGTATAACGCAGCATCACCACAGCATTCCATAAGTCCAGGAGTAGGAGAGACAACGAGAGGGATACCGGAAGACATTGCCTCTACTGCTGTGCGACCCCATGTCTCCTCCTTAGACGGCATAATCATGACCCAGGTCTGCTCATATACGTCCTTGATTTGAGTTGTATGCTCAATATATTTGAGATTCGGGAGTGTTTTATCAGTGATTTGCTTACGATATCCGCCAATAATACCTAAAAACTCCTGCTCAGGCATCGCCTTTGCTAATTGTATAAGCAACAGTCCACCCTTATTCTCGTTTACGTTACTCAGTGTCACATACTTCGCTTCTTTCTTTGGCTCGTCTAGATGGCTATGATAGATGCCGTACTTACGATAATCTACCGGTGGTCTTACAATACGAATAGTATCATCTGGTAAATCCTTTCGGGATGCCTTCAAACTATGCGAATTGAAAATTGCCCATTGACGCCCCTTCAACCGCTCATCAAACCAATACGGTCCGACCGCACGTACATAATTATCTGTATGTACCCACTCTAGAAATGGTATTCCAAACTTATGTGCTATCCATAAGGACTGTTTACGGTAAAAATAAGAATGGCTCATCAATACGTGTGTATCTTTCAGGAGTTCAAACAAAATTTGGGTATTGTATAAGTCAAAACAGCGTACACCTTCATAAGTCTTATTCGGGTAGCCAGGAGTGCCGACCCAAATATCGTACAAATACGGCTTACGTAAGAGATGCTTATTAATAGTATGTGCGCATATCTCTGAACCCGCATTCACAAATGGTACATAATCGTGTAAAATCCAAAGAACACGAATACGAGTACCAGGCTTATCTATGGTATCCCATGACGGCCAGTTTTCGTACTCAATGCTCGCCGCCTTTTCGGGAGAAATCGTCAGCATATGTTTTGAGCGGGCATCCCCAAATATAAATAACACCACAATCAATGCTATTAAATAAATCCAAATCTCTTTGGACATCCCTTACTTTGGTACTATATTTTGAATCGTTGCTTCCGCATCCTGCTGCGATTTAATGGGTGTCACATACCAACTATCTAATAGTTTTGTATCATGTGGTGTCCTGGTTTTCAGACAATGAAGCATGTACCGCATCATTCGGTAAATATTCCATTGGTCCGCCACGCCCGCAAAATGGATTAGAAAATCGCCTGGTTGGAAGAGGCGGACGGATGGGTCGGTGGCGAGATTTTTCGGACCGAACAGATATGCGTTAAACAGGGCGTGATTGGTGATAGTCTCAATCTTGGCGGCGTCTTGAGGATTCTGCTCCGCCGTGTGTATCATCGCCTTATTCTCCCACCAAATATGGTGGATGAACTGTGTCTGTTGGTAGGTACGATGAATAAAGTCTTTGAGCCACGCCGACTTGCCCCTTAAGAGCATATTGCCTGAATTGAGATTGCCGACAACATCCCGCGTCCATAGGAGGTCTTTATGGGGCGGCAGGAGGGGAAGGACGTGTGTTGTAAGAGGAAGGTCCTGGTTCGTAATGATTACATCGGCATCGGACCAAAAAAGATAATCGTATTGGTCAATATAGTTTAGGATAAAACGAAGTTTTGACCACGGAATGGGTCGGCTGCGGTCCCATACCTCTTTGCCGCCGACATGAAGGTCGTAACCGTGCTTCTTCGCATACTCGCGCTTCGTCTGGAGACCTGGCTCCATTGCTTTTGTATAATCGGCACCAATCACCATTGTAAGAATTGCGATCTTTGGTTGTGAGGACATTTTCGGCAAAAAATTGAAGTCTTTGAACGTGGTTATACAATTATCACACAAAATATCCTTAAATATGTCTGTAGAATGTGTCAATACTCCTTCTGTAAATAATAATATTATTAAGTATATCAAAAATAATGATGGAGATTATGTTTGCCCTCATAATGGATGTGGTAAGATTACTATGAAACAGAATACTATGTATTATCATATTATGAAGAATCATAGTACTCGGCTGCCATTCCAATGTAATCGTTGTAATGATACTCCGCAATTTCTACAACGTTCTGGTTACTTGAATCATTTGGCTACAAAACACGCAAATGATACAAAGTTGACTGATAAAGAGAAGGAGATGCTAGGCGGCTTAAAGGAAAATCCAGTTGTCGGCGTTTCGTTCAAGTGTCCCCATGAGGGTTGTGGACAAGTCACAAAGGCGAAGTCTAATATGCTAATTCATTATGCGCGTACACACGCCGCCGAATGGATTCCTTCGTATGTCCGTGGCGAAGCGTGTGTAGGATGTCAAGAGCATTTCTCATCCTCCTCCGCATATCTATATCATAGTATTACGTGCTTTGAACAGATGGCGAGCACCGATCAATTAAATATCATTTCGCGAATTAAGTAGAGCCCATGGTATCCAATCGCCGCAAAGCCCAGTAGAAGCATCATCTCAAAATAGCGTCGGTTTGCGTCTTTTTTCAAGTAACCTAGAATGAGGAGGAGCGGGGCTACGAGTAGAATATGAATCCAGTTTATCCAGGCGCTCTGTCCGTCCTTTAACTTGAGATACGCCTTGTACGAATGGTAGAATAGAACAATCAGACCTAGAACGCCGAGAGCGGTAAATACGTGTTCTGGAGTGTTCTCACGCTGTAATCCTACGTAAACAAACAAAGGTCCAACGGCGAGAAGATGAAAAAGATGGCGTGGTACATCTGGAATCGCCGACATCACTCTAAAAAATGATGAGCATTTTCTTTTTCTGCTCGGATGGTAAATGGGCATATCATTATTCTGCGACGGCTCGGCACGGAATAATGGACGTGTAGGGGCAAAAGCGGGCTTCGGTGTTCATATTTGTGATGGAACTACAACGATTCATCAATATTCAGCTGTGATTCCGGGACACGAGCCGCAAACCAATCAGCGAGCGGAGCTGCGCGCCCTTGAGTATGTTATTCGTTATATTGCGGATGGTCGGCATACAGGAGCAACTATTTACACCGATTCAAAATATAGCATTGATGTGCTCTTGAAATGGTGTGAGGGTTGGGAACGGAAAGGATGGCGGAAAGCGGATGGCAAGCCCGTTCTACACCAGGATATCATTCAACCCATGTGGGTGGCGTGGAAAGGGATTCGTTTAGTCACATCCATGGTCCATGTGCCGGCTCATACCAACGGGGTCGACTTTGCGTCACGAGGAAACGCAGAGGCAGACCGGCTCGCCACAGCAACAACGGAATAGTGCCCCCGCTGATTTTTTAATTGTATATACTAGAATGAAACCCCAGAAATTGTATAATTTCATTCTATGGCTGATGGTCACGGGGTTGATTGGATTTTTTTTCTATCGTATGTTCAGCCCATTTAGTCCCGCCCGCATTGATGATATCTGGATTATTAATCTAGACCGTGCTCCTGACCGCTGGGCACATATGCGTGATACTACGATCCGATTTGGTGATATGATACATCGCTTTCCCGCAATGGACGGCAAGACTATTACTGACCGTGATCAGGTTCATAATGAGGGCGTTGGCTACTATTTAACTACGCTCCAAAATAAGCGCGAAGAAATTATAAATAAAGGTGTCGTGGGTTGCTGGCTATCCCATAAGCGTCTACTACAGCACTTAGCAACACTCGACTGTCAAAATGACTATGGTCATCTTGTTCTTGAGGACGACGTCAATGTGCCCGAAGATTTCCTATCGGGTACAGATGTATGGTCTAAGGTATCAAAGAATATTCCTGGAGACTGGGATATAATCTATTTAGGAATGGGTGGCAATGTAGAAGGTACTCCAATTGCAGATAATATCATTAAACTTATTCCCAACAAAAAGGACCAGTACGGTACACACGCTTATTTAGTGAAACACGGTTCTATAAAAACCAAGTTTCTACCAGCTCTCCGTTTTATGACCGACGCAATTGACGAACAATATAATACACTCTTTGGTGATATGAATGCATACTGTATTCGCCCTGGTATTATTAATCCTGACGATGAAATAAGTAGTAAATCTACCATTTTAGCTATACATTAACATTATTAATACTTGATTTCGCAGCAAGTTTGTCATTGTATCGCACAGTGGGTGGATCACATATATAAATATTCCAATGGTCTGCCATCATATCATAGTGAACATCAATCTCATCTGTCATGCGCTTGATGCTCGGTAAAATCTTCGTCTTCAGGGCACCGTGACGTACAAGATACGCGTGCGCGCCCCAGTTGCCCTTATTGTACGTAGTTTTCATCTTCTTCACACCAGGTGCTACCGTTGTACCTATAATCGGCTTCTTAATTCCTAAAAAGACCATATCCCAATCGCCAGGAATATTCTTTGATACCTTAGACCAAGCATCATTTCCCGTTAAGAAATCGGTAGAAAACTCGGCGTCGTCCTCGCAAATGAGATGCCCTACATTATCGTCGGCGGGCTGCTCTGATAAATATGTTAGAAGTCTCTTATGCGAAATCCAGCAACCGACTGCGCCTACGTTTGCCGATGTAATTCTATCTGTCTTCGCATCCTTGTCAAAATCACGTGAGAGTGTTACAACGTACCCTACACCGTATTTCTGTGCTTGGTCTCGTGTTAAATCCTTGCCGTAGGTCGCTGACCATCGGTGAACCATCGGTTGAATATGATGGGTCTTTGCCTGAATATTCTGCCAACGGTCTGCTTCCTTATCAAGATTAATCACCCAAATATCCTGGATTCTAGGTGCGTTATGTCCGCCCCAATGTACGAATAATGCTATAATTGCGAGCGTTGCGACGAGCGCAATTAATAGGAATAGCCCTATACCTTTGATAGGCTTAAATTTTGCCATCCTTATATGGGGTTGGGATTATTTTAGTAAAGTGGCTAAATACTCCGCCGATTCTAACGCTCCCTCCATCCACGTCTGTGTAAGACTGACTGACTCGCCGGTCAAATAGAGATTCGGCTCGGGATTATGTGCTATTTTAGATGCCTCTTCAGGACTATAGTTACCAGGTAACCAATATGTACATCCGTTTGGCCACTCATGCTTCTTCAAATATGTAGCCTTGGGTATAACTTTATCGGGAAATAGTTTTGTGAGTTCTTTATGAATAGCATCTTCCAATGCGTCTCCGTCTAAATTATTCCAGTAATGTGTATCATCACCATCTGTATACGAAATCATAATCAAACCGGATTTTGGGCTAATAGGAATAATATACCGCAGTGGGCTATCGGTTACTACTTTTTCGGTTATATCTAACGGTGGTTGATATACAGCGTAAATGCGTGTGAGTGCGCCCGTTGCCAACTGTTTCATCAAGGGCATATCTTTTAAAATACTAAAATCGCTATATCCACAACGGCATGTTGCGATGATAACTCTAGACGCCTGATACTTGAACGGTATCTGGTTCGCCTTCTTGCCACGGAGTCCGGTGATTTCAAACAAATCGGGGGCAAGTCGCTGGATGTTTGTAACCGTATGACGATTTTTGAGGACGGCACCCGCTTCTAAGGCAGCGGTATGAAGATTCGTGACGAGAGCGTCTAATCCTTCTTGTAATCCGTAATAGTCGCTTGCGCCGGTGGCACCCATGGTGGCTTTGGGCTTAAAGAGATTGAGGGCGAGATCGGCACGCATCAGATTAAATTCGGACCAGTATGGATAGTAGTTGAGAACGGAGTGTAATTCCTTTGGGACGAGGTCGGCGACGGTATGGATCGCAAGTACGTTGGCGGGGAGTGCTTCTAGAATATGCCGGATGGGCTCAAAGAGTTGTAGAAAGTGATTGGGGTGTCCGCTAGGGGTTGTACTGTCGGTCGATATAGGATAGGTGTGCAGTCCGAACCGACGGACCAGGGCTGCGACCCGCTTATGTTCATGAAAAATGCGACCGGCTCCAATTTCGTACTGGATCCCTTTAGATTCATCACGATAGGTGAGCACTCTTCCGCCCCAAGCCTTATATTGTTCCAAGACGAGTACGTTATTGCGGGATGTCTTGTTGGCAAGATATTCTGCAATAGATAGACCAGCCAGACCACCCCCAATGATGATAGTCCGCTCCACATTCATTTACTTATTAATTAGAGAGATTCAATCCATTGGCAAATCTCCTCAGTATTGCTGCCCTGAAACTGGTCCACGACCTTCTTAGGACGGAATGCCATAAAGGTAGGAAATCCTCGGACGCCACAGAAACCGGCGGTATAATCGTTTTTCGTATGCTCGCATTTCCATAGAGTGAGCCCCTTCGCCGTGGCGACCTTATCTACCTCCGTAAGATTGATATTACGGCAATAGCCGCACCACGTCGCTGTAAAATATACGAGAAAGGTCTTATCGGACGTTCGCATACCATCGAGGGCAGGGGCTTTCGGATCCGCCTGCCACATCGCTTCAAAATCGTCCTGCGTATCTAACATCTTCATCCGTATTGATTACTTATAATGTCATAAAATCCTTTTAGACCTCCTGCGATGACTACTGCGGTAAGAACGCCGGCGATTGCGGGTCCTGGTCCCGCAGAGAATTCATTGCGTGCTCCGCCGCCGGCTTGAACCGGAGTGGGGGCAAACTCTGCCTTCATATTTGGCGTAGGCGGCGCAGATGGGTTTGCTGCGGGAGCAGGAGCAGAAGCAGGAGCAGGAGTAGGAGCAGGAGCAGGTGCTTGAGATATAGGCATTCCGATTCCTACCGATGGTGTTTCAGGTAGTTTGGGCAACGATGTTGGAAGTCCATACTTTGCTAATCCTGGCATCGTAGGCGCATCGGGAAATTCAGGCATCTTTAATATTTCATCCGCCGACTTGCTCGCATGAATAGCTGCCACAACTGTCGGTGTCATAAATGGCACAACCAAATCATTGTATAATCCTTTATACGATATTGTAGGTATAGGTATTGTTGGAATCATGGCTTCAAAGTTAAATCCTCCACTTACTGAATCTACAGGATGCGTCACTAAGAACTTTTTACCATCAATCGGCTCTCTGAAAAATATACTGTAGGGCAGCGGCGCTGAAATACCATTCTCTAAAATACTCTTCGTCATAAAGAGCGCATGAATGCTATCCCATAAGACCCATAAAAATCCAAACAAGAAAAGGAAGATATTAAATACACTGAGGACTTTTGCTATACCCTGCCACATATCGCCCATATAAAACTTATCCGCTCCTAGAAATCCGAAAAATATAGCAAGTGCCGCATAAACAAGGTACGACTTTTCTGCTACAAATTTTGGCTTTTCATTATTCTCCATAAAGACACCGCGTCCAATGCCACATATCCAATCAAACGGCGACGTAAGACCCTCCTTACGTATTTTTTTCCCATCGTATACAATCTGTATTAAATCCCAATAATGCCACATTCCAAGAGTAAATACATTAAATATGAGTTTCATCATACCAGTATGAAAACTACGTAAATAAAAATGGTCTACACCTAGAAGTCCTAACAATACAGAGAGAATCACAAACACAAAATAATTTCGGTCTGGATGCTTCCACGTATCAATGTCCGAAATATGATGCGGTGTTTTACCTCCAACATGTCCTTCTGTACCGTCCTGCTTGGACGAGTTGGGATTTGGTGGTAAGGGTGGCACCGCGGGTGATGGTGGCGCCGGTGGTGCTGGTGGTGCCGGCGGGACCGGCGGTGGTGTCAGACCATCGGACGACATCTCTAATGGTTTTTATCTTAATTTATACAGTGAATAGAACGCCGCCCAAACCAGCAACAATACGTAGTACATTGTAATTTGTCGCATACGTGGTGACACCGGCAGGGTACGATTTTACCTGTGGATTCATTGCCAATTGTAATACGATAGAATCCAACCGACTGCCGTTACAAGTACCCATAGGTTGCTCTACCTCCGGGGCTAAGCTAAAGGAATATACGTAGATAAAATCGTTTGGAATGGCTGTATGACGTTGCCAGGGCTGCATTAGACGGAAATACTGTGCCGATTGCTCCTCAAACCGATCGTAGCCATCAAACTGAAGAAGCGCTGTGGCAATAATGTCCAAGTTAGGAATACCGGTCTCATTCAACATACGGCTACCATAATTAAACCATTCGTGTGCCTGTAACATACGGTCCTCATTGACCACCCAAATCATCTCCTTGATCGGATTATTGAAGACCAGAGGAACCGAAATACGAGTCGTATTCAGTGGAATACTATAACGTTTCTGCTGCTGGACCTGCTCAATAAGATATTCGTGGCGGGACGAGACGAAGCGACGACGTTCATCCGTATCCAAATAAATATAATCGCCCCACATCACCATATCGGTAATGATGACCGGATTCTGGGTGAGCGTAGTTGGAGGATTCTGTGAGCCGCTGAGCACTGCGTTTTCCAATGAGTTGCTAAAGACCATATCATTACCGTTCTTGAGTCGGATATAAAATCGTACCGGTGTCGCCTGGAGCGCAATGAGCGGCAAGGCGAGACCTGGATTCTTACAAAACCAGAAGTCTAGCGGCACAAGGAGATTGAGCGGACCCGATTGCGACTGGTCATTAAACACCTCTTGGGTTCCCGTCATAAAATTAATACCATCTCTCTTTGACCCCGGTGTAGATAACTGTGTCCAAAGATACATCCATTCGCCGTAATGACGGTCCACCTCCTGCTGACCAATCCAAATACTAATATAATCAATCATCGCATAACCGACACCATTGACCCAACTCACTGAATTGGTAATCTGTGCATAATCGGTCGGTGCCTCAGTAATCACGCCCTGTGGATAAGGCTGAGGTCCCTGTGGCGTAATTTGCGGTAAATTTATCTGTAAGTAGACCTGTGATAGAAGATCGCCTTGACGCGGTACCGTGACCGTAATTAGTTTGCCAAAATCAACCGCCGAATCAAACGGAATACGCTGGGTCTCAATACTAAAGTTTGTATACCGCCGATACACTTGTTTGAAAAACGTAGTCTGTGGATTACCGGAAAGATAGATGTCTTGACGTCCGGTTGCTACTAATTGGAGAAGTCCTCCTGAATTGGACATGTTACTCTTACTCTACGTCTATAAGTTGTTTTTAGATGCTGCGGATTCGTACCGCAGGCAAAAATGCCCTACAACGTTAGAATGGCGTATCCTACGGGGGCGAATTTGAATGCTTTATTGCTTCAGCAATTAAATTTTCGCACTGCAGGAAATTATCCTATTTCCTCACTTTATACACTTTATGCGAACGGACAGGGTCAAACATATTGGAGTAATAGTTTGATTCCTCCCACCTTGAGTATATTGAGTACCTCTATCGGTAATGCTCTTCAAAGTACAAACAATAAAGTGAATATATTATCTACTCAGGTGTATACTCTATCTGGCGAAGTAAGTACTCTTACACATTATACATATTCATCATTTAGTACTACATTTTATTACTTAGATACTTGTCTAAATATATCAACCAATCTAAATGATGCGTTTTTATCAACTGCGAATTCGTTTCAAATTCAATTGAACTCCTATTATCAAAGTACATTAGATGCATGTTATAGTACTGTAAATTCTTTGGCAACAGTTTCAACATTTAATTCCGATTTAAATATACTCAATTCATCGGTTCAACTATGGCTCTCCACTATGAGTACCGGTATTGGATTACAGGACGCCTTGACCTCTTCATTACTCATTCAATACATTAATTACAATATTTATTCTACCATGGCTTGGACTACTCAACAATTATCATCCATTACATCTACATCAGCAACAAAACAGGAGTTGGCAAACTTTAGCACATCTATCAATACAGCATTGCTTAGCACATCCGCAGGTTTGTCAGGAGAAATTACAGATACATACAATTTTATAGAAGATGTGAGTACGTCTATAATTGTAGTGAATAATGCGCTGCTCAGTACATCTATAAATCTTCAAACAAGTATCGCTGATATATCAGGAGCAATTGTAAATATTAGTAGCAGCATCGGTACACTTTCAGGCGAGTTAAGTAGCTTTAAACACTATACATCAAGTGCCATTAACTCTTTATCAGGTGAAGTATCATCAATCTATTTTATTACAGCACAAAATACCGCCAATATTAGCAGTCTCAACCAACAAGTAAGTATAATCACGACGAGTAGTATCTTAGAAGGTATTTATGCGTCATTTATTGAATTAGAACAATATACTGTAAATTTAATTAATAGTACAAATACAGCCTATGTATATTATCTTTCTACCGCATTATCAACGCAAACGGCTATAATTGACCATATTGTTACATCAAGTGTATATGGCGCTGTATCTACTCTAACTTATGTAGTGTCAACCGCGTTATATACTCTATCGGGTGAAATCTCCACTGCGCTCTATTCATTATCCGGTGAAATCTCCACTGCGCTCTATTCATTATCAGGTGAAATCTCAACTATTGCGGCAAATGCGACCGCCGCCGTCTCCTCCGTGAATGCGGTACAACTGATTCAACTCAATTCCAGTAATTTTACCGGCTTGCTTGATCTCGTGAATTACCGTAATTTTACGATTCAAGTCAATAATATTGCCGATTTAGCCAATAGCACCTACCGTATATCATTTAATCCAACAACACTCTCAAATGCTACTCTTCAACAGGGTGTAATTTTACTGGATATTAGTACAAATACACAGGGATATACCCAAAACAATAATCTATTGGCGCTTGATTTGAACCGATGGGGAATTATCAATAATGCCACCTATTCTCAGTTTCCAATGCTTGCGGATAGTGCCTATAAAATGGAATACATCTATAGTGTCTATAATAGTAATGTATATACAAGTTTGACAAATATCTGGCCTTACCAAAATACATTTAACTTGAACGTATCATCTATTAATGATAATACAGTATTGGATCCCAGTGGTGTAAATATTTACTCTACGGGAACGGTGCTTGATCTAACATGGCAAATGTATCTATTTAGTACATTTGTAACCGGATTTTCGTCCTTTGTCAACGTAGATGTTGATATTAGCGGAGCGCTCATTCAGACCTATGGTCCATACTTTTATACTCAAAGCAGTATTCAAATTGCGATGCCCGATGGTGGTTATCCTTCAGGAACCGGTTACGTATCAGCCACCTTTGTATCCTATGTTGTAGGTGAGCCCGCACAAGGCTCGGTTGTTTATGGCGCCGCCTATTATCCATAATTTTCTAACAAAAGGGTAAATGGGTGCTGCTGTTTCGGCTATCGCCCCTCGCCTCATCATTCCAGGATTTTTTATAGGTCAAAAGGTGAAACAGGGCGGCTCGTGGGATAGTATTGCCGTTTCCTCCGCATTCACCATCTTTTTTATTACATCTGTTCTGACGGCATTCTCCGCTTCGCCCGCACTCTCCATAATTCCCAGCATCGCCTGTATTGCGTATTCGCAAATCATGGCACATCCCGAAGACTCTGACCGCTGGCGTCATAGTGATTGGTTGCTCACCACCCCCCTAATGTTAGCAGCACTTCTCTACGCAAACGATGTACCTCTTGCCGTTATTTTGCCTATGATTGCCTGCGACCTGTTGATGATTGTCGCCGGCTACCTCGGCACGAAGACAAAGGACCCACTTGAATCCAAAGGCTATTTCGCCCTCGGTATGCTCGCCTTTTTGCCAATTATTGCTATTTTACTCCAGCAGACAAAAACAAAACTCGCTATCTATTTAACTCTTGCGGTATGGTCCCTCTATCCTATTGTATATTGGATGGAAGAGTACTCAAAGATAGATAAAATGTATACTACAATTTCTTACGCTATAATGGATGTGGTGGCAAAGGTTGGTTTGGTCTATCTTTTACACATTTGAAGGGTTATCGGCAGTGAGAGGTTAAAGGTTAAACGCTGTTATAAAAAATAACTGATTCTATGGAAGCCCGCCATCCAATTACTGGAAAACCCATACGTATCTTACGTTCTGAGTCACATATTACCTCAGACCGTAAAAATCTTCTATGGGCACGAGCCTCCTTCGGAAAAGGTGCCCGTTGGGGTCGTTGGCATTGTGTTGTCAATGAACCTGCCGCGATTGAGGTTGTCGGTGCTTCCGCACTTGTGGCGGTCATCATTGCTGCCAATGCGGACGTAGATGCCTGGATGGCTGTACTACCGGCTGTGCTTTCCAACAATACAGAATGTCTGCTTGTGGCTCCGTCGGCGATTATAGAATCTCTTGCGGATCGTGGTCTACGATGGGACCATACATTGGTGATGGAAGAACTCCACGATGACTACCCGTTTTTAGGCGAGCCGGTGCGAAGTGAGGACTCGGTTGAGAAGGTGATTCTCTGCCTCGCGCATTTACTGCGTATGAACGTGGTGACGTGGTCGTCTGCCGGCGATCGTGAAGGGCTGGACCTTGGCACCCGTATTGTGTATGATGCCTGGGCACGTTCTATGGAAACTGTGCGACTCGTCTCTGTTGCGTCGGATTCCGATGACTCCATCATTCCGCAGACGTGGCTCATTCAACAGTACTTTCGGCATCCGACCGCACGACGGGCACGTGAAATTCGTCTATGTTTAGAAAAGAATGTAGAATGTCCATGGATTGACCATATTCTGCTTCTAAACGAAGTGGAGTATAGCGACTTGCCTTCGAGCGATAAAATTGTACAGGTTGTTCTCGGTAAGCGTCTGCGATACTACGATGTCTTTATGGCGATACAAGAGCGTGTGCCCGCTGGGGCGTTCGTTATCTTCTCCAACTCGGATATCTGGTTCAATGAGACGCTGTCATATCTATGGAAGATTTCTCTCGCAGAGAATCGGCTCTTTCTGGCGTTGCTCCGTTGGGAAGATACGAGTGGAGCAGGAGCACCTACCATCTTTGGTCCACGTGCCGATTCCCAAGATACGTGGATTCTCGCCCGTGATGCGATGAACTTCACACCGACCGAAGAGGAGCTCGGCTTTCCGTTCGGTCAATCCGGTTGCGATAACGTTATTACGGTTGTAATGCTTCGGCATAAGTTCCTTGTAGTAAATCCCGCCTATTCTATTAAAACTATACATCTCCACAATTCCAATATCCGTAATTACGAGCCGAAGGATGTTCTCTACCGCCCTGCGTTTCTCTATGTTGACCCCACCCCCATTCAATCTATGCGTATCTGTAAAAATCTGAATTCGGTGGGAAAACTCCCCGTTGCGATGGAGTCTATGTGGAATCGCACCGCATTCCGCAAGTCTTTTCCTCGCCCAATTCTCTCTGTATCCGAATCTGCTCCGAAGGCGATTTGTACAATGCTGCGGCATACCGGCGACGGCGACGGAGTTGATTTATACAACTTTCAAGCCGGCGAACAAAATATGTATACACCCAAGCCCGATGCTCTGCCGCTCTATCATTTTCAGGGTGGTAAATTCGTCAACCGCCAAGGACTGATTAGCTCGTTCAAGGATATCTTCGTTGGTCAGCATAAGGAGTGGGTGAGTGCGTGGGAAGCGGCTCGTGTTAGCAATATGATGTCGTCCATTCATGTACCGTCTATCATCTCCATTCCTATTGCGGATGAATGTAAGACGACCCTCAGTCAGTGGATTTTACACTATTTGCCTAAAGTTCTAACAATTCGGCGACTACTCAAGTCGTGTAATCTGACGGTCCCTGAATTCCTAGTACCGCAACTTGCCGATATTACACCGTTTCTACGCGATTGCGTATGGTCTTCGGCGGAGAAGGGCAATATCACTCTTGTGCCGATGATGGATGATATGAACTATTATTCCGAGGATGTATGGGCTTTGCCACCGTCTGCCGAGCACTCGCTCGTTTCGGCGGAAGATATTATGCTGCTGCGTGAGCTTATTGAGCCGGTGGACGAAGAGCCCTCTATGCCCGTTGCGGTATTCTGTGTAGATGATGCTCCTGATGCGGTCTGTACACGGGAATGGGCGGAATCGGTTGCGGAATATATCTTTGCGAAGGGCTGGATTATTCGCTATGTATCGGTGACTGATACAGCGTCGGTGCGCCGACGAGCATTTGCCCACGCCTCGTGGATTTTTGGCTCCGCTGCGTCCTCTGGACTCGACTATATCTGGCTGGCACCTGCCGGCGCCTATGTAATGGAATTTAACTATGCCGAGAAGCCCCGTGGTGACCGTATTCATCTTGCCGGTGCGGCTGAACTCAACTATGTATGCGGTCTCATTCAGCGTGAGCCGATTGAGGTCCGCCGACAAAATGCGCTCCTCGAAGTGGGTGCCGCGGTTAAGAAATTCGGTTTCAAGGATATGCTCAAAGTGATTCGTGATAAGGCAGCGGCTACGGGTAATAAGATACCACGTATTCTTGTGCCCACCGGTAAGGCACTTGAAGGAATATGGTCACATAGCGGTGATACATTTCGTGAAATGGTGGATATTTGGGCGGAGCGTGAATATATAACTGTAGAGAAGACCGAGGATAGTGGCTATTGTTGGTGGGGTGCGATTGGGGAGGTTCTCTTATACGACCGCCCCACTGCGCGCTGGTGGTCATCGCCGCCTTCGTACCAGATGGCTATGTTCGGTAATTGTGCGCCACCTGGTCCTGATACCCATAAATTACGTCAGTCGGTCTGGGGTTTCTGGCCACGCTCACCGCGTGCCATTGAATCCATCGTCGCCAGTAAGAAGAATCTGCTCGGTTACACAAAGCGTACAATCTCTTCGCTGTTTTTGGGTAAGATTGAAAATGGTGTACAGCAGAAGAACCGTACCCAGCATGATTGGAGCAAATGCGTAGAGCTCTTTTCTATGCCGATTGATAGCACTGGCGCACCCTACCCTTATACGCAGACCGAATATCTGAATAAACTCTGCCATGCGCGCTTTGGTCTCTGCCTACCTGGTTTTGGTCCCAAGTGTAACCGTGAAATTGAGTACTTCGCCTGCGGTGTCGTACCGATCGTAACGGACGGTGTAGATATGAAGGGATATCTTGTAGCACCCAAGGAGGGAGTTCACTACTTCAGAGCATCTACGCCCGCTGATGTCTCACGTATTGTAAAAGAGACGTCGGTAGAAACATGGTCTAAGATGTCTATTGCTGGTCGTGAATGGTGGCAGTCGTATTGCTCGGCTGAGGGACTGTTTCGGCTCACTTGGACACGTATTGAACAGTGCCGTCCTTTCTTCAACGTCGGTATTCCTAAACTGTTCCCTTTACACTAGAGCGTGGTTGGTTTAAACATGATTTTGTAAAGTTCATCAAATGGACTATACAAAAATAGCAAATGACCGTTATTCGGCGGGTGTATTCATCAATAAACCTACCGATGGTCCTAAGATTGAGGTTGTTTTGAATAGAACTTTCTCAAACACCGTGCCTACTATATCGGTCGTAACCCCTATTTACAATCAGGAGGCAATCATTGAACGCAATCTACGTTCGGTGCTAAATACTGTGACAGAGATGCCGTACGAAATGATTCTTATTGTAGATTCCTGCTCCGATAGAACAGAAGAAATTGTGCGTGAAATGTTTAGTCTAGGAGAGTTTCCTGCGCTTCTAACAAATGTGGTGGTGATGCGGTCGTTGGCACCACTCTTTGAGACCGCCGCCGATAATCTCGGCTTTCTATGTAGCCGCGGCGAATACATCTTGGAGATTCAGGCAGATATGATGATGATTGAACGGGGATTCAATATGGCACTCCTTCGTCCGTTTTTAAAGATGAACGATCTAATTGCCGTGAGCGGTCGTTGTTGTCACGGGTTGACCTACGGCGATGGGGTCGGCAAAATGGGAGTAGCGGTAGAGGCGCCGCTTGATCCGCAGCTTAACCGTGGCGTCATTTACATTGGTGAAACGTGTAATCGTGGTCCTATCATGCTTCGGCGAAGTATGGTAGCGGCACTAGAGTATTTAGACGAAATCAATTACTTCTTGGACTACAGTGAGCACGACTTATTTACTCGTGCTCGTGTGTTGCGCTCTTGGCTCTGCGGATATGTGCCCATGGAGTTTATATCACCGTGTAGCGACGGCTCAACCCGCAAAGCACGCGACCCTGTCAATGAAGCGGTGTATGCCGCTAAATCGGCAGTTTATGGACGCCGAGAAGGATTCATGTATAAATGGCTGTTGACGTCGCCTGAGCCGTTTCCGATTCGTGTTATTCCAATCCAATAAGTCGGCGATAAGCGTTTAGAGGCTTATGGGCTTTGAATTTCTTCGTAAATTCGTCAAACCACATACGAAACGAGACACATTCAAATGCGGTGGTAGAAAACCAGTGCGTATGAATGGACTGTAGTGGTTTGCCGTCGTAGCGAATGCCAATGCTTTGGTCGTTACGGAAAATGCTGAAACGGGCTTGAATTTCACGTTGTGGAGTCGTTGATTGCTGCATGCGCCACCAGCCAAAATTCACCTGGGCTGGAAACTCGTACACGGCGTCCTTGGGTAGCGAGTTAGCGAGGTCTTCTAGTGCCGCCTGCTCATAGAATCGGCTCTGATGCCCTAGTTCTTTCCACTTCGGTAGAAGGGCTGCCGATTTGAACCACATATAACCCGCATTATACTTACCGTATCGGGCTTCATCGGTTGGGCGAATCATATGCTGTGAAAGGGCGAGCTCCGTTTGGGCTGGAATTGTAGGAAGGGGTGCTAGGTGTGAAATATCGGCGTCTAAAAACCACGCCGGCTCATCTGGATGTACGGCGAACATCCACTCTAGAACCGCCGCCTTCTCATACGTATAATCTTTGAACAGAGAATCGTAAATGGTGCCCTTGGTGCGTTCCATTTGGGGGCGCTTGAGCCCTTTATATTGGTCCATTGCCTGTTTTGTATGAATGGTAAGTTTGGACTTAATTTGTTCGGTGGGAGTGTCAGAGTCGGTGTATACGAAAAGCTCTGCTGTAGGGTGCCATTGCTCTAATGTTTTTACGAAGAGGGTGAAATCTTCTAGGGCTTCCTTTCCGGTGACAATGAGACCAATGCGCGGAGTAGACATAATTATACACTTTTTGCGTGTGGAGTTTAGACCAATGAATATTGGTAGAACAATGCCGGTTTGTAAATATTTACCCTAAGTAGGAATGTCATTCAACGGACCCAAACCGCCTCCTAGTATTCCCGCACCTCGGTTAGGTCCGCTTGGCATAATGCCAAATGAGCAAAACAATCTTATTCGATCCGTATATTTAGCGTCTGGGGCTGAAAATGAGCCGGTAAATAATAATAATAATTATTCTCGTTTTTTTAATGCGACCTATAATGTATCAAGACAACCACCATTACCATCAGGACCACCGTCTGAATCTACACCACCTATCGGTCTGGTTGAACCTAATAAACTTATTGAAGCGATGTTGAGAGGAGATAGAGTATATATAAATAGATTTCCTGAAAACGAGCGGGAGTTTATCCGTTACTTTATGAAGTTATTTCGCGATCAGTACAAAATTCGTTATTTTTTTAAAGATAGCAACGGAAGACGTTTGGACGACCCATATTATTGGATTAGTCGTAGAAATACACGTAGAAGCAAAAAAGAGCGTCGCGCTAAGACACGCAGACATCGTTAATCAAAAATATTTAGTAGTTTTATTACTATTTATTTTTTTGTTTTTTTGTTTTTATTTTTATTTTTTTTAATTAAGAGCGAAACATCATTTTAGCACGGTCTGCTGCATTGCTGAACCATTCATCTCGTTCGGTGTCCTCCATAATAACCTTTGAATCCGGTGAGGATATAGTATGACTACCAATGGCAGTTAGACGCTCAAGGGGTACCAACGGAGGCGGTGGAAGTGAACCTCGTCGCTTAGAGAAGAATACCGATGGCTTGCGAGAAGCGGGTGCTGGAAGAGGTTCCAGTTGTACCGGACTTGAACATCCATCTTTACAAGTATCACACCAACAGATATACTCGTAATTCTTGAATTCTGTCGTACATCCGCACTCTGAGCATCCCCATTCTTTTGGATTAAATGCGAGGATTTTTGCTAAAGCTCGTAGAGTCTCGTCCGTACGGTAAATTGGAAAGTCTTCCATTCCTGGTTTACAGATTAGGAAATTATTGGTCGCTGGATCCCAGTTGACTGCGGAGAATCCTCCATCATAGTCTGGAATAGTTGCGACGGGCGCGAGTTTATGTAATGGGGCGCCACTGGTGCTATAGCAGTTGGCATGAGTTTCACCCTGCTCTTCATAATAGACATCGTCCTTATAACGTTCATGGTAGTCTGGGTGACAACAATCGTGTAGGGAGGAATTCGACATTTGGATTTGTAGGAATTAGAGAAAATAGGAAGTAGGAATAGCGGCGGGGGCGCTTTTAGCTTACGGATGGAGGTCATCTTCAATTTTTTCGAAGTCATTTTACCGACGGAGATTATCTTCAATTTTTTTAAAGTCATTCTTGTGATTCTGCGGGTGCGGGTGCGGGTGCGGGCTCGGATTCTGGTGCGGGTGCCGGTGCGGGTGCGGGCTCGGATTCTGGTGCGGATGCCAATGAAGAAACCGCCGTATCATTCGTATGTGTGACCTCCGCTTTATGACCCGCTATTGTGCTCATAGCCGCGGTAATAGCTTGACTGACATCATCGGGTGTAGGATTCGCATTTCCTGTGCTATTAATATGAGCGATTGCTTGTGCAATTAAATCGTTCGTTGATGTGGGTGATAGTATAGATTGTGGAGCAGACTCAGGTACCGACTCGATTACAACCTCAGGTGCCTGTTCTTGTTCGGGTGTCGCTAATGCCTCCGCATCCGCCTTTGCTTGTGCCTCTGCCTTTTCGGCTGCCTCAGCATCCGCCTTTGCTTGTGCCTCTGCTGCTTCAGCAGCCGCCTTTGCTTGTGCCTCTGCCTTTTCGGCTGCCTCTAACTCTGCCTTCGCCTGTGCCTCTGCTGCTGCCTTCGCTTCCTCCTCCGCCTTAGCCACTGCCTCAGCCTCCGCTGCCGCCTTCGCATCTGCTTCTGCCTGTGCGGCTACCTTGGCGGCTGCTTCCTCTTCAGCCTGTGCCTTGGCGAGTGCTTCGGCATCATTTGCCGCCTTCGCCGCTGCTTCTGCCTCTTGCGCAGCCTTTAATGCCGCTTCTGCCTCTGCGGCGACCTTCGCCTCCGCATCCGCCTTCGCCTTTGCCTCTGCTTCAGCGGCTGCGGCTGCCTCTGCTTCCGCTCTCGCCTTCGCTTCAGCGACTGCCTTCGCTTCTGCCTCCGCTCTCGCCTTCAACTCTAACTCTTTCGCCACCTTTGCATTCTCTGCTGCGACTCGTGCCTCAGACTTTGCCTGCTCCTCTAAAAGATGGTTTTGTGCCGCAACCTCTTGGTGTCCAAACGGACGAGATCCACCATAATGGTCACGGAAGTGATGTGACATAGCCGCACGGCGTTTAAAATAAGCACTAGCGTTCATTCTACTCTATAAATATTTATTTATCTACGATGTTTACGAGATTTACGGTATTCTGTTTTTACCCCTTTACGGGTCCGTCTTCGGCGACCACCTGTTTTTGGGCAGAAACTGGAGAAACGTGTATCCATGAATAATGCTTTCCCCTTATCTCCGTTGCTTGGTGGAAATCTAGATGCAATAATTTCGTACGATCCGTTTGGTATAATCTCATCAATAACTTGTTGGAAAAGAATATCTCTTGCGCCCCCGTTATTTGTCAAGACCGCAATATGAACCCCACTTTGAGCAACCTCCTTTAGCCATTCAGTTATCATGGTATACCGTTCTTGCCCGCCAAGATAAAAAATCGCAATATCTTTCGGTTTTATGAAAAGATTATGTAATAGATTCTGTCTCGGAGCATTTTTAAAAAACATTTGTAAAGTGCTTTGTCCTGGAAACTCAATACCATCAAACTGACTTAGGGTCTGGTCCCAGTCTAATAATAAAATACGATTACCGGTAGTTGTTCTCTTCCATTCATAATACTTATCAATATCATCTTGTTGTATACCAGATTCGGGATGATATTTTGGTATAATTTTAAAGTGTTTTAAATATGATACATATCCATTGTTTAGCTTAATGTTTGAATGTTCATTATATTCTTCGTACAACGAATCCATTAAATTTTTTAATGGACCAGGTGTAAGAACTTTGTGGGAAAAAGTCATGTTATTTTTTGTATAAAAATTAGTTTTATACGAGTATTTCACAGTTGATTCTGTATCATTTACCTTTACAAGTGTTATATTGGGACACTTTGCTTTGACATCGTCAAGGTATCCTTGATCGTTGTCAAAAAAAATAGCAGCATCAAACTTTGCCATCTTATTTATAATTTAGTTTTTATTTGTAATTGTCTTAATTATATCTGTAATATCTGCCTGCGATGGATTCGTATTACCAGATTTTAAAAGTTCTAGAATTGCGGATGCGATAACATTATTACTAAACGATTCGGATGGTACTTCAACCGTTACCTTAATCGCCGGCAAAGGTTCATTTGGAGGGGGCTCTGGGATAGATACTTGTTCTGGAGCTGGAGCAGGTGCTGCTACAGCTTTATTTGCGGGTTTTGCTAAGGGTTTTACTGCGGGTTTTGGTTTTACTACGGGTTTTGCTACGGGATTTGGTTTTACTGCGGATTTTGCTTCTGGTTTTGGTTTTGCCGCAGGTTTTGGTTTTGGTTTTGCTTCTGGTTTTGGTTTTGCTTCTGGTTTTGGTTTTGCTGCGGGTTTTGGTGGCGGCATTCTACATGGGTCCAATTTATCGCTCCGCAATCATTAAACGCTGTTTCAAACGGGCATGTGCTGCCGAATGGTCCACATCTCTCGCCGCCAGCCGTTGCTGTCTCTGTACCTCTGCCGCTTCTCGTGCTTGCGTAAACATAGATACCGCACGGGTTTCCTCCTCAGACATAGAAGGAGGTGCCGACTTATACGCCCGCTCCGCCTCCGCCATCGTCTTCGGACGTCCATCTAGGCTTACACCCGCAATATCCTGACTAAATGTAGACCCCTCGCTATAGGCGTACTTGAGGTCAGTGTATCCAATACCACCCGCTGCGCCCGTAATTGCCGTTGTAGATTTTGTGTACTGTTCGGGTCGCCCTGCGCCCAACTCCGTACCAAATCCAGGAGCCAGTATCATTTCTGATGGAGGTCGGTACTTCGATAATTGGTTTTGCGGTGCCGCTGCCGCCCTCTTCGCCTCCTCCTCAAATGTACGATTGAATACATCCGCATTGTACTTACCCTTCATCGCCGCCTGGGTTCCACGGCTGTTATCCTGATCCTTCAGCCAATCACCATATCCATCATCCTTATCAGGATCCGGTAGCTTATTCTCTTCAAACAGTTTATTGAAGACATTCATATCAAGTTTCTTCGGGTTGAGGGCGACCGGTGGTGCGTCTTCCAACTTCATAGCATTCTTATCCGCCGCTGCGGTCGGATTGATACCACGAGCGCGCATCGCCTCCTCAGGAGTCACCGAGACTGAAAAACGTACATCCTTACCGTCCTTACCGGTCTTTGGTATGAGTTTTTCCAAGATTTCTTGAATATAGAGGAAGGCACGAGTCACTGCGTCAAACAGTTCAGGCGATCCACCTTTATCAGGGTGAGTCTTCACTGCCGCACGCTTATATGCCGACTTAAGAAGTTCATGGGTGAGAGGTTTGGAGTCATCTATGCCAAGGAGTTGATACGCTTCGTGTAAGTAGTCCATCGCTCTTCTAGGTGGAGGGGCTTTTGCTAATGTAGTTGTGTTGGGCGGGGAGTCATGAATACGCATAACCGGTGTTGCGTGTTGTGGCTGTGTGGAAATTTGTCTTAGGGGCGGCGGGGCTTGTGTTTGTTGAGGTTGCGGATAAGGCCAAGGATAGAATTCGCCACGACGTTGAGCCGCAATCCAGCCGAGCAAGGCTCCGTAGAGTCCCATACGCTTTGCCGTATTTACATACTCCTGTCCTTCAAACAATGTCTCAATCATCTGTATCCGGGCTGGGACCGAATCTAGAGAGCTCAGATTCTGCCATATACGAATATGCCGTGGGTCAACTGTTGATTGAGCGGCGCCCATTACTTAGGGGGCTGAAGGTTTTCTTGATGGTTAACCGCGGGATTGGAGGTTTTGCTAAAAGTCCGTATCGGTTGTTGACGGCTTTATGGTTTTTGATAGGAACTCTTCCAGTTGGGCGTTGTGCTGAGTAATAAACTCTGCGATGACGTTGCCGTCTTGTAGCACCCGAAGCGTCGGTAGTTTCTTCACGGCGTCTACGTCAATCTTCTCCACATCCTCGTCAATATCGTATGTTTTGATGGGAATGGCGTACTTTGCCGCCTGCTCTAAGACCTTCGGTTTTACCACTTTACAGGGGGCACACCAGGACGCGCCAATGTATTCCAGTTCGTATGCGGACATTTTTGGCGGATTGTTTTGGGTGTTATGGGTGCTCATTTTTTTCGTTGGGTTTGGTAGGGTATGTCTTCAGCGGGGGACATTTTTTCTATGAGTGATGAGCAACTAAAGGCTGAATTAAGGCGCCTTAATATACCGATGGGTGGAGCCGGTGATTATAATAGAGAACGCGCTATTCAAAAACTTATAGAACACTACTCAATAGTACCTATAGCAGCGGCGCCTGGTTATGAATCACCTACAGGTTTAACAAATCTATCAAGTGTGTCAGCATCACAGACTCAGTCTCATCCCAGTAGTACAGAACGACCTAAGCTTACTAATTCAGAGCAACGTAAACAAGAAAACATAACACGAGGAGCAGTAACAACATTGATGAAGGCACTAAGAAATACTGGTGATGAATATGATGATGATGATGATGATGATAATGATGATGATGAAGTCGAATTACAATTTTCTGTAGATGAGATTGGATATTCTGAACCTGATGATGATAATCTTTATACTGAAGCATATTTGTTAGGATTATCCCAAGATATACAAATCGGAGATGATACGGTTCTGGGTTATTTATATGATATCAGTGAAGGAGATGAAGCCTCAAACGATGGAAAATCAGTCGTTGAAAATTTAATAAATCGTTTTGCGGATGAAATTACAGAAGATGTAAAAGTGGCATCTTACAGACCATTGGACGATTCAGTTATATCAGAGCCTAGTGAATCAAGTAGTGTTTTATCAAAGTGTAGTGCTACAGGTGTACTTCATTTATTAGCACAAGCAGCGGCATCCTTAGAAACTGAAACTGTTGTTGCTCCTGCTGTTGCTCCTGCTGTTCCTGATGCTACTCGTCCAAGATCAACACGAGTAATTGTACCTCCAAAACGCTTGATAAATGAAATTTCTAAAATTTCAAGCCCGAAACGGCGGCGTACACCTTGTGTAATACCTACATATCATTTAAATTCTAACTCAGGTTCTGCTAAAGTCGCTGAATTCACCGAGTCACAAAATACTCAAGCAACTCAAGCACGTAAGACATTAAAAGAATTGACAAAAATACGCATAGAGCACAATCGTGCGCCATCGCAAGCGAAAAAAATACATGGGGACTACGCCGATGGTATAAATGGTAAGTCTATATGTAGTTTATGCGGATTTACTTTGGAACAAAGACAACCACTTGATAAAGTTGGGACAAAATGGTCTTACGACCATACTATACCAGTAAATCTTGTTGCCCTTTATTTTCGTATTATTTGCTCAGGTAATAAATACTCTAAGGATGAAGTGGAAATTATGAGTCATTTAGGAGATGTCTCCTGTTGGAATTGTAATTATACAAAAAGTCAAGCGCGGTTTATTAGTATACCACATGTTGGTCCTGCTATTCCTCGTGAAACAGAAATTGAAAATTTTTTAAAAAAATTATTAGATGGTACAGGTAGAGACGCTCTAACAAGAGATGGAAACTCAACACTAAAAATTGCTATCAGCAAAATTAATGTAGGTAGAACATATGATGACAGAGAGAAATATTGGAAAGAAATACAAACAGAAAATCTTATAAGAAAAGTAAAGAAGATTTGTGAATTATTAAATAAATTTGTAGATATTAAAAAGGCACAGCAAAAATTACAAAGCCTCCGCAAACATATAAGAGAATGTCAAGCAGTAGCAAAAAGAAATGAAGTCTTAAAATTGCCTGCCTTCAAACAAATTTTATCAAGTCTATCTAGTTATTTTCCTTGGAAAGAAGAACACAGGACGAAATTGGAAAAAAATAGACAATCTATAAATAAACTAACATACGATTTTCCATTTGATACACAAAATCCAGAAATTTATAAAGGATTTGGAGAATTAAAACCAGATGTATCTGAAGCAACATCAGGAGTAGTTCGTGGGCGTTTCTTTAATATTTCTAATAGTTCATCACCAAAACGTCCTAAACATCCTTCCCTTCCTCCATCTCCAAATACACGTCGTCGTTTACGCCGTTATAAACAGCGCAAAACACTCAAAAAACGTAAAGGTCGCCGACAAACTAGGCGTCGAGCATAACTTCAATCCACGTCTTAATCTGCGTTGGTTGAATGAGTGGAATCAACGGCTCGCACTCCCATAAAATCTTTCTACCCAACGAGAACAATTCCCATTGGATAGGAAAAGCGTGCGGATACAGTGTTGGCAAGGCTTGGAACTCTTTCGGCAGCAGGTGAAACGACCTCTGCGGCAACACCATCGCCAATTGCTCCTCTGGCTTCAATGGAGTCCTTGGCGTGGCTGGGGTTTCTAACAATGGTGGTGGAGTAGTGCTGAGGTATGCGGCGACCGTTTCAGTGCGCGGAGGCAAGTACCACGGATAGTACCAATGGAGGTCAAAGGGCGCGCCTGAATAGTAGGCGAGGGTCCAAGCGAGTGAATTGAGATACTGTTGTGTGGCTTTCTGGGGGTCGGCACCCATTAGAGCATGCTCATCATAGATTTGGCGCCAGTCTGATTTTAGAATCCACGAGGGCTTCTCTTTGTCCTCAAGTTGAATCTGCGTAGCAAAGACCTTTTCCGCCGCCCATGTGATGGGCTGATCGTTATAACGTGCCATTGCCTGGTCCTCTGGCTCCTTTGACGCCGTCATACCTGGGCGAGCATTGAGTTTCTTCGACGTCGACCTGAGAATCTGTTGCTCCTCGGTCTTCGCCACCCGTTGGAAAAGGTCTGTAAGTGTGGCTTGATTATACTGCCAGTGGGCTGGGGTGGCTGGGGTGGCTGGGGTAGTTTGTTGAACAAACGGAGTTACAAGATGGTCACGGTACATACGAAGGAGTGCTTCAATGCCATCATCCTTAATCTTAAGTACCATGCCGTGGGGTACAAAGTCGTTGCCCAAGAGGCTCATGAGTCCTACAAAATCTCTTAAGAACTCTGGTTTTGGCTGAGATTTGGACTTTTGATACTTATCGTATAGGGCATCGGCAAGTTGGTCGGTAAGGAGATACAGAAACTTCTCGTCGCCTAGAGCGTCCGTTTTTACCGACCCGTTAAACTCCATCTCTTCGCGGAAAAGGCTCAGGGTGGTACCGAGGGTGGCGTTTGCCCATAGAGAAAGTACGATTAAGTCGGCGTCCAAACCGTAAATTACAGCGGTTTTTGGCTGGTGTTTGCGGATGTACTCCATAATCTTCTGCTCTCCCTCGCCTGGCTCGTCCGCTGGAGTGACCACTGTGACGGGATTTGTGTGAGTTTTGCCGAACTGACGTAGAGCGAACGATAGGTTCTTCATAAACTGTGTGCCTGGTGTAATAGCATTTGTATCCCACCGTGGCTGCGCTTCATATTTAACACCACGTGCTTCCGCACGAATCTTCGCTTCCTCTTCCGCCTGAACTGCGGACCGAAACCGACGTAGACGCTGCTGCTTAATCTTCGCCATCGGTGCTACTCCGTCCACCGCAATATATAGAGTTTGCGTGGGGTTGACGATTTGGGTCATTTGCTTGATATAGGCAATTACCTCAACGATAAGGTCCGCTTCCCATTTTGCCTTAATTTGTGGAGTATACGGCGTTTTCTTCTGTACCTTTCGTACACAGTAGTAAATCGCACAGTTAAGATCCAACCCAAAAAACTCCGGTGGTGCTGGGGCGGCAGGGGTGGTGACGCCCGCAATAGTTTGTATTATGTGCTTATAGAAGGAGGGGATTCCCATGGCTGTTCCTGAAAAAAAGACGCTTGACGCTGTGACAGCCTTATTTAAATTTGGTGCCGATGGGTTTAAGTACAATCTACAAACATTTCCCGATACAATCTCGGCTGCCGCTTTCTTATTTACTATTCTATTTCAATCACCACCCCTGGGAGCTCTAACAGGTAGTATATTAGCCCTCAATGTGATTACCCCTATGCTTCAAAAATTCTTATCTAGCTTTATTGGTGACGCAGCGATTGTCAATAATGAATCGGACCGTCGGTGCTCTGGTCATTTTCCCGGTGTATCATTTGAACGTATTCTACAACTAAGTAATACTAAGTCGTTTAGCGACCTGGACCACAACGGCGTTCCAAGTTATTACTCCCTATTCTTGGGCTTCTTATCGGCGTATGTAGGAGCGCTGCCTATTATTTATCATAAGGAAATATCGTATTCTCCACGTCGTCAGGCGTCCACGACCTACGGTATCGTCATTCTCGTTCTGGTCGTCTTGATGTGCTCGGTCTATCGGTTGATGTTCTCATGTGAGAATGCGATTAGTTTGATTGTCGGACTCGTAGCAGGTGCGTTGGTCGGTATCTTCTTAGTCGGATTCTTGGCGTATATCTCCGACCGCCGCCTCACCAACATCCTCGCCTTCCCACTCATCCGTAATCGTGCCGCCGACGGCAAACCGATCTACGTCTGCGAAAAGGCGTTGAAGAAGCCGGCGCCCACTTGTGTCAAGCCAATGAACCAGAAAGAGGCGACTTCGCTACAGTCTCTACGTGCTACGATTGAGCGCGGTAGCCAACGAGTCGGTATACCCATATCGCCCGATAAACTTGACGAATTTGCGACGTTTTACGCAAATAATGCCGACCCGAATACTGGGCTAATGGACGGACAGGCACAGAATCAATCACTTACAATACTCGGTATTACTATGGAACAATTACAACAGATTCAGGCAGCAGGAAAATAGAAATAGAGAACAAGGAGGATGAGTGTAGTGCGATTACGCCAATTTTTACTCGGTTTATATCATGACCTCCCGAATGTACTCTTTACCGGTTCATTTGTACTCGGCTCTATTACCGGCTACCTACCACTCGTATGGGTCTCTATGGGCTTGATTCTCAATGGTTTAATCGTTAGCGCTGTACAACAAGGGCTCGTATTTGTATGGCCGACGTGGAATCAGATTGTAGTACCCGAAAACGGTGCCTGCCAGATTCTATCAACCGGCAAGGTGGGTGCCGGTGAAACAACGATTATAGCACCGAGTGCGTGGCTCGCTTCCGCCGTCTTCTTTGCCACCTTCATCATCTATAATTCAGTGATGCTCGCCATGATGCCGGTTGCGAAAGGAGCGAGTCAGGAGAAGGCGGATATTCGTCAAGCCTTTACCCTAACAACCATCATTATCGGCGTTGTCTTTTTCCTACTTTTATTAATGCGTGGATTCAGCGGTTGCGAATCCTACCTCGGTGGATCACTCGGTGTTCTCATCGGCGCAGGATTATCTATCGGTTTCTGGAATATCCTCAATGCGTGTGGAGGTGCGGCACGTGTTGGTATGGTACCAGATATATTACAGGTCGTCAATTCTATGGCACCACCCGGCGAGGAGACAGTGCCCGTTGTTTGTGCCGCCTAGTTGGGTCCGCCTGATACTAGTCCTATAATAAGTGATGTATCATTACGCCATTCACGGAAAGCGGCACCGGTAATCTGTTGTAACACAATCGGCTCCCATTCCGCATGAATATCTCGTAAAATACGACCCGTTTCGCTAATTATATCTGAACGAACTTTATCTACATAGAGTGCGTTGAGTAATTCCAGAGGAAATTCAGGCTTGCCATTCCGCTCATTGACAGCATTATGTAATGCCCAAATATTATAGATCATTCGTTCCTTAATCTCTGGACCCTTTACCAAGTGTAAATTCTTATTTGTGAATAACGCTCGGTGTTTGAGATACTCTGCCAAATGTCCACGGCATATGGGACACGGCATGACATCCGAGAGTGTTTTCAACAACTTCTTCCATAAAAATGGTAGATCCGTTCTATCACTTAACCACGCCAAATTATGTAGTACCCGCCATACTTTTGGTCCCCACGAATCTTTAGAACCGGGCTTTGCCATTTACTACGCAGGCGAAAAATTTGAATGTGTCTATCCGCACTACGGTGATAAGTAACAACCAATGGAGGTCGTTCAACGAATTCCTACTGGACTGTGGGAAAACCTACAAGAGGTCCTATGGCGCATGGATGCCACTTTCCTACGAGATGTGTCGCAGATAACAAAAATTCCATACAACGATTTACGAAAAGTCATTCCTACACGCGGTGTCACCACCCGAATTTCTACAGATGGACAGGAGCCCTGGTGGGTGGGGCTGACATGCCGTATGACAGTACGACGTTCCGGTGGAATGTGGCTTCGCTGCGGCGGAACCGCCTTTGAAGGCGCCTGTTGTTTCAAACATAGAGGGTTTGATGGTCGTGAAGAGGAACGGCTGCCCGATGGGCTCTTGCCCTACGATTCTGTGTCGCTGATTGGACTACCTCGTCGTCTACCCATTCGGATTGAAGGAGTCGTCTATTGGGCGTGTGAAGGGACGCAATTCTCCGAGCTCTATGATATGGACGGTAACGTTGTAAAAGGGCTGATGGTCAACTATGCTTTGCGATGGATTCTAGAAACTGACAAAAATTGAATTTCGTTATTGGTCGTAGTATTTTTTACCAAGAAATAGTAACGTAAATGGAGGAACTCTTCAAGGCTGCTATAATAACGAAGTCGCTGAAGAAAAAACCGTCTAAGAGATCAAAATTCCAAAAGAAGCGGCATTATGAAAAGAAGAAACAGACGTCTACTATTCATTGTCCTGTTCCTAAATACATTATGAAACAATGGATTGATGGTCTGGCTGGTAAGCCTAAGGCTCCTGTTCCAGGGTGTATTTCGCTTCTGTACTGCCGAAAGGAAGATTATAGTCCCTGGCTTTATAATACGATTACGGCTATATATCGTAAACGTACTGAATGGTATACTCTTATTAGCGATATGTGGACCGGTCCTAAACTCGTCGAATCTGGTATGCCAAGTACGCTCAAGCATTCAAATCCATTCTTCTATAATCAGGCTATATCAACGCATCTAGATAAACTTATATGTTTGAATATTGCTCTACGTATGGCTATTCTAAAGTATGTTCAGCGGCGACTTCTAAAAAAAATGGACCAACGGGTAGTCGGCGAGGACGACCTTCATACGACTACAGCGATTCCCGCAAATATGACCGTCGCCGTATACGATTTCAAGACTCGTGCCAAATATCTATTTCACACAAATACAATACTTAAAATGATTTTATCGTCGCTGCGATATTGTGCGTATGGAATTGCATCACCAAAGCCACCTAAGAATCCTTACACAAATTTGGAATGGACGAAGCCGCAACTAATGTCCATCACTCAGCAAATGATTTGTAACCTGGCAAGAATTCATCGTATTCCGCCGCCGATGTTTCTCAACTATTACAATTGTAATTATGTTATTTCGGTCTTTGCGAAATTTTGTGAAAAAGAACTCGGTGTCCACGCCGCCGCCGAACTCTTCAAACTCAAGGACGACCCAACAACCCAGGATATCTATGGAGAAACCATTGATGAAATCATAGAAGAACAAGATATGCATATATCGGCACGTATGCGCAGTATGATTATTGAACGGAAACTGACCGATATACTACAAAATAGATGGGATTCTATTGTAATGGCTATATGGATTTATACTAATATTAATATACTCCATAACGATTATAAATTTTATGAAGATATGATTGACGATTTCCGAAAATTATATGATGAGACTCGTATATTTATGTATGATACAATGCGTAGAACGCGTCATCCACGTCCGCCGAATGAAACCTCCCTCGCACGTACATACGCGCTCAACGTTCTTATCGACGCCGCTATATACACAGAGAATGTTCTTGAATTGAACGAGGAACCGCCACTCACCGTAAATCTTTGAGACGACTAGGAGGGATGGACATGAAGTCATATCAGCACGCAGACCTTATTTTGCCCCGGTTGTGGCTCGGTAATAAACGATCCTCCACCGACCCTGATTTTTTGAAGGGTGCCGGTATCACCACGGTGTTCAACTGTACCAAGGACTTACCATTTTCACCCCTAATTAAGCGCAAGTATCGTGTGCCGGTGGATGATAATTTACAACCGGCGGAAATCAAAAATATGGCGGACTGGTCACCTGAAATCGTCTACAAAGTCATCAATGAATATAAAAACGGTTCGGTCATATTGATCCATTGTTACGCAGGCATGCAACGGTCCGCTGCTGTTATGGCAATGTCAATCATCGCATTATCAGGTCATCGCACATCGGATATAATACCTTACATCCGTTCTCAGCGTGAAGTCGCCTTCTTTCCTGAAGCGAACTTTTTACAATCTATCCTTGAATTTGAAAAGTACTATTTTTTAGCGCGAAATGACCACGGGGACCGGCGTAATTAGTTCGTGAAAGACTGGTGCCCACGGATTTACCTCAGGCTGGTAATTCTGGGCGTGTGGATGGCTCTTCTCTCGCTCCGCTACCAGCCATTCGTCTGGAATATCAAGCGGAAAGTTGTGTTGGAAGAAATCCTGATAGAGTTGCTCCGATTCGCACCGAATATGTCCCTTTGTGTCCAGGTCAATTTGATATCGGTCACGCTCTTGGTTCCAGTAAGTGCTCTCTTCAAAGATGAAATTCGGCTGTCCAATGAGTTTTGTTGGAGCGGTCGGCGGAACATTCCAGCGGTTGCGTGCTTCTGGATGGATATAAATGACTCGTCCTGAAGGGACCGGCTCCTGTAGGATAATTTCCATCGGCGGCGGCGGATATGCTAGAATATACATTGCGTGTTCAAGGATTTGCCCGTGGAGATGCGGGTGCTGGGCAAACTTGAGGAGCTCTAGCGGGGTGCCCATCGCCTGTAGAAAACTCCAAAAGGCACTTGGATGCGCAAGAAGAGGACGAGTAAGCAGATACGCGCGCCAACACTGCTTATTCTGTAGTGCGTGTTGAATGTGCTGATAAAATGCTCCACACTCGGCATCGGTCCAGCCCGCCGGCTTGGCGTGCCATTCTCTTGGCGGCGCATAGCTGCCCGTTGGGGGTGGCGGGTAGTCGCCGACTAACGTATAGGGCGGGCGTATGAGTGGAGCTGGAGTAAAGGAGGCAAGGAGAACATCGTAACGGTGAGAACGCCAAGCCGTAAACCGCTGCGGAGTAAGGTCTTTGTCCGGTTGTGCTAACAGCCAGGCAAAGCCAAGAACTTTATGAGCAAGCTCGGTTTCTAGACTCAGAAGAAGTTCATTAAGAATGGTCAAGGCTAGAGGAACATTACATTCTTCTAGGGACAGGAGGAGGGAGGCGGCGAGGTCTTGGACCTCGTATAAGTTCTTAGAGAGCGGCATGGTGCTTTCGGCTTAAAGAAAATGCGGAGCCTTCAATTTTGTTTTTATCAAGTAGGGATGGATATTTTGGTGGCGTGCCACAACGAAGCCGAAGATGGACCACTATTTCTATTTTATCCACCGCGCTTTGATACTCCTGTACGATTTGAACTTGATTTTGTAGATCCTTATACCTCAAATCGTAAATGGAGTGATTACGGTCCTGAGTCCAAAACGATGATTTGGACGCAGCACTGCCCGATTTATGCTCCATTCTCACGCGTAACCCCAATCGGCTACTCAGTCTTCATTAATCTCTTTGATGATGGTTGGAAGATTCTCAAACCAGGTGGCACAATTGTTATACCTTTAGGTCATGATTTTTTGGAAAAAGGTATGAGTACTGAGAAAGCATTAGACAATTTCAAAACGTTTCTAAAGCGAATATTAACGAAAAAACATCCGTGGGAATCGTCGGTAGTTCGCAGAGAGGATATGCCATTTATAGTGTCCGCACCATTTGAAGATGAAGTTTGTAACAGATTTGTTGTATTTAAAAAACCGATGGAAATGAATAATACGCGTAAGACGCATAAGACGCGTAAGACGCGTAAGAATCATAAGCGCCGTCGCACCTAAAAAGTATACCGCCGAATGAAGCGAATAAGCCCCCGTAAAATCAAAAATATTTTTATTTTGTTTTTGATTTTTTGGGTTTCTAAGCGTAACGACCTAACAATAGACTGGTAGTTGGTGTTTAGATTGGGGATTAAATATCATCAATATTAAGCTCGCTGTCGGCGACTGGCTCACGGTGCGCGAGACGATTTGCGCCCAGTTTGGCACGGAGTTCTTCGTCGCTGGACTCCTTTTCGTCATCACCGCTCTTCTTCTCTTCTTCGTCGTCGTAGCCGAACTCAAAGCCGCCATCGTTGGCACCACTGGGACCGCCAGCAACGCCGCCACCGTCGTTCGTCATCCAATCAGGGATGGCACCCTCCTGCCGTAGTTTACCCGCCTGCTTGGATGTGAGGATGGCAACAACGTCAAAGTGCTCGCCTGCGACTGCGGACGCATCGGGATCGTAGTCCTCGCCGACGAAGATTGCGACGACATCCTTTACGGTGATAGGAGTCGCACCACGGCGACCCAGAATATTTGGAATACGGGCATTCAACTCCTTGATGCCGTGCTTGTAGGGAATTGCAACAGAAATATGACCTTGACCCAGCATCTTGGTCACGCGCGCAAATATGACACCCTCTGAGGTGCCATTGATAGCTGCCACCGCACGCTTACTATTAATTGCTTGGCGCTCGGTACCGGAAACACGACCCTTCTTAGAACGAGGCATGGTTGCTTGATATGTATGAAGGAAAGAAAGAAGTAGGATACAGAAAGAGTTTGGAGGAAGGAGGGGCAAAGGAAGGGACGAAGGAAGGCAGAGGCTAATTATGACCTACAATCAAAAAGAATCTGTCAATTTTTTCGTTTTAGATATTTGTGGGGTTTAGAAAGCCGTACGCTGCTGTGCCATAGAACGGGTTACACGTGGGCTGGGGCTGCGCTTATCGGTCTGAGTAGAGTAGCTGTATGACGCGTAAGTTGGCTCAGTGCGAATGGATCCAGTTACTTCCGTTGGCCACGAGTTGAATAGAGAGCGGACCTGGGCATAGAATGTATCCATGTAGAAACGAACATTCGATGACTTGATCATCACCGACGTGTAACCAGGGACGTCAATCTGGACGAAGTCACACGAGGCACTATCATAGTCAAGCGATTCTAGGAAACGCTCAATGTAGGGGAAGAGCTCAGAATGTACGAGAGAACGTTCAGAACGAACGCCGATCGTATTCTGAGTAAAGACAGCCGTAAAGTTGGTGCTGCCATCCGTGGGGCGAATGACGAGCTTATCATCGGGATGACCGTTCTTCTGGAGAATAATCATGATCGCGGCAGACTTGGGGACACCATTGTAGTTAAAACGGCAAGGGGGTGAAGACGACATAATGAGGGGAATGATTGCCGACGGAAGAGATTTTTGCTCGCGTCAATTTTTATCGGTTTGGGGGTAAATGTTCATGTCCTTCACCATCGCCTCAAAAATATTCGGTGTCTGTTTGAGCGGAAGTTGCTCTACAAATGTATTAAATGCTATTGTATCCTTCGGTAAGCAAGCACCCGCTGGACCCCTCAGATGCTCATTACAGTGTAAATATTCGGTGTCTACCGATTTTCTCTCTTCTAAATTTTTGATAATTGTATTATAATTTACATTTTTTTGCTTACAAATCTCGTAAAATGCGTTGGCGAATAAAATTTTCTGCGTATTATAAAGATTTTGAAAGTATTTTGTGAGTTCCGCTTCGGTAGGGTGAACCTGGGATATCTTACAATTGAGTGGTTGGTACATGGCGGCGATGGCAGCGGCGGCGGCGGAATCCTCCGTTCCTATAATACATACATTCGCCGCCTTGATATCGGCATAGCCTTGCCGTTCCTTTAAAAATTCTGGGCATACGGCAATACGGAGTTTGTATTTTTCGGCGAGAGCTAGCGTGGTGCCTGGTATTACCGTACTCTTGATACAGACGACGCCTTGGTAGTTATGGGTGCTGAGAGAGTGAATAGCAGATTCTACAATACTTATATCACATTCGTTTTGAGGGGTCAAGGGTGTAGGAACGGCGACGACGACAATATCGGTGGTGAGTATATCTTCTATACGAGTGTTAGGGAACTTAATATCATAGAACGATGTTGTATGATATTCGGTAAATACGTCATAGAGGGCTTTGCCGACTTTGCCTAGCCCAATAAATCCTATCTTCATTCTGTTGGTGTAGTATATTTTAGTGCTGTATTTATATACTCGGCACTGAAAATACGAAGTTTCGTCGCCGAATTTTGGACACTATGACCTATAATAAATCGGTCGTTCTCTATCATAAATCCGTAGGCAAATTCTCGGTCCGCCTCTAGTTGAAACCATTCTGAATATTTTATCAGATTCATGCGTTTGTCAAAAACGACAAAGGCGTGTCTATACCGGCGGTTTTTATGATAATGAACAATAAACCAGAGTTGGTCGTTGTATTCTACGGCGCACGATGACCCACACATACTATTAAAATCGTTCGGCATTTTGCGCTCTTCTAGTATAGTGAGTTCGTGCGTTTCAAAATTAATATCACATATTTGTAACGGATACCATCGGTAAATTACACATAATTTAGAATTATAATTGACAAATGACCAATTCTTCTCTACACGAAATTCGGTTTTGAACTTGGGTTGTATATGTTGTCTATCAAAGTTCGTTCCATTAAACACTCCTGATACGACCACGACCCTCATTAATTTATTAAGATATACGGCTAAGTAATAAAGTTGGTTTTCGTATACAAAAAGTCGTATATCTTCATATCCACCATTTGGATGAGGTCCTGAGACATAACCGTCGTCTATTAATTTGGTCTCCTTGACGTTAAAATCACAGGTTAGGGTGATAAGTTGATTGAGATTACGCCATAAGGGCGGACCGAGGCAACGGGAGAGCACAAGATACTCGTCTGCGTTAGCTGGATTTCGAACAATAGATGGAGAAGAAGACTTGAATAGAAGATGTTGATAGGTAAATTTGTTCGATAGATCTACAATTTGGTCGGCGACCAACTTCGGACATGCCGGTATCATCTTATCTAGGACGCACGCTAAAAAAGCCGAAATAAAATCTAGCGGCGGTTAAATGCCTTGTTCCCGTTGTGCGAAGCCCACCATTGATGCGCCCTCTATTGATGATTGGGGTCCAACTCTGTGGGCGATTTTACACGGATTTGCTGAGCAATCGGGGCAAAATGAGGATGAGCGGCAACTCTGGATTTCTATATTTGAGGGGCTGCCCAAGATAGTTCCTTGCCCCGAATGTGCTAAGCATATAACTGGGTGGCTCAAGACCCATCCCGTTGTTCGGTTACGCAAAATACCTATAGCGACGTTACACGATTGGGTTGTCGGATATATTTACGACTTACACGAGGCGGTCAATGAGCGTCTAGGAAAACCGTCGTTTCCTAAGGCGATGTTAACCGAAACGTACGGATCGTTTAATCTAGTTATCAAAATGGAATCCCTCAAACGGTTTCTTGAAAAACTCATCGGCATTTCAGGAACCGGTATGTTATCGTGGAAGACGTGGGAGGGGTTTGTGCTTCGGCTACTCACACTCTATAGCTTAGCGGGACACTGCCCTACGTGTAGATGAGCGGCGGCGTCGCTTCGGCGTCATCGCCGATTGTTTACGGGCGGTATTGAGACGATTCGCCTGATTAGAGGCAATCGCCCGTGCTAATATTATACGCTGCTCCTCGGCGGCTTTCGGTACAAATGCTCTACCGGTAAGTCGTAATCGTACAGGTGGAGGGAGTCTACCAATACGACGTGTAGAGTTGGTTTTTAGTGGCTCTATACGGCGACGTGTGATGGTCGTTGCTTTTCTAACAACCGGATGTTCCTTGTTAAAAAAGCTAGTAAGTCTGTTTAAAAAACCGGACATTCCTACTATAGGGTGTCTAATATCGCGCCTTTTCAGCGGGGCTGAGGGCACGCCACTTCTCGCCAATCTTACGGGCAACCGCTACAACGTTGCTGCGGAGAGATGGGTTTTCGCGGAGAATCTCAGGGCGTGTCTTCTGGGCGAACTTCATGTAGCCATTGAGCTTCTTGCCGCCGCGCTGCTTGCGGGTATTCTTACGGCTGTTCTTGTGGTTATTCTTACGTGTGCGGTTTGCCATTCTATACTCAGGGGGTTGATTTTTGTTAAAACTCGGCGAGCCTTCGCCACTAAAATTCAGCGTCCGTCGCAAAGGTCATCTGCTCCGTCGTTCTACCGACTCCCGCCTTGGAATAATTGCTGACGCGCTTCTCAAAGAAGTTATCCTTGCCCTCCAGGGAGATGCGCTCCATAAACGGAAACGGATTCGCCGTATTCCAAATCTTCGGATAGCCCAGTTGAACGAGGAGTCTATCGGCTACAAATTCTAGATACTGACTCATCATCTTCGCATTCATGCCGATAAGTCCGCAAGGGAGAGACTCCGTAATAAACTCCTTCTCACACTTGACCGCTTCACGAATCATCTTATGTGCCTTTGTCTTGCTTAGTTTTGTCTGGAGCATGCTGTATAGTAGGCAGGCGAACTCTGTATGCATACCCTCGTCACGTGAGATAAACTCGTTGGATGTGGTAAGTCCAGGCATGAGACCACGCTCCTTGAGCCAGAAGATAGAGCAGAACGCTCCGCTAAAGAAGATACCCTCTACTGCCGCAAATGCCATTAGACGCGAGGCAAAGTCCGCTTCATCCGATTCCATCCATTGAATCGCCCATTCCGCCTTCTTCTTGACGCACGGAATGGTCTCAATCGCCTTGAGCAAATGGGTCTTCTCCGTTTGGTCCTTAATATACGTATCAATCAGCAATGAGTACACTTCACTTTGTCCGGTTAGAATTCCATTAAATACACCCTTATGATGTATAGGCTCGTTAAAACAATAGGTCGGGCTCATTTTATTTAAGTCCTCTACACCCTTAATTCGTATGAGTTTCTTCTTTTCGGAAACGGGATTTGTGCTTAGAACAAGTCGCTTAGGACTAAAGCCAATAGCACGAAGTTTTTGTACAGCATTACATGTAATATAGAGAACATAGATTGCCTTACAACTGTAATTCTTTTCACCACCCTTTCCATCAGGCATTAACTTTTCACACTCTTCCCTATTGAGTTTAATGTTTGTTACAATGCCTAGAGTTGTAAGCATTAGTTGTACATTCTTGAGATAATCTAACTGAACACAGCCAATTTGTATAGAAGTATCACCACCCACGCTGAGTTTCGCACAACCATCTGCATCTGCGTAACCCTCTAGCCAGCGTAGTTTGGTATCTATACTATAATTAATAGGCACAAAGAACTTCGGCTTATTGATACAGTTTGTAAGATAGCATGCAGTAATATCACCATCAGTCCTACTCTTAGATACTACAAGGTGTTCAAGTAGGTTCTTCTTCTCACCGTATAGACGAATAAATGGATATTCATTCACATAATTTCCATCACCACAGAAGAATCCGTGCGTATAGGGATTTTTAAACTCATCTATATCTGAAATGTCTACAATCGGTGTTTCCCATCCCATTAGTATATCATCAACCTTGAGGTCTTTTGTTATAATACGTTCCTCGTGGCATCGCTCAGGATGAAGAACAGGTCCTACCCTGACTAACCATTTGTGACCATCCGTACAGTCTAGTGACATTCCATTATCCAGATGTACACGATAAATCTTAGAACTATCTGATGTTTTACGAACTGTAACATTACTAAACTCGGAGCCATTCCATACATCTACAGCTGTATCAGTTAGCGTACCAATAGGAAAGTAGCCAGTTTTAGTCAGAATAGGAGTCTCGGGCGTTACACAGTGGATGTTCTCCATAGCAATCTGAAACCCATAGAAGCAGCGCGCCTCTGGAATCTGTACCTGCTTCATAAAGTTCATCGCTAAGTTCTCATTAACGATACCATCACTGGCGGCAAAGAATGCCAAGACGTGACTAATGAAATGACGCTCGTCCTTATTGAGACTATCCCAATCCTTACGGTCTCTCGAGAGGTCTAACTCCTCCGCAGTCCAGAAACTACCTTCCGCTTTCTTATACATTTCCCATACCTTCTGGTTTGCAATAGGAAAGATTACAAAACGATTTGGATTTGGTTGTAAAATTGGTTCCGTCTTAGGAAAACGGCGGCGTGTAATCACTTGGAACGCCTCTTCCTTTTGCTGGCTACCGCGGGCGCCTAACGATCCACTATCCACTGACGTGGAACGACGACGGGGAACTATGATATCAGGAGGAGTTGATACAGCGTTCATTGCCGGTACTTTATTCTGCGATTTCATTTTGCCGGGGTTGAATGCGTTTTGTGAAATTTAGCAGTTGTGTAGGCTTACGTCATTTTTTTTCCCTCGGGACGAACAAAATTGAGCGTGGTTTGGCGAAGGTAAGGGAGGGGCATTACTCCTTAGTTAAGATGACGAGTGTTGGACTAAGTACTTGGCTTCTTGGTATTGGTGGCTATGCTGGTCTCTTTGGTTCTCTCGCCCTGTTCTATCTCTATCCCGCTTTTCCACGTAAGTATGTACCAGTTCTCTGTGTCGTACCCATTGCGAGTGCCGCCGCCCTTTACACCTTCTTTCAAATTCTTTACCTAACACTAGAATTTGTCGTTCTAGTTCTTCAGTCAATGCTCAATGAACATATTACCGTTGCGCTCATCTCTACGACATTCATTGGCGGACAAGTTCTACTCATCGGGTATGTTGTATACAAAAATAACTATCTGAATCGTATTGTTCTCAATCACGCAGTTGATGAAGAGACTGAAGGCGAAGACGAAGGCGAAGACGAAGGCGAATACGAAGGTGAAGATGAAGAACTACAACCTGAAGATGTTGATAGCGGCGCTGATGCGGATAATGAAGATGGAGTGAATCTCAGTGCTGTACCTAAGTGTAATGGTTGCGATGATGAATGTACTAAGTGTATGCCGCCCCTTGTTTCTACTAGTGCCGCGACCGGACTCAGCGGTGAAGTCATTGCCGATGTTGTATGCGAAAACGGTGTCTGCCGCATCAATAATGTAACAACAACCAGCCAGGCATGGAAGGATATGCTCGCCGAAGAGGGCGTCAAGATTGATTAAATAAGAACTTTACGAAGACGAACCAACAGTTTCAAGAAGGTCGTCTCGGTTTCTGGGATTTCAAACAATAAGGAGAGTGGCTTGTTGACACGGATGGCGCCCTCTGGGCTCACCAATTTTTCAGCAAATATATAGTTTTTTACAGCGCTGACGATATCCTTATACGGATAACGCTTGGTGAGGTCAATATTCGGCAAACCGGGCGGCTTCACAGCGAATGTTTGATGGCGAAACGGAGACGATTCTAGAAAAGCGGGGTCTCTGAATTGTTCCAAGGCGAGTTCTATGATGGGTTTTTCAATCGTTTTCATATGTGTATCAATATGACTCAAATTATTGACGAGCGACTCAATCGTCTCGGTCATTTCCTCTAGATCGCACTCCATTTCAAATAGATTCATAAGTTTTGCCGTCTTGCTTGTAGTACCGGTTGAATTCGTACCGGCGGTGGAGGATGACTCGTAGCCCTCTGACTCTGCGTCGCTCATATCTACCAGGAACGGTTATTCCTCGTGGATATCTTCATTTTTTATGGGTTACGGAGGGGCTCATGGCTCATGGCTCTTTGCGAATACGGCTCGCCAGCCAACTTACCGGACTGTGAATCTCGCCCCGCCAAAACCACGCATACGTCGGCAACGGCTGCTCCGTCTGTTCCTTTGCTGCGCGCACGGCGTACCACCAATGGCGGGGAATGAGAATGGTATTGCCTGGGCGTAACTTAATCTCAATATACTTCACATCACCGATCCACGGAATCTCTTTCGTCGTCTGTATCCAGGGATCCTTACCGATAATATCATCCGCGTCTTTGGCAGGAATGGCACCCTCATGGGCAATCCATAACTCTAATGGTGTACCATCGGTCGAGACAATCGCCGTAAAATCGGCAACGCCTTTACGAAGTCCCATAACATCGTTCTGTTGATAAATATACGGAGTCGGTGTCTGGGTAGGAACGGTGTACCATTGATGGAAACCCTCCGCCGCCCAGTGCTCAAAATTATTCCGAAGTTTGATTGAGTCGGCGATGTTAGCAAGGCTCGTAGGAGTCGTATTATTTGGCGTCTGGAGCCATACGTTCCACGGAGTTTTGAACTTCTTGCCCTCACTATCCTCAACTATAAGTTCCCACGTCTTGTTCGCCGTTTTATTATATGCCCAGTTGCCCAACCAATGCTTCGGTAGGCTACGAATGACGATTGGTAATTGTTCGTTCATCATCTCCTTCCAATTTGCGTCAGGTACGTAATCCTTCTGTAAAATCTGAAACTCATGAATGGCGCCGCGATATGCCACAACGGCTATTCCAAAAATCAATAAGACCAGGAAGAGCAATTCAAATATCATCTCCTGGAATTACGCCGTGACTTTTTACGTGAGGCTACTCCGCGGTTGGGTAAGCAATTATCCCACAGACCGGGTAAGAAATTGCCGCTCATAATATGACGGATTTCCTTGCGACTTAGGACTTTTCGTGTACGATTTTTTACGTTACCGTGGTTATTGAGTATTTCACGTAACTTATACCCTTTTCCATTATTGATAGAAACTACATCGTGAGTAGTAGGCATACCAGACGCCGCATGGACCTTTTCACTGTGAAAGACCTCTTTAAGCATTCTGGTATGGGCGGTGATTATAATTCTGCGTCTATGTTGATACTATGTAAAATTGTAGTATGAATAATCATAAATTTCGGAAGCATGAGAATAAAAAATATTCCAAATGGGTATATTTGTAAATATATCATAATATACGATAGTAATATTGCTGAAGCATAGGGTAAAGGACAGGTGTTATTCAGATTGAACGATAACCAATATTTTGCGTACAACTTTTTATTTTTCACGTGGTACAAAAAATTTATGTAATATGTTAGATAACACGCAAAAATTCCGGTGGACATACCAAAAAATAATATATTTGGGAATGTTTCTGGCGAAATTTTTATTAAATCAAACGCATTAAGTAATTTTTCTTTTGTTGTGTCTTGATTCATTATAATGTAAATATAATTGGATAGAACAATTGGAATATATGGCTTTGATAATAAAAACCATACTTGGTCGTGTTCAATATTTGGTATATTTTCTAACGGATGTTTTAGTGGCATATTGTAATGTTCAAGACATAGTTGGCACTGGCGAATAAAATCAGGATTCTCTGTTGTTCTTCTCCATTGTTTCAAACATTGGAGATGAATATATTTAATACTACCTGTACACCTACAAGGGGTAATAAGGGGGTCTGTAGGAGAGGCTGGATCAAAACAAAATCGGCAGCCGGGTGTGCCGTCCTGACGGACTGGGTCCATCTAAGGGGTATGAGAAAAAATAATTTTAATGAGCAGCGGGTGGGTAGTAACCTGTGTTATTGGTGATGGTCTCGGTAATCGCCTATTTCAAATCGCTGCTATGCTCGGCTACGCTGAACGACACGGGCATCGGGCGGTCTTCGTAAAGGAATGGGTGAAGGCGAACTCTGCGCAGCCTGGTGGGGAGCGAGTATGTGATTACTTTCCTGAAATTCCAACAATTGGTGAGGAGTCGTTGGTTGGGATGAAATGGACCGAGCTGCGCGAGGATTTCGTGGACGCAATGACTTACCATGAGCTGCCTCACGTGGCGGGCAATGTTAAGTTGTGTGGGGCATTCCAGTCCGAGCGATACTTTCCTAGCGGGGGCGTTCGGTTGGCTAGAGTGATGGCTAGTGATTGGGGCGAGAGGGTGCCCACGGTCTTTCTACACGTCCGTCGTGGCGATTATCTCCACCCGTTCAATCATCACCACTACGTGGAACTCTCTTCGTACTACGAGCGGGCGTTGTCGCTTTTTGAGGAGGCGTACGTTGTTGTATGCTCCGACGATTTGGCGTGGTGTAAGTCCGTTCTGCCTTCACGGCATCCTGCTATTCGTGCGGATAGATGGATTTGGTTCTCTGGCGATGAGTACGAGACGCTTTCGGCGATGATGGGATGTACTCTTGGCGGCATCTGCGCAAATAGTACGTTCTCGTGGTGGGGGGCTTACTTGGGTCGTGGGAATGGTAAGCTTGTGACGATGCCTGCGCTATGGATTCAGGATAGGGTGGGATTTCCTAAGGCGGTTGATATTTACCCCGCTTGGGCAGAGCGGATGGCGGTTTAGCCCTGCGAAGCAGGCAGAACCCTCTCGTCCGAAGGCGAGAGGGTTTAGAGCATGACAAATTTAGACTTTGTAATTAGATGAGTGGTCCGACAGGTGATACAGGCGCAACAGGGGTAACGGGAGCAACGGGAGAAACGGGGGCAACGGGTATTAGTGGTGAAACGGGACCTACTGGATGGACTGGCGATACGGGTGCCACAGGACCCACGGGTATGACAGGTGATACGGGTGCCACGGGTGTCACGGGTGATACAGGACCCACGGGTATGACGGGCGATACAGGACCCACTGGTATGACGGGCGATACGGGTGCCACGGGTGCTACGGGTGCCACAGGACCTACAGGTTCTTCTGGTGATACGGGTACCACAGGACCTACGGGTTCTTCTGGTGATACGGGTGCGACAGGACCCACAGGTATGACAGGTAATACGGGTGCCACGGGTACTACGGGTGCCACAGGACCTACAGGTTCTTCTGGTGATACAGGTGCCACAGGACCCACGGGTTCTTCTGGTGATACGGGTGCCACAGGACCCACAGGTTCTTCTGGTGCTACAGGCGACACTGGACCCACTGGTGCCACCGGTCCGCTCTATACAATTCAGGAACTTCAAAATTCGCAAGTTGGTAAGATTCAACAAGAAACTACAGATACTGCTACACTCAGTGCCATTCTGTATCCGAATATAGGAGTTCTGAATCCTACGTTTCAAACATGGGCATCACTCGGTTATCCTCCGCTCTACACCTTGCTCACTATGCCACTGCTACATCCATCTCCCTGCTCCGATGGTGTTACGCGTGATATGTACGACTATTGCTCGTGGCTTCTAGGAGTTGACCTTGGCGCACAAGTGACCCAGTTTGATTCCTACTTTGGAGGAATTAGTATGTCATACGGATTCCTCGGCAATACGCTTATAATTTATATGAGTGCCGACGCTGTTCCTAACGTCAATGTTGTATCGTATATCAGTACTATAAATTAGATTTAAGGTGCGAATTTCTTAAACGGGTGTGTAGTTGGCAATGAGGACGCTAATCCCCATTTCCATGCTAAGTATCCTTCTACCTGCTGGCGTTGGGATAAGGTGAGTAATGAATTATAGAAAATGACTTCCATTTCATATCCAATATAGTAATAACTTGCACTGTAGTAATCGGTTCCTAAATAGGTCGTAGTTCCAGCAGTGAATGCAGATGCTGTTGTATTGGAATATATCGTTCCGCCGTTTTGGGATATGCTTGTAGTTAATCCATTCACTTGACCTGTTATAATAACTGTTGTTCCAGATGTGTACGTTGAAGCCGGCATAGATGCCATTCCTGTCCATGTCACCTCGTTATTCAAATAGGAAACTGCGCCCACACCAGCACCACCTCCAGCATATCCTCCAGATAACGATCTGGCACCTTGTGGTCCACCAATGACCATATTGTTATTGCCACTTGGACTTGGATTATTGAATACAACAAACATTGTTTCTAGAGAGGGAGCCGCTGTGTAGGACGTCACGTAACCCGTATTTGACGCTGTACAATATATTGCTTTATTTGCCGTTGAATAGGTTCCAGCAATCTTACCAGACGCAACCGTTGCGTTATATCCATTTCCAGATTTATCGTACCATGTGCTCACTGTTGTTCCATTGGCAGGCGGAACACCCGTAGCATTTGGATCTGTACCATCTAACCACATTTGTAGTCCAGAAATAGTTTTTGGGCTGAATACGGTACTGAAGGATGGTAATGTTCTGCCTGGATGACCGCTAGCAAGAGAGGATATGAGTCCATATTTCCAAGCCAAATATGCCTCTACCTGTTGGCGTTGTCCTGTTGATAAGACCGAATTGTAGATAATTACTTCTGACATATATAAAATACCTGTAAATCCAGACGGATAATCAACTCCTAAGCTGAGTTGTGTAAATGTCTCACCGGTAACACCCATTGATTTACTTCCAATAGATGCACCATTTTGCCAACCTGCCATCAGCCCTGATGAAGAGGTATCTTGACGTGTGACTATTGTAGTTGTATTCATACCGACTGATCCTCCTATACCTCCAATACCAGAATAGTCCATTTGTAGAAGATTATTAGCAGTATAGTTTTGTTTCAGATGTGTGGGTCCTTGGTGTCCTGAAAATACATACACGCCAGATGTTTGTGTCATATATACAACATAAAAATAAGTAGAATCTGTTACAACGACGTTTGTTCGAAGTCCGTTTGTCTGACTACCACTAAAATAAATGGATGGATAGCCTATTCCTGATGTATTATAGGTCATTGCCGTTTCTGATGATGTAGCATTATTCGCATTACCTGATTTATCAGCCCAATACTGGACTTGTTGTCCTGCAGCGGTTACCGCAGTTGTGCCGGCGGTATTTTGAAATAAGGTTGTCAAATCATACGCATCCAACCACAACAGGCAACCCGTAATATCTACCGGTTGGAAGGGGCGATTGTACACCGGTGTTGGAATCGTTGTGACGGTGAGCGCAGTATTCCATTTGCGTTGGAGATAAGAATTTACCTTGGCAATTTGAGCGGTTGATAAGGCAGAATTGTAAATAACAAGTTCGTAAATAGTCGCAGTTAAAGCATTATAGAAGGTTCCGCTAATCACACCAGCACCACCCAACCATGCCCATGTAGATGCCGTATCGGTTGTACTTTCTGTACCTGTAAATACCTGGACACCATTATAATATCCAGTATATGTCGCACCTGTAGTTTTAGTAAGACATACTACAAATGGATTTGTTGGAAGACCGGCTGAAAATACAGGTTCAGGTACAGTATCTTCTGGTAAATACGCACATATATAAGAACTATTATAACCTCCTAAAAAAAAGGATCCTGCGTTTCCAACAGAAGTATTCATATAGTACATACCTGATGTTGATGAAGGTACAGGGCTTGCGACCATAAACATCGTATTTGTCTTAGAATATGGAACTGACATGGTAAAATACTGTACCGATGCTGCAGTAAAGGACACTCCACCAGTGCTAATAACATATGCCGGCGAATTTACACCTGTCGCATTATACCCATTGCCAGATTTATCCTTCCATGTTGTCATTGCTGTGCCTGTCATTACCATATTTGATGTATCTGCTCCATCATACCATACCACGCATCCAGTAATATCGGTTGGCAGAAATGGTGTATCAATTAACGAACCGTTTGCGGTTTGTACCGTATTTGTAATGCTCCATTTGTTCATGAGGGACGCCTCAATCTGCTGGGTTTGCGAAGTGGTGAGTGCCGAATTGTAAAAGTCTAATTCACCTAGCTGGAAGTTGGTAACACCTGAATTGACAAGGGACCCGCTACTAATCCACGCACCCAAGGTTGCGTTTGTTGCACCGGTTTGACTCTGAATCGTAAAAGTTCCATTTGTAATTGCCGCCAATACGCCATTGATGTAATAGTAGATATTTGTTCCATTACAGATAAGAGTAAGCAGTTGATTTGTGGAGGTGGTTAGTGCAGATGGTCCCGTAAAAAGCGTTCCAGCATTATATGCGTGAAAATAGAGAACGCCTGTAGTTCCTGTTGTATTTCCACCTCCACTTGATGTATAATTCGTCATAGAAAGTGCGTTATATGTATTGTTTCCATCATACTGTTTGACCATAATCCAGTTTGTAGAGCTTATAGGGTTGAATACGAGGAATAGAGTCCATGAGCTGGTGTTGTTGATGGCGGCTTGGGGCATATTCATATACGAATTGAGGGATGTACCGAGGGTGAGGTAGTTATTCGTGAGCACAGGTTGATAACTAGCTGTTGATTGTGTTATATTATACCCATTGCCCGATTTGTCGTTCATTTGGGTTACTGCCGTTATAATGGTTGTTGGATCTGCTGCGTCTAACCATAATACACAGCTTGGAATTAAGGTGGGATTTGTAATGCCTGCTGTAGGATTTGATACTGTAACACCCCATTTATTTCCTAAATACGTTTGTATTTGCTGTACCTGAGTATTTGTAAGAACTGTATTATAGACGATTATTTCATAGACATTCGATACAGATACTAAATTTCCGTATGAACTGCCTTGCCATTCACCGCCGATTGAAAATCCTTGGGCTGTACTTGAACGTGTAAGTCCACCCGCAGTATATGATGTACCTGACGCACCATTCACCCACGAATATGTTACACCTGTACTAGTACATGTATATGCGGCGATAACTGGTGGCTGTGATATAGATCCTGATGATGTATAATTTGTTATTTGACTATTAGCATAATAAAAGCGTAGATCTGGAGCAGTGGAATCTACATAAAATCCAAATCCGTCCAGCGAACCGTAACTTGTTGATGTATTGGGACGTCCTGTGAATACTGTTTGATTATTTACCGCCGTTTGAGAGAGCACAGCAATAAACATCGTGTATTGTGTCAAATTTACAGGTTTATTAACATACATATAACTTGTATTAAGTTTGACCGATGGATATGTACTATAGGGTACATAGGTTGTTATTCCACTGCCAGGTATTAAATTATAGCCATTACCTGATTTATCGTTCCATTGTACCATTGTTGTGCCCTTTGTTACCGTCGTGGCATCACTGCCATCAATCCAAAAGTTACGACCGGTCCCCCATTTTGCCATCAAATAATTTTCCACTTGTTGTCTTTGGGTCGTCGTAATCGGTCCTGTATACACGATGACTTCGCGGATGTTGCCGACGAAGTAACGGCTATTCGATGAACTTGATAAAGATATTCGTGTAGATCCAGATTGTGATGTATTGACTGTATCTATCAAATTGTAGCCTGTAGGTACAGTGGTTGTACCAGCGGACACATATGCACTAAGTACTCCATTCACGTAATATCCAGTAAGATATCCGATATCACCATTATTTCCGTTATATATTGATGTTGTATTTGTATAATATCGTATAGAATAATCACCACTTAGAATATCAGAAAACGCAAATACATACCCCCAACCTGATGAAAGTGATGTCGCTTGAGCTACAACAAATATAGCCGTAGTTGTGGTGAGAGATATATAATTCGATGTTTGTAAGATTCCGCCACTTGCGAAATTCACGCAAGGCGGTCCTGGCTGTGTAACATACGTCACTGAGCCAGCGGTGAGCGACAAGTTGTTTCCTTCACCCGATTTATCGTTCCACGTGCTAACAACCGGTACAATCGTGGTGGCGTCAGCGGCGTCTAGCCATAACTGGCAGCCGCTGATGGCGAGTGGATTCACCACGGGGGCGACGTTGCCTTGACCGGCGACTGGGATATTCCATTTCGTTCCTAGATATGACTCCACGGCTTGGCGCTGGTTGGTCGTAAGTGGTCCACTGTAGACAATAACCTCACAGATGTTGCCGATAAAGTAACGACTATTAAATGAACTTGATAATGAAAAACGTGTAGATCCTGATTGACCGGTAGGGATTGCGTCAATAAGATTATAGCCAGTGGCAAGTGAATTTGTACCTGATGTATAGGACACCCCATTCACATAAAATGTAGTACCCGCAAATCCATCATTTAGAGTTGTAGTATTAGGATAAAACCGAATTGAACTATCTCCACTATTTATATCTGAACAAGCGAAGACATAATCAAACGACGCACCTGACATTGCTGTTGCCTGACATATTACAAATATAATTGATTGTGATGCTGTAATTGTCGTATATGTTGATGTCTGTAATATTCCACCACTTGTGAAATTCACGCAAGGCTGTCCTAAATTACTCAGATAACTCACGGTGCCGGCGGTAAGTGACATGTTATTTCCGTTACCTGATTTATCCTTCCATTGATATACCGATGTTCCTGTAATGGATGTTGCATCGCTTGCGTCCAACCACAATGCGCACGTGGGAATTTGCGTCGGCTTGAACGCATATGTTATTAAATTATTCAACGTGAAATACGGATGGGTTGTCGGTAATAGGGACTGGAGTCCCCATTTTTGGGCTAAGTAACCTTCCACTTGCTGGCGCTGAATATCGGTAATGGCACCGTCAAAAATCATTGCCTCACCAAGAACAAAAGTACCAGTCGTTGAATATCCTATTGTCTGTGTGGTTGTGGCTCCTGTACCAAAAGCGGCTGGCGTATTTGTAGAATAGGGTGTTTGGGCGAGACCATTCACAAAAATACCACCGTTTGTAGAGAGTGTCGTTCCGCACATAATACTTGTGGTATTAAATATTGGATACGGTGCGGCAGTTATATAATTATAATTTCCGTTATAATTGAATTCTAAATCTGTACCGGTAGTAAGGATATAACTATCAATTGTATTAGAACCAGTACTACACATAAATCGTCTTACTGTACCTGAGGCTCCATTATTGACAATAACAAACACAGTACGGGTAGTTTGTGTGAAGGTCATAGATGGTGCGGTCATATATGCGTTTGTTCCAAACGACATCGCCGGCAGCCCATTAATATCCGCCGTTGTAGACCCAATTGTGCCTGATGTAGTGGTCGCAGTTCCGCCAGCGTATCCCTTATTTCGCCATGTTGAGATAGACGAACTTGATGTGTAAGATGACGTATCCGCCGCATCCAGCCATAAAAGGCAATTATTGACCGCTTGTGGCGCGAATGGCCACTGCTTCCTTGACAACTGTAACGCCGCCATTCCTAACTACGGGGTCCTATATTTCAAACAAGATTGCTACGCAGTCGCCTTGTTTGATATATATGAAAAAGGTTTAGAACAGAACATATGCATTACTGCTCACGCCTGTGCCTGAAATTGCGATTGTCACGCTCGTCTGGGGCGCAATAGAAATCGGGCTTACGATACTCGTGGTCGGATTGGTCACCGTGACCGATAGGTAAGTCGCTGTCGTATTGCGGAGGACCCAGTACTGACCTGCGGCGGTCGGAATGCTTGCAGGGAGCGTCAAGCCGTTGAATCCACTGTTTGTAATGTAGTAATAGTAGCCGTACGAGGGTGCGGAGAGGGTCGCCGTGGTTGCCGTAATGGACGACAAGGTGATTGGCGGCGCTGCGGCTGCGGAAATCTCGTTCGTATTCGTATTATACGCCAGGGCAATCGTGGTCGTGTTCGTGGAGCGTACGGGAGCGACGAAAAAGCCGGTGGTTGCGGGATTGACAGCCGCACCTGTAGCATTGAGCATAATAGAATTGGCGGCTTGATTGCTGTTACCCGCATAGGCACCAAGTGCAACTGCACTTGCACCTTGACTGTACTGAGCTGCATATGAACCCAAAGCAGTCGCATTTACTGCTTGATTGCTATTACCTGTATAAGTACCAATTGCAACGCTTGTTGCCTGCTGATTGGACATACCCGCATTATATCCCATCGCAACTGCAGCGTTGCTTTGCCCAGTGTATCCTGCCTGAACGCCAATCGCAATCGCAGACGAACCTCCAGTACCTTGAGTATTTGAACCAGCCTGGTATCCAATCGCAATGGAATTGGCAGTTTGGCTTGTACCACCAGCGTTGCTGCCAATTGCAATGGCGGTTGTGCCTTGGGTATTTGAGCCCGCTCCGTATCCAATAGCAACACCACCTGCTCCTTGTGTGTTATAACCTGCATACCATCCAATTCCAGTCGCAACTCCACCTTGATTTGTAACTCCCGCGGCTGGTCCGATTGCCACACCTCCGTAAGCACTACCGTTGCCCTGATTCGTTAGACCTGCCTGATAACCAATTGCCACACCACCGTTATTTTGATTGGAAAAGCCCGCCTGGTAGCCAATTCCAACTCCTACACTCACTTGACCGTAGTAGCCCGCTTGCCAGCCTATCGCAACGTTGCAATTACCCTGTGCGTTACAACCGGCGTAGTATCCAATAGCGATGGCACCCTGCGTTTGACCGCTGTATCCTGCTGCCGTACCAATCGCAATCGCATTTGTAACTTGACCTGTGTAACCCGCATTGCTACCGACGGCAATTGCCGCGGCTTGCTGATTGATAGCTGCTGTCTGATAACCAACGGCAACTGCAGCAATAGCTTGAGACTGGTATCCAGCACCCGCACCAACAGCAACTGCGTTGGATAATTGTGAAATCTGACCGGCACCACTTCCCACCGCTACAGTTTGCGTCTGCTGATTTGAACCAGCACTATAACCAATCGCAACGGCATACGTACCTTGATTTGATAATCCAGCTTGATTTCCTATTGCAACTGAATTTGAACCTTGTATGTTGGATCCTGCGGCGATACCTATCGCAACAGCACTACTGCCTTGTGTGTTGGATCCCGCATATAAACCTATCGCAATCGCACTCGCTCCTTGTGTATAATTTCCAGCATAATATCCCATTGCAACAGCAAAATCTTGTTGAGTTGTTAAACCAGATTGATCTCCTATCGCTACGCAATGACCTGAACTGTTTCCTTGTGTATTTTGTCCAGCACCACTTCCAATCGCTACGCAACCTGTTTTTTGATTTGATGCTCCAGCAGTATATCCTAATGTAACAGAATACGGACTTTGATTTGATAATCCGGCTTGATATCCAATAGCGATTGAATATGTGCCTTGTGAATTGGATCCTGCTGCCGTACCAATCGCAACCGCATTTGAAACTTGACCTGTGTAACCCGCATAATTTCCCATCGCTACTGCGTTGGTACCTTGAGAATAACTACCAGCGAATTGACCTACACCTACTGACTGTGAACCTTGCGAGTTAGAACCTGCTCCATAACCAATCGCAACTGCTGCGTTGCTTTGACTCGTATATCCAGAAAATGTACCTATTGCGATAGCCGAACTTCCACCTGTTCCCTGATTTGAATATCCAGCATTTGAACCAATTGCAACGCTTTGTAATTGTTGATTGTAAAAACCCGATTGATAACCGATCGCAACAGCACTTTGACCTTGTGTATTAGAGCCGGCTTGGGTTCCTATTGCCACTGCGTTTGCGCCTTGATTTGAGTAGCCCGCCTGATAGCCGTGTGCTTGGGCACCTGTGCCTTGATTGCTGTAACCGGCTTGGTCTCCGATAGATATCATATTGCTGAAGGTGCTGTTTGTGTAGTAGTTTGCCTGATAGCCGATTGCCACAGCATACGCTCCCAACGTCGAGAAACCGGCTGTGTTACCAATCGCAATCGCATTCGTGCCCTCGTTATTCGAACCCGCCTGGTAGCCAATCGCAATTCCATAAGAGCCTTGTAGTGTAGAACCGGCATAAGTACCTAATGCTATATTAGTATTTGTTACACCGTTTGCGTAAGGTGACCATGCTGTCCATGACTCTGGAGTGCCCGCAACCGACGCACGAATATACGTATTGCTTGTTGTATATGCGACCTGGACAACACTGCCGCCGCTAGAATCCGCCCACGGCACATTTGTAATTACCTGACAATATCCATAACCGCCACCGCCATTCAAACCAATAACCGACTGTGTCTTAAAATCCGAATAGACACCCATTCCTCTGCCTCGCAAATTGGCAACTGTATCGTTATAATTACGTGTGTCAGGTGAAGTAATACCCCATACTGGTGAATATCCAACTGTAGTTGCCACATCCGTAAGGTAATTCATGTTGTAATTAATGCTATTTGCTGTTTGCGAGTAGGTACCGCCTGAGGCAGGAATACCGTTCAACGTCAAATTACTGGTGACCGTTATATTCGCTGCAGTTGTCGTCGCACTACCAGATGTATATGTAAGATTCGCACTGCCGGCGGGGCTGCCTGAATTATTATATATAATTTGTGTATTCGCGCCGCCAATCGGTCCTGCTGGTCCCGTCGGTCCAGTTGTTCCTGCTATACCAGATGGTCCAGTTGAGCCGGTATTACCTGTTGCTCCTGCGGCACCTTGACCCGTCGGTCCTGTAGCACTCACCAGCTGACTGTACGCAATAGCTCCAGTGGTTGAAACGTAGGTAAGCACTATATTGTTATAGGTTGTTGTTGAGAGCCCTGGTGCGTAAATTGTACTATTGACCGTTAAATTCGCTAATAACTGGGTTGCTCCATACACTTGAAGAGCAGGTGACGCCGTATATGCACTATTATTAAATATTACCGGTCCATCTACCTCTAATGTTGTGAAAGCAGTGGCAACACCACCCAATGTGTAAACGGCTAAGTTTAGGAGAGCCTCTCCACCATAGGTGCCTGTAGCACCAGAACCAATTATAATCTGATCTTGTACTGTAAGTGTATTTGGTGAAGTATAGACAATAGATAATGATCCAGCAGTTGCTCCAATAAGGAAAATTAATTGTGTTAGCGTTCGTTGGACTTGGAAGTAATAATTGCCACCGCCTCCAGTAAATACATTTACTGATCCTGGACTCGTAATTGTTACATTGCCCGCATTTTGTGTAACAGTATAGTTTCCAGTGATAGTTACGAACGCAACTGATATATACGCAGGACTTCCCATACCTTGACCTACACTCGTATTCCAATTCCATACACTCGCAATATTACCAGTACCGGTAAATGTTGCTGCACCTACTGAATATGTAGGGCAATTGAGTGATTTATTACCACATACAATACCACTGACTGCGGACCACGTACCGTATGCCGATGGTGAAAAATCTGCCGCAGTTGTACCTGGCGCAGTTCCTGACGCATTAGTCGTCTGATAATACGCAAGTGTTCCATTTGTGTATGGTGCTACAACAGACCCGGTTGCTGCTGTAAGTTTCAAAAAGCATGACGAGTAATTATATGTAAATGTGGATACACCACCTGCTACTCCATTGTTATTGAAAATAACATTTGTGTTGCTGCCTGCTATAGGTCCTACAGGTCCTGTGCTACCTGTGTTACCTGTGGATCCTGTACTGCCTGTGTTGCCCGTTGGTCCTGTGGAGCCCGTGTTACCCGTTGGTCCCGTGGAGCCTGTGTTACCGGTGGGTCCAGTAGAGCCCGTGTTACCGGTGGGTCCGGTGCTGCCTGTGTTGCCCGTAGGTCCCGTGGGTCCAGTTTGTCCCTGTAGGGTATAACCGTACGCTATCTGACTCATACTATCATTGAGCGTAAACAGCGTAAAAACACCTTGGAGTGCTGAGGTTCCTGACACAAGTGAGGTAGTATAGAGTTGAACACCGTTTTTGTACCAGAACACACCTCCTGACTGCGCAGTGACAGTAAAGACATCATTCAAGGCATATGTTGAAATTGCTGTATTAATTGTGGGGTAACCGAACTGATTATTATAGTACAAGTAAACACTGCCATTTTGTAACGAAAACCCGTATGTATATGTTGGCGTTGCCACCGTATTCGTGAGGGCAAATGAGTAGTCACCTGAGCCACCGCTCACTGAGTGAGCCGCTACACGTAGCGTTAGATAAGTAGCGTTGTATGGGTATGATTCGTATGTGTACGCCTTGGATGCTAAACCGCCGTTTGCGTTTGTCGTCTTTGTAATCGTATTTGGCGGTCCAATTGTAAGATTTGTTGTATCGGCGCTGATGAGTGTGTAGAGTGCTGGACCATAGATACCAGTTGAGCCCGTGTTGCCTGTGGGTCCCGTAGAGCCCGTGTTGCCTGTGGGTCCCGTAGAGCCCGTGTTGCCTGTCGGTCCGGTGCTACCCGTGTTGCCTGTCGGTCCGGTGCTACCCGTGTTGCCTGTCGGTCCGGTGCTACCCGTGTTGCCTGTCGGTCCTGTGCTGCCCGTGCTACCCGTATTACCTGTCGGTCCTGTGCTACCCGTGTTGCCTGTATTGCCAGTGCTACCCGTGTTGCCTGTCGGTCCTGTGCTACCCGTGTTGCCTGTCGGTCCTGTGATACCTGCAGAGCCTGTAGATCCTGTTGGTCCTGTGATACCTACAGGTCCGGTTGAGCCAGTGTTGCCCGTGGAGCCTGTTGGTCCTGTGCTACCCGTGTTACCCGTCGGTCCTGTGATACCTGCAGAGCCTGTAGATCCTGTCGGTCCTGTGATACCCGCAGGTCCGGTTGAGCCAGTGTTGCCCGTGGGTCCCGTAGAGCCTGTGCTACCTGTGTTGCCCGTCGGTCCCGTAGAGCCGGTGTTGCCCGTCGGTCCCGTAGAGCCGGTGTTGCCCGTCGGTCCGGTGGAGCCGGTGTTGCCTGTAGGTCCGGTGGAGCCTGTGTTGCCTGTAGGTCCTGTGGAGCCCGTGTTGCCTGTAGGTCCCGTAGAGCCCGTGTTGCCTGTAGGTCCCGTAGAGCCCATGTTGCCTGTAGGTCCCGTAGAGCCCGTGTTGCCTGTAGGTCCTGTAGAGCCCGTGTTGCCTGTAGGTCCGGTGGAACCTGTATTACCTGTAGGTCCTGTGGAACCCGTGTTACCTGTGTTACCAGTGGGTCCTATACTGCCCGTGGAGCCTGTGTTACCAGTGGGTCCTGTGCTGCCCGTGTTACCTGTGTTACCAGTGGGTCCTGTGCTGCCAGTTGGTCCGGTACTGCCACTTGAGCCCGTATTACCCGTAGAGCCCGTGTTGCCTGTAGGTCCCGTAGAGCCGGTGTTGCCTGTAGGACCTGTGGAGCCTGTATTGCCTGTGGGTCCTGTGGAGCCCGTATTGCCCGTTGCTCCTGTGCTACCTGTTGCACCTGTATTTCCTGTAAAACCTGTAAAGCCCGTTGAACCAGTATTACCCGTGTAACCAGCTAATGTATTATAGGTCACAACACCCGAAGTAGAATTGTACGCAAGGACAAATGGAGATGTGTTTGTGGGTCCTGCGATTCCTGACAATGTAAGTGAGTTCGCGAGGATGGCGGGACCGTTCACTTGTAGCGTTGTGCCATATGACGGCGTTCCTATCAATGTGTAGACGTTGAATCCGATAAAGCAAATATATAAACCGTCGTTTCCAAAGGAATTGTTTGTCGTCATTGTGAGTGTATCAGAGCACGCACCATAGGGGCTTGAATAAACTGGAGTTGCGTTGGATGGTAGTGTTGAAGCTGACGCATAGAGTACAAATCCTAGTGACGCTGTTCTCGCAACGCGAACATTTATACTCGTGCCTAACGTTGTATTTGTATATAAAATATTTGTTCCGTCACTGACTGTAAACGATGTATCTCTAGGACTCGCATTATCAGTCACAACCATTTTAATTGTATACGTCAACCCATTACATACTAACTGCATTTGTACAAAATCGCCCGTGTAGTTTCCGCCGCCAAAGATAGCAAACTGTGTTTCAAATACCGCATTGATGACTCCATTATTTGTATAGGTCGCATAACCGTTGCCTCCAATAAATCCATAGCCGTTCAATCCGTATCCTAATGTCGCTGCCGACCACGCTCCGCCTACCGTATTGAGCACAATATACTGTGTCAGTGTTCCGCTGCCGTTCGCCGTACTTTCCGCAAATACGTTGGCTCCCTTGGTATAAGGTGGACCTGCCGCTAATGTCACTGGGTCCAACGTCAACGTTCCTGATGTATATAGATAGCGGAACGTCGAGGATGCTGCCGAAGTGCCTGTACTATTGTAAATGACATAGGTATCCGCACCGGCGACCGGTCCAATCGGTCCGGTTGAACCGGTGCTGCCTGTGTTACCAGTGGGTCCTGTGCTGCCCGTATTACCTGTGTTGCCCGTGGAGCCCGTTGGACCGGTTGAACCTGTGGCACCTGTAGCACCTGTGGCACCTGTAATACCAGTGGTACCCGTAGATCCAGTAGAGCCTGTATTGCCCGTAGATCCGGTGCTACCAGTGCTGCCTGTGTTACCCGTGGGTCCCGTAGAGCCGGTACTGCCCGTGGATCCCGTATTACCCGTTGGTCCCGTAGAGCCGGTACTGCCCGTTGGACCCGTTGATCCGGTGTTACCCGTGGATCCCGTGTTGCCCGTTGGACCGGTGTTTCCCGTTGAGCCTGTGGAGCCTGTGCTACCAGTGTTGCCTGTGGAGCCAGTAGGTCCCGTGGAGCCAGTTGAACCTGTGCTGCCGGTGCTGCCCGTAGAACCGGTACTTCCTGAGGCACCTGTAATACCTGTGGGTCCTGTAGTACCTGTTGATCCTGATGCGCCTGTAATGCCAGTCGGTCCCGTTGCTCCAGTACTGCCTGTATTTCCTGTGGGTCCTGTACTTCCAGTTGATCCTGTGCTACCCGCAATACCAGTCGGTCCTGTGCTACCAGTTGATCCTGTGCTGCCCGTGTTGCCTGTTGGTCCTGTGCTGCCTGTAGGTCCAGTGCTTCCTGTAGGTCCAGTACTGCCTGTAGGTCCAGTCGGTCCCGTACCAATCGCACCCGTTGGACCTGTCGGTCCCGTCAAACCTTGCGGTCCTGTGGTACCCGTTGGACCCGTAGCAACCGATGCCGCTAAGGTTGTGTGTAAATGGGATGCCGTATTTGCCTGAAAATACATTATAAGAGATGTTGTGTTTCCAATATACTCGGCAAAGATATCAAGATAAATCAATGAATTGACACTTGACAACGTCGTTCCAGGCATGTAGACAGTGCCATCTGTGGACTGAGCCATCGTTTGATTCACCTGCGTTGGTAAGTTGGATGAAGACGCCAAAAGGATTTTTTGATTTGAGCTCATATAGGATACATTGAAATAGATGTTCGCATAACGATTATTGTCATTTCCTATACTTGCAAACAAATTCAAGTCCCATAAACCGCCAGGGATAAACGTTGTTGGTATTACACCATTAATTGTAGAAAAGGTTGCTACATTTGTATAGGTTGCCGCTAACGTTGGTACAGTAATGATTGTATCAATATTATCTGGAATTTCTTCCAATGTACCTCCAATGGGACTCGCACTATAGGTGCCACCTGGTGTATTGAGAAACAGAATGAGACCACCTGATACACCATCTACACCCGCGGCGCCGGTTGGTCCCGTGGCTCCTGTCGCACCTGTTGTGCCGGTTGGTCCTGTACCAATCGGTCCCGTGGATCCTGTGCTACCGGTATTGCCCGTGCTACCTGTGGGTCCCGTAGAGCCCGTGTTGCCTGTGCTACCTGTGCTGCCCGTTGATCCAGTGGAGCCTGTGGAGCCGGTCGGTCCTGTAGATCCCGTGTTGCCGGTTGGTCCTGTTGAACCGGTGTTTCCCGTATTCCCTGTTGGTCCTGTAGAACCGGTGGGTCCTGTACTGCCGGTGTTGCCCGTAGGTCCTGTGCTGCCCGTGGAGCCTGTTGCGCCCGTGGATCCTGTTGTACCCGTGGGTCCTGTGCTGCCTGTGTTTCCCGTGTTGCCAGTTGATCCTGTGCTGCCCGTGTTGCCTGTAGGTCCGGTTGAGCCGGTGTTGCCTGTAGGACCTGTTGATCCTGTATTGCCTGTAGGACCTGTTGAGCCGGTGTTGCCTGTGGAACCAGTGTTGCCGGTTGGTCCGGTTGAGCCGGTGCTTCCTGTGCTGCCTGTAGTGCCGGTGTTACCTGTCGGTCCAGTACTGCCAGTATTACCCGTATTACCCGTTGGTCCTGTGGATCCAGTATTACCCGTTGATCCAGTGGTACCCGTGGGTCCTGTACTGCCGGTGTTGCCCGTTGAGCCCGTTGGTCCTGTGAATCCAGTGGTACCCGTGGATCCTGTGGGTCCCGTGCTGCCCGTATTACCGGTGGAGCCTGATGCGCCTGTAATACCTGTAGGACCCGTTGGTCCAGTTGGTCCAGTACTACCTTGTGCTCCAGGAGCACCCGCATTGCCTGTAGGTCCTGTATTACCCGTGTTGCCAGTGTTACCAGTGTTGCCTGTGCTGCCCGTGGGTCCGGTGCTACCTGTGCTGCCCGATGCGCCTGTAATACCCGTAGGACCCGTTGAGCCAGTATTACCAGTGGGTCCTGTGCTGCCCGTATTACCTGTGTTGCCCGTGGAGCCCGTTGGACCGGTTGAACCTGTGGCACCTGTAGCACCTGTGGCACCTGTAATACCAGTGGTACCTGTAGGTCCTGTTGAGCCCGTGTTGCCTGTAGGTCCTGTTGAGCCCGTGTTGCCTGTAGGTCCTGTAGAGCCCGTGTTGCCTGTAGGTCCCGTAGAGCCCGCGTTGCCTGTAGGTCCTGTAGAGCCCGTAGAGCCCGTATTACCCGTAGAGCCCGTAGATCCAGTGTTTCCCGTGCTACCTGTATTACCAGTAGAGCCCGTATTACCTGTAGATCCAGTGTTTCCCGTGGGTCCTGTAGAGCCTGCGGCTCCAGTCATGCCCGTAGGTCCTGTAGAGCCTGCGGCTCCAGTCATGCCCGTAGGTCCTGTAGAACCAGTACTACCAGTACTACCTGTAGCACCAGTGCTACCAGTATTACCAGTAATACCTGTAGCACCAGCACTGCCTGTACTACCCGTTGGTCCAGTGGATCCAGTAGAGCCGGAGTTGCCTGTCGGACCTGTATTACCAGTAGATCCGGTGTTACCCGTGGCACCTGTAATACCAGCACTACCTGTCGGTCCAGTTGTTCCTGCGGCGCCAGTTATACCGGTTGAACCTGTAAATCCCGCAGCACCTGTCGGACCCGTAGTTCCTGCTATACCTGTCGGACCTGTTCTACCCGTCGGACCTGTAGGACCAGTTCCACTCGTTCCAGTGTATCCCGTAGGACCGTATAATCCGCCGTAGGGCAATAGGTTCCATGGAGTTGCGCCGTCTCCAATCTTAAAAAGCTTGGTGTCGCTTTCTATACCCATCTCTGCGAGTGCCAGGACAGGGTTTGCCGCTGTCCATTCACTCGCAGTTCCATTACGGAACTGTATCTGAATAAACGGCATTCACTTCTATTAATAGATATTTTTAGAAGTGAATACAAACTTATGAAAGGTGCGGTTACGCAAGTTTTTCAATGATTAGACTGTAGCTTCCAGTATTAGACGCCGTCGTCTGTTGTCCCGTAACTCTATAAAAAGCACTATTTGTTGTATCTGAAAATGTTGCTACAACCATATCACCTGTATGACTTGCTGTAGGCGATCCTCCTACACTTTGAGCAGTGGTTGTCAGCGTCGCCGACATTGTCTGTGCGGACGGTGCTGATCCAAAATATAACCATAACGCTTGTCCTGTAATTCCCATTGATCCTGTTGTTGTGGCGAGGTATAAGGCGCCCGCAGTATTACCGCCACCATTTCCCATATACGCAACGAGCGTACCATAGGTTGCTTGAGTCGCAGACTTATTTGCAAATGATACTCCCATTGTTGGTGCAATTGCCTGATAACGGATTCCTGCAGTTCCGCCCGTTACATCCCACTCACTTCCTCCACGACTGGTCAATTCTAATGTTTCTCCAGGTTGTACTGTAATACTACGATTCGTTGCACCCAAAACACCTCCATTGTAAATAAACTCTGTTCCTGTATTATTCACTGTAATTGTGTATGTAGTCGCTGATGACGCACTCGCAAAATTAAACTTTCCTCCCAAAGGCACACTTGAGCCTGAAGGCAGTGTTATATTTCCTGTTACTTGAATCATTTGACCATTTTGATTGGCACTGAGTGTTCCTGAAAAAGTAGGTTGAAACCCTGAATAACTTTGGTAACTGAGATTACCATTTGAAAGACCTAGAGTTCCAAGAAGTGTAAGATTTCCTGTATCATCTAAGTTAAACAAATTACTGGTGTATGCACTATTAATAATTTGTAACTGTGAATTACTTGTCAAACGGAAGTTTTTGCTTGTTGTAGACGCTGGATAGTAGGTATTTGTCGCTACTAAGAAATCTTCGTATCCTGTGCCGCCACGAGTATTTGTACCTGTAATAGTAACTGCTTGTCCTGATGCGGGGTTTGTTATAGAAAGTGCTCCTGATATTGTAAGGGTTGAAGTAACATACGTAAGATTTGTTTCTGCATTCGCTGAATTCACACTCGTAGCAGTCAAGACTCGGTTATTTGCGTAATTCGTAATTGTTGAAAATCCTGGTCCTGTAGGTCCTGTAGGACCATTGAGACCGCCATATGGCAACGCATTCCACGCAAGTATTCCATCACCAATCTTAAACAACTTTGTATCCGTTTCTAAACCGACCTCCGCTATTGCAAGCGTCGGATTCACATTCGTCCATGTTGATGCATCACCGTGTCTCAACTGAAATTGAATATTTGTACCATTGTAATTTCCAGACGGTCCAATCGTTCCTGTATATCCAACACCGCCGCAATTAAACGCCGGTCCGACCGAGTACACACTTGTCGGTGTTCCACCGTTGAAAATGTAATATGTATTGTAACCGGTTGGACCCGTAGCACCAATAGATCCTGTTATACCTGTTGCACCCGTTGCACCGTATCCTGTCGGACCTGTATTACCCGTTGGTCCTGTGGGTCCGGTTGAACCAGTGTTGCCTGTGTTGCCCGTGGGTCCTGTACTACCCGTATTACCCGTTGCTCCCGTTGAACCCGTATTACCGGTATTTCCTGTGCTGCCCGTGGAACCGGTACTGCCGCTTGAGCCCGTAGCACCTGTAATGCCTGTAGCTCCAGTACTACCCGTGGGTCCTGTACTACCTGTGTTTCCTGTGGTTCCTAACAATATTCGGTCGAAATGTACGTTCTGCACGGAAGTGTTGGCGGCACCAAACGCAACGTCCGCATAGTACAACGCAGGAATAATGCCAGGGGTATATGGACCGAATACGCTTGCACCGTTCTTATACATAATCACCTGGCTGCCGTTGAAAAAAATCGTAAATACATCGGTGGTGGCGTAGCCGCTGATGGTGACGGCACCTGTCAGCCCATAACCGAACGTGACTGTTGTGCTGTTAAAATAGATGGGAATGTCAATGTTGAGGTAGCTTGGATTGCCTGCGGGTGCAGAGGCGATACCCGCCGCAAGGGGGGCTGGAGTGGTGGGTCCGCTTGCGTATGCGGGCGAGAACGACATCTGGACCGGTCCAGGGTAGCCCAAGGCGGAATACGCATTGGCTGTCCAGTTTGGATTTGTTATAGCGACCACTTGACCCGAATTGACTGCCTGAATGCTTGCGGGGTTGGAAATGACCCACGTGAATGTTCCCTGTCCATAGGTGCCCGTGGGTCCTGACGGTCCAGTTGATCCTGTACTGCCGGTGGATCCTGTATTACCCGTTGGTCCAGTACTGCCTGTATTGCCGGTGCTACCCGTAGGTCCAGTACTACCTGTGGCTCCAGATGCACCTGTAATACCAGTGGATCCAGTACTGCCTGTGGCTCCAGTAATGCCTGTAGGTCCGGTTGAACCCGTATTACCCGTTGAGCCAGTGTTACCTGTGGTACCAGTGGATCCGGTTGCTCCTGTTCTGCCTGTAGGACCTGTACTACCGGTCGTACCGGTCATTCCCACGCTATTTGCACCTATTACTTCTTCAATCGTCATATGTGCATAATCCTGTGTATCGGCTGTTACACCTGACGGTATTTGTATGGAGATTGTATGTGCATCTGCGGACAACACACCCACATTAAAGATACAAGGAATCGTCAAATGGTAATTGATACCGTTGAAAAAGTATGAGGTGCTTGCCGCCGTACTTCCATCAATCACTAGATTAAATGTAGCCAAACCGGTCACCGTCGCATATGCGCTAAAACTCAAGTTAATAATAGCCGTTCCACCCAATGCTGTATAACTAGTGGACCACGCAGCCGGTGTGGCAGGACCCACATATACACCACCCGCCGATACATTATTCAACTGTGTTGTGAATTTGATGTAACCGCCTGCAGGACCTGTGGAACCCGTTGCACCGGTTGGACCGGTTCCAATAGGACCCGTGGGTCCCGTATTACCGGTACTACCCGTGTTTCCTGTATTGCCTGTCGGTCCAGTCGCACCTTGACCGGTTGGTCCTGTGCTACCCGTATTACCCGTATTGCCAGTGGGTCCTGTAGCTCCTGTAAATCCCGTGGCTCCTGTACTACCAGTCGCTCCAGTTGAACCGGTATTACCTGTTGAACCGGTAGAGCCAGAGTTACCTGTAGCTCCTGTTGAGCCCGTGTTTCCTGTGGGTCCTGTACTGCCAGTGGGTCCTGTAGCTCCTGTAAATCCCGTGGCTCCTGTACTACCAGTCGCTCCAGTTGAACCGGTATTACCTGTCGGTCCCGTTGAACCTGTGTTGCCCGTCGGACCTGTAAATCCCGTGGCACCGTATCCCGTTGGACCAGTATTACCAGTATTACCAGTATTACCTGTGGCTCCCGTAGCACCTTGTCCCGTCGGACCGGTGGCACCGGTGCTGCCCGTATTGCCCGTTGGACCTGTGGCACCAGTGTTACCCGTGGGTCCAGCGCCCGTCATAAGCGTCGCACTTATCCACGTGCCTACTGCTGAACCACCTTCAACATTATTACTTACACCTGAATACGCATATGCGGTAATTGCCTGACCTGCCGTAATATAGACAATCTTAGAGGCACCGGCAATATTCGCACTTGACGCAGTCGCAGGATTGACAGTATAGGAAATTTGCGTTCCGCCGACAAACACATTAAACTGCTGCTGATTTCCACTCGCAACTGAATTCCATACAGCATTCCAGTTGAGTAGGTAGTATCCAGACACAGTTGGGGTGATTGTGTATGTACCGACCCATCCCTGAGGGTCATTGAGAGCCACCCAAGGACCTACCTGTGTTAAACTCGTATTAAATGTTTGATTCGTTGATAGATACATTGTTGCCGTATAATTTGAGACGACCAATCCAGGCATCGGTCCCGTCGGTCCCTGTGGACCCGTTGCGCCTTGACCCGTGGGTCCCGTGGATCCCGTGTTACCCGTAGAGCCGGTGCTGCCGGTTACTCCTGTCGCACCTTGACCCGTAGGTCCAGTGGAACCCGTAGTTCCTGTACTACCCGTCGATCCAGTTGACCCGTATCCAGTAGGACCTGTATTACCCGTAGCACCAGTATTTCCTGTTGTACCTGTGGGTCCCGTAGAGCCGGTTGAGCCCGTGGAGCCGGTGTTTCCCGTGTTACCAGTAGGTCCAGTTGAGCCAGTTGAGCCCGTGTTGCCTGTAGGTCCTGTGCTACCCGTGCTGCCCGTAGATCCGGTATTACCCGTTGTACCGGTAGGACCAGTGGAGCCGGTGTTACCAGTGGGTCCCGTAGGACCAGTAGATCCTGTAGAACCAGTAGACCCTGTGTTACCCGTAGGACCCGTAAAGCCCGTGCTACCCGTAGGACCCGTGGAGCCGGTATTACCCGTAGATCCTGTTGTTCCAGTAAAGCCCGTGCTACCCGTAGATCCTGTATTACCAGCTATACCGGTGGAACCCGTAGAACCTGTTGGTCCAGTACCTACCGCACCCGTGGGACCCGTTGGTCCCGTTACACCCTGTGGTCCTGTCGCACCCGTAGGTCCAGTCTCATTGGATGATGAGATTGTTGTATGTAAATGAGATGGCACCGATCCCTGAAAATACATCGTTAACACCGAACTGCTGACAAATGCCTCCGCAAAGACATTAATAATAATCTGCGAACTAATACTCTGTAATTGAACCTCAGGCACATAGACAGTTGTATCTATCTCTTGGACCGTTGTCTGATTTACTTGTGTCGCGCCTGCCGACGAATTTGCTAACAATAAAGTTTGACCAGAGCTGGTATAATAGACATTAAAATACACATTCACATATTGACTGAGCGTGTTATTACTAATTGCCGCAAACAAGTTCAAGTCCCATAGACCCGCCGGCACAAACGTCGTCTGTAACGTGCCCGTAGTCGTAGAAAATGTAGCAATATCAATATATCCTGAAGTTCCAACAGTTGCGGTGATGGTCGTTTGAGGGGTGGTAGGGACGGGTTGTAATATACCGCCAATCTGTGTACTTGTGTAGGTGCCACCTTGTGTGTTCAAGAATAATACAAGACCGCCTGAGACACCATTAATACCCGCGGCACCTGTGGGTCCTGTGAAACCTGTAGAGCCTTTTGTACCCGTTGGACCGGTACCAATTGGACCCGTTGCGCCCGTTGCGCCAGTAGATCCCGTATTGCCGGTAGGACCTGTAGAGCCCGTGCTACCGGTGGGTCCCGTTGATCCTGTAGATCCAGTAGAACCCGTCCATCCAGTAAAGCCAGTAGAGCCGGTTGATCCTGTAGAGCCAGAGGCACCCGTAGATCCTGTAGAGCCAGAGGCACCCGTTGAACCAGTATTACCGGTAGGACCTGTAGAACCTGTATTACCAGTGGCACCTGTAGAGCCGGTTGGTCCGGTAGATCCAGTATAACCGGTTGAACCAGATGCGCCTGTAATACCTGTAGGTCCTGTTGAACCGCTAGCACCAGTAATACCCGTAGGACCTGTTTTGCCTGTAGGTCCAGTCGCACCGGTATTACCGGTGGGACCTGTAGAACCTGTATTACCAGTGGCACCTGTGTTGCCTGTAGGTCCAGTCGCACCAGTATTACCGGTGGGACCTGTAGAACCTGTATTACCAGTGACACCTGTGCTGCCTGTAGGTCCCGTTGTACCGGTATTACCTATCGCTCCCGTAGGACCTGTACTACCAGTCGGTCCTGTACTTCCTGTATTTCCAGTAGATCCCGTGCTGCCTATAGATCCTGTATTACCTGTAGGTCCTACTGAACCCGTAGGTCCGGTTGCTCCTGTATTACCAGTAGAACCAGTGGCACCACTATTACCGGTTGAACCGGTGCTGCCTGTTATACCCGTGGATCCGGTTGACCCTATGCTGCCCGTGGGTCCGGTTGACCCTATACTGCCAGTTGGACCTGTAGGTCCGGTTGATCCTATGCTGCCGGTAGATCCGGTATTGCCTGTATAACCAGTTAGTCCGTCGTTACCCTTTGGTCCTGTATTACCCGTCGGTCCAGTATATCCAGTGGCTCCAGTATTTCCCGTTGCGCCTGTTGCGCCAGTATTACCTGTAGTACCAGTTGTACCGATTGAACCGGTTGGTCCAATTGAACCGGTGGGTCCTATAGAACCCGTGCTACCGGTTGTACCCGTTGACCCAGTATATCCATGCCCTGTAGGTCCTGTAGCACCAAGAGTACCCGTAGGTCCAGTTGCCCCTTGACCCGTTGGACCCGTATACCCTTCACCCGTCGGTCCAGTCAATCCTTGGTTACCTGTAGGTCCTGTTGCGCCTTGACCCGTTGGACCTGTAAAACTATTACCGGTTGGACCCGTAAATCCTTGGTCACCAGTTGGACCCGTTGCGCCTTGACCCGTCGGTCCCGTTGAACCCGTCGGACCTGTAGGACCGGTCATGCTATACCCAGTCGGACCGGTTGGACCCGTATCACCCTTTGCGCCAGTATATCCCGTCGCACCCTGTCCTGTCGCTCCCGTATATCCTGTTGGTCCTGACAAAAAGCGGTCAAATGTGACATATTGTACGCTACCACCGATTCCATTAAATGTAACATCGGCAAATAGAATCGTCGGATATACGAGTGGCTGATAAGGACCAAACAATAGTACGCTATTTTTATAAAATGATACAAGAACACCGTCAAACAAAATCGTATATACATCAGACGTTGTGTAGGTAGCAATCGTTACGGCACCAGGAAGACCATACCCTAACGTGATGCCTGATGTGGTGAGCCGTATGGCAAAATTCACGCCTAAATAACTCGGATTCGTCGGTGCGCTTGTACTCAGACCGACTACAACATCTGGTATACCGGTACCGTTCGCATATGCGGGCGAAAACGTCATCTGCGTTGGACCTGCGTATCCGACATCTGAATATGCGTTCGCATTCCAGCCTACCGCATTTATAGAGGTGACTTGACCCGAATTCACAATCGCAACTTTTGTGGGGTCACTCACTACCCATACAAATGTACCCAATCCAAAATCTCCCGTTGGACCGGTAGAACCTGTACCTGATGCGATTCCCGCAGGACCCGTATAACCTGTCTCACCCTTCGGACCCGTCAGACCGATTGTGCCGGTAGGTCCCGTAGGACCCGTTACACCTTGTGTCCCTGTTGGACCTGTCTCTCCCATACCAGTATCTCCCCTACGACCCGTTGGTCCAGTACATCCTTTTTCACCAATCTCTCCTTGCCGTCCTGTAGGTCCTGTGCTGCCGGTCTGACCTGTGGCACCGGTTGTTCCTGTCGGTCCAGTATCACCTTTCCCCGTTGCACCGGTGGGTCCTGTAACTCCCTTTGGTCCCGTAACACCTGTACTACCTATCGGACCAGTATAGCCAGTGGCACCTGTAGGTCCTGTAGGTCCTGTATTACCAGTATCACCAGTATAACCTCTATCACCTGTCGTACCGGTGTAACCAGTGACACCTATAGGTCCTGTAGACCCCGTGTTACCAGTGGCACCCGTTCGTCCACTGCCGGTTGGACCAGTTTGACCTATTGTACCTGCAATACCCGTGGGTCCCGTTGGACCTGTATCACCGATACCAATTGGACCTATGGGTCCAGTAGTACCAGTATCACCGGTTGGTCCCACCGTATTATAATACGGAAGAGCGTTCCAGCCATTGCTACCGTCTCCTATTTTTAACAATCCTGTATCGGTTGCGTAACTCCATTCGCCCTGTGCCAATACAGTATTTGTAGAGGACCATTGCGCGGTGGTGCCGCGCCTCATCTGTAACCGAATGTACGGCATACTCTATCTACATTGCCTATAAAAATCAAGTGACTGCGCCGCAATCAAAAACTGGACCAATTAAATAACTGGTCGCTGGATCGCCGCCGTCAAATACAATCGCACCACCCGTCGGACCTACATCGCCTGTAATACCCGTGGGACCCGTGGGACCTGTGGGACCGGTTGGACCGGTGGGACCGGTTACGCCCACAAATCCTGGTAAATTAATGTCGTAAATCTCAGAGGCACCGAATGTGCCTGTAATGGCTGTGATATTCTGGATGACCATCGCACCCGTATTGGTATTGTAATATACAATAGTTCCCGTAAAGTTGGAATTAGAAGCAGTACTTATAACATAAACCGGAGTTCCGTAAATATAGGCGAGACCTGTACTAACAATAATAGAAACACTGCCGCCTCCTGGATTAATCGTTACCGCACTTGTTGTCTGACTGCTATATTTGTCGCCAGGTAAACCTTTCGGACCCGTAACCCCCGTTGGTCCAGTACCTGCCTCAACCGGTACAGCATTTGAGTATATTTGTAAAAAGCTACTCAAAATTGCCGGATTTGTACGACTCATTCTTACTATAGAGTTGTACATTTCATTCATTTAGATAACGATGTTTAACGTTGAACATACTAAGGTGAGTTTGCCCGTGAGCGTGGAGACCTGGGCTTCTAACAATGAGATAGTAGACTGCTGGGTTTGGACGAGTGCGTAGACGTCCTGTACCGCTTTCACCGTGGGGGCGATAAACTCAGTATGACGAAGAGTATAAAGTCCTCTTAGTTTTGCGTGCGGCGACTCATATGTATTCGTTATTGTACTACCATGTTTATCCTTATATGTCTTTGTTATAGTTGATGGAACATCATTGATACATGTGAATAGGGACGAATCGGTGCTGAGATTGTCCAAAACCTGCTTCACTTCCTGCGCAATGAACCCTTGGTGTTTGCGCTTACCTGGATCTCTTGGTGGAAGTGGGTTGCCGTTGCTATCCAAGCCGACGCTAATGCGGTCCTTCCAAGTGAATTCTACCGGTCGCAGTTGATTAATAAAGTTGATACCGAGGGTTGTATTGCTGATATTTGTCTTGAGGCGGTGATCGGATGTTCCTAGATCATATGTAATTTCGTTTGTATCTGGGTCGTAATTTAATGTATAGGTCGTTCCTGCTGGTTGAATAGGTGCTACGTAGAATCCACCTCCACCCCCGTCAGTATTTCCATCTAATTCTACGCCAGTGGCATTTAGTACAATAGAATTTGGAGATTGACTGTTTTCACCTGCGAACTGTCCTATCGCAATTGCGTTTGAGCCTTGACTAGCGAATCCAGCAGCCCATCCTATAGCAACTGCGTTTATGTCTTGAGCATTGGATGCTGCGGCGTAACCTATACCGATACTACCGCCACCTTGGCTATATTGACCCGCCACTGTTCCTATAGCGATACCATATGAACCTTGATTGGAAGCTCCTGCTTGGTCACCTATGGCGACGGAGTATGATTGTTGTGTATTTGAACCCGCTTGATTGCCGATAGCAATCGCATAGAATGCTTGCTCTGTGCCGTTCGATGTGCCGCTACCATCTCCTTGACCTGCCTGGTAACCGATGGCAATTGAATATTCTTGCTGATACTGAAATCCCGCAGAATAACCGATAGCGACCGCATTGGACTGCTGATATATTTGTCCAGCTTGACCACCAACTGCTACAGCCGATGCTCCTTGTGCCTGTTGACCCGCACCACCACCGATCGCTACACCATATAGTGGCACGGTTCCATCATTGCCAGCACCGTCTCCTATAGTTACATTTGACTGCGTTTGATTCATTGTGTTATACCCACCCAAGACCCAATTCGTACCATTGTATAGAAGATAATCGCCATATACATTTCCTGGCGGTAAAAATCCGCCTTGTACTGCTGCGTAAGTGATTGCTTCGGTAGATGTGCTATAAGTGAGTACATATGTAGGTGTCGCGTTGCTAGCAAGATTTGGCAAATAGAGATTGTTTGCGGTGGCATTCGTGGCTACGATTGTAGACGCATTCAAGATGCTATTACTGGGCTGTGGGGAGTAGACTGCCCAATTTTGCATATAGCAGCTTCCGTAGTTATTGTTAAACAGTAGATATAGTTGTACATTATCAATCATCTGAACATTATTTACAGAGGCAACTGTGGTAAACGCTTGGGTTGATGTACTGTATTGGAAAATTAAACCGGTTTGTGAACGTGCAACTTGCCATGCCCAACCTGAACTAACGTACCAATCCGTATTTTCATATAATAAATTACCAAATGAATCTGATACTATATTTGGACCCACTGAATAGTATCCTCCATTTACCTGAAATCCTATACTAGCATTACCAGTTCCACCCGCTGCGTCAAAACTTAACACAAAACTAAATACAGCGTCTATATCACCACCATTTGTATAATAGGCATAGAATCCTGGAGAATTATTCGCGCATGTTATCACTCGTCCTCCTATTGTTACTATATTCGGATTCGTAGACCACGCACCATTATTTGTTTTGGTAAAATCGCTGGTTGCCGGCAAGCCTGATCCAGTACCCGCTGTATTTTGGTAAAATACTGCATTTGTATATACATTTGTAATCTGTAGATTTTTTGCGCTTCCAATCGCTCCCGCCGCATTATACAGAAGCTCTGAGGCACCGCCTGGAATTGCTACATTTAAGTATGTTGGGATTGGCGATATGCCAACGTAGGGGAGTACACGGCGAGCGGATATACCCAACGCACGCGTTCCTCCTAATTCGGTATTTTGAATCCAAGTGGTACCATCTTGACTGTAAACAAGATTTGGTCCACCAGACGAATTGTTAAAAAGATTTAATGAACCGCATGCTACCCATTTTGATCCATTCCATGTTATATCATTTCCACCATTTTCAAACAGTGGTGCTGTTCCAGAATCCGCAGCGGTCCAGTTGATTCCATCGGTACTATATGCTATTGTACAATATCCAATACCCACGGCGACCCATTGTGTTCCATTCCACGCGATAGATGCGGCATAGGCAGGTGAAAATGCGGATGTGCCTCCGCTAATATATACAAACGGATCAGTAATATATATCCAATTAATACCATCATAACTATAACACATAGCACCATCTGCGCCACCATCATCCACGCCAACTGCCACCCATATTGTGCCGTTCCAAGACACACCTAAACCAACTATGAATGAATGAGAGTTTACAGCAGTCCAATTGAACCCGTCATAACTGTATGCGATACAATAGTAATCAGTGGCACCAATACCAACCGCCACCCACATCTTTCCATTCCATGCGATGCCATTGACATTGGTATATTGTATAACTCCACCAGGTGGACCGCCAAAAATAGTGCTCAGAAGACCTAAGCCCGTCCAGTTAATGCCGTCGTAACTATATATTATAGAATTTCCTGTAGTACCTCCACCAACTGCTACCCACATTTTGCCGTTCCACGCTGCTTTTGCTCCAAATTCTGTAAACGAATTGCCAAACGCACCAGAACTTGACTGAAACCAGTTAATACCGTCTGAACTGTAACTAACACCAAACGAACCTGATGCTACCCACATAGCACCATTGTACGCTACATTACGTATATTCTGACTTGTAAAAAGTGCCGATGTGCCGGTTGGCGATGCGTTAATCCAGTTATTACCATCCTGTGTGTAGTAAAGTGCGGCACCCGCTCCACCGCCTCCTGTAATTCCAACAGCAAGCATGAAATTATCGGTTGCGTTGATTTGCGGTGCTGGTTGTGTCAGCATTGTGCCGACGTAAGGGAGTACGGTGCGTGATGTTATAGCAATTGGTGTAAAATTATTGGAAATAAGGTAAGGCGTCCAGTTAATTCCATCTGGGCTGGTTGCTATATTATACGAACCTTGACCGGTTGCCACCCATAAGAATCCGTTCCATGTGATACCATTTCCACCACCGCTAAAAATAATGGATGCCGAATCAGCACCGGTCCAATTAATGCCATCGTAACTATATGCGATGGAGTTTGTACCACTACCGACCGCAACCCACTGACTGCCATTCCATGCTACACCATACGCAAATGTGCCGAATGGATCGTTTACATAGTTCCAATTGATACCATCATAACTGTACGTTAACGTTACATCGGATACAGCACCAACTGCCACCCACAAGGTTCCATTCCAGGCAACACTTTGACCAATTCCTATCCAAGACTGACTTATACTATTCCATGTAATACCGTCATTACTATAGGCAATAAAATTTGTACCATTTCCTACTGCGACCCATATAGTACCGTTCCACGCAATGCCGTTTCCAGACGTTGAAAATGTAGATGTTCCTAGTCCAGTCCAATGAATACCATCGTAACTATATGCCATTGTATTTGAACCAGTGCCAACTGCTATCCACATTTGACCGTTCCATGCCGCTGCATAACCTCCACCGTTAAAAATTATACCTGCGCCAATATCGGCTGCCTGCCAATTCATTCCATCTGAACTGTATATAATACTCCATACTGTACTTGCTCCTGTTCCTAATCCTACCCACAGAACTCCATTATAAGCGATTCCATATATATCTGCGGCATCTAATAATGTATTTGTCGCCGAATATGATACATTACGCCATGTAATACCATCAATGCTGTAAAACAATGGGCTATTACCACTGTAATATCCATGATTAAAATACCCACCTGCTATCATCAAATTTGGACTTCCAATAATATTGATATCATAGTTATTGGCTGGAACATTTGTATATACAATAGAATTGGATGGGGGAGCAACAGTTGTTCCACCAAAGGTAATATTTGTATAAGAATCACCTATCGAGTACTGTGTCATATAGAGCTGATAATTGACTACCGGTGGAGCGGACCCCAAGGTATCAACAAGTATACTATCAATATACCAGTATACGTTATCACTTACAATTGAACATGAATATATTATATTAGGAGACCAAACGCCAAATGAATTTCTAGCAGAACCGCCTGCAGTAGTATAAATTGAATTATCCACAATAATGAAACCGTAATTTTCTAAACCGGTAAAATACAGTAAAATTTGTTGAGCATTATATGTTGCCGCAGCTAATGTAAAACTCACCGTCGCAAATGGATACGATTCCACGGATGTAATTGTATCTACAGTAGTATCATTCGCTATCTTGGTTACCGAATTGTTCATTGGGTCATATCTGGTATTGCTTGGATTTGTACTTGTGAGTGTGTAGGTACCGCCACCTTGAGGTCCTACCATTCCTGTAGGTCCTGTAGGTCCTGTAGGTCCTGTAGGTCCAGTGTCGCCTGTTGCGCCAGTGTCGCCTGTTGCGCCAGTATCGCCTGTATTGCCTGTAGGTCCAGTGTTGCCTGTTGCGCCTGTGTCACCTGTATTACCAGTAGGTCCAGTGTCACCTGTTGCGCCTGTGTCGCCTGTATTGCCAGTAGGTCCAGTGTCACCTGTTGCGCCCGTGTTGCCTGTGGGTCCTGTGTCTCCAGTAGCACCTGTATCGCCAGTGTTGCCTGTCGGTCCAGTATCGCCAGTTGCACCTGTGTCTCCAGTAGCACCAGTAGGACCAGTGTCTCCAGTGTCTCCAGTAGGTCCTGTATCGCCTGTGTTACCAGTATTGCCTGTGTTGCCTGTAGGTCCTGTATCGCCTGTGTTACCAGTGTTGCCTGTCGGTCCCGTTGAACCTGTATTGCCTGTAGGTCCCTTAGAGCCTGTGCTACCAGTGTTGCCTGTCGGTCCCGTGCTACCGGTGTTACCTGTAGGTCCCGTTGGACCTGTATTGCCTGTAGGTCCCGTAGAGCCTGTGCTACCAGTGTTGCCTGTTCTTCCAGTAGGTCCCGTGGATCCAGTGTTGCCCGTCGGTCCCGTGGATCCAGTGTTGCCCGTCGGACCTGTAGATCCGGTGGAGCCAGTGTTGCCTGTCGGTCCCGTAGAGCCTGTGCTACCAGTGTTTCCCGTGTTACCTGTTGGTCCCGTAGAGCCTGTGCTACCAGTGTTGCCTGTCGGTCCCGTTGAACCTGTGTTGCCTGTCGGACCTGTAGGTCCAGTTGAGCCAGCAATACCCGTCGGTCCAGTGCTTCCAAAACCAGTAGGTCCTGTAGCACCTGTTGCGCCTGTAACACCCGCTACCGTAGCATATGTAATATTTCCTACACTTGAGTCGTAAGCAAGAACATATTGTGGAGTTGATCCAGTGGCTGCTATAAGTGGTGCTTGTACTCCACCACTATTCGTGATTTCAAACAATGTTGTTCCGCCTGCGAGATTTACTGGTGCGATACCAAGTCCCTTCTTGAAAAAGAAGGATGTATTGGAGGTTTCTGAACCGATGATAAAATTATTCGCCGATGAGTTTCCATAGGTTCCAAACATCGTTGTGTATTGGCTTGTAACTGCCAAATCAAATACAATATTTTTATTTGAATTTCCTGATGTAAAATGGTAAGCTGTTTGTGTTCCTCCAGTTCCAGCAGCATTGAAATTTTCGTTCACACTGAAACCATTCGACCCTTGAGCATAAAACTCTTGCTGACCAATTGAAAAGGTACCGCTAAATGCGCCGTTAACCGTTGAAAGTGTTTGTCCGTCAAATACAAGATTTGAGTTTGCCAGTGCCGATGTTGAAGTCAGTGCCGTTAATACATAGGTTGGCTTTGGATTTTGAATGGGTTGAAATCCTGGTCCGGTTGAACCTGTACTGCCAGTGTTACCTGTGGGTCCGGTGCTGCCAGTGTTGCCTGTAGAGCCAGTGTTACCTGTAGGTCCGGTGCTGCCAGTATTACCTGTAGGTCCGGTGCTGCCAGTATTACCTGTAGGTCCGGTGCTGCCAGTATTACCTGTCGGTCCAGTACTGCCAGTATTACCCGTCGGTCCAGTACTGCCAGTATTACCCGTCGGTCCAGTGCTGCCAGTGTTACCTGTAGGTCCAGTGGAGCCAGTGTTACCTGTAGGTCCAGTGGAGCCAGTGTTACCTGTCGGTCCTGTGCTGCCAGTGTTACCTGTAGGTCCGGTGCTGCCAGTGTTACCTGTCGGTCCTGTGCTGCCAGTGTTACCTGTAGGTCCAGTACTGCCAGCGATACCCGTCGGTCCAGTGGAGCCAGCGATACCCGTCGGTCCAGTGGAGCCAGTGTTTCCTGTAGGTCCTGTGCTGCCAGTGTTTCCTGTCGGTCCTGTGCTGCCAGTGTTTCCTGTCGGTCCAGTACTGCCAGTGTTACCTGTAGGTCCAGTGGAGCCGGTGTTGCCTGTCGGTCCTGTGCTTCCAACAATACCGGTAGGTCCGGTACTACCTGTTGGTCCAGTGCTGCCAGTGTTACCAGTGGATCCCGTATTACCTGTTGGTCCAGTGCTGCCAGTGTTACCCGTATTACCTGTTGGTCCAGTGCTGCCAGTGTTACCAGTGGATCCCGTATTACCGGTTGGTCCAGTGCTACCAGTGGGTCCAGTGCTGCCAGTGGGTCCAGTGCTGCCAGTATTACCTGTAGGTCCAGTGGAGCCGGTATTGCCTGTCGGTCCTGTAGAGCCAGAGGCTCCTGTAATACCAGTCGGTCCCGTGAATCCAGTAGAGCCCGTAGGTCCAGTAAAGCCAGTCGATCCTGTAAGTCCCGTCGGTCCAGTACCAATCGCGCCCGTTGGACCTGTAGGTCCAGTCAAACCTTGCGGTCCTGTTGTACCCGTGGGACCCGTTGCGACCGATGCCGCCAACGTTGTATGTAAATGAGACGGTGTGGCACCTTGGAAATACATAGTTAGTGCTACACCAGATCCAGAACCAGTGCCGAACGATTCAGCATAAACATTCAGTAAAATCTGAGAACTAATACTTTGTAATTCTACCTCAGGTACATAGGTTGTAATATCTACTTCTTGTGTTGTTGTCAAATTGACTGCTTGAGGAGAATTTGATGAGGATGCTAAGAGTAAAGTTTGACCTGAACTTGTATATGAAATATTGAAATAAACATTGACATATCTATTATTGTTATTGGAGATAGATGCATAAAGATTCAAGTCCCATAGTCCCGCAGGAATAAAGTTTGTCGGTAAAACACCCGTTATTGTTGAGAACTGAGCCAAGTCCGTATATCCTGTATTATTCACTGTAGCAGTGATTGTTGTTTGAGGCGTACTGGGAATAACATCCAAAGTGCCTCCAATTGGTGAAGAACTATAAGCACCGCCTGGTGTATTCAAGAATAAAGTAAGACCACCTGATACACCATTAATACCTGCGGCACCAGTTGGTCCTGTGGATCCTGTCGCGCCTGTTGTGCCAGTTGGTCCTGTACCGATAGGACCTGTGGGTCCTGTTGATCCTGTATTACCGGTTGTGCCTGTAGATCCAGTGTTACCCGTCGGTCCTGTAGAGCCAGTGTTGCCAGTATTGCCAGTTGGTCCCGTAGATCCAGTGTTACCGGTTGCGCCTGTAGCTCCAGTGTTGCCAGTAGGTCCTGTAGATCCAGTGTTTCCCGTCGGTCCCGTGGAGCCCGTGTTACCAGTGGGTCCCGTGGATCCAGTGTTTCCCGTCGGTCCTGTAGATCCAGTGTTGCCAGTTGGTCCTGTGGAGCCCGTGTTACCAGTGGGTCCCGTGGATCCAGTGTTTCCCGTAGATCCCGTGGAGCCCGTATTACCAGTCGGTCCTGTGGAGCCAGTAGAACCTGACGCACCCGTTATACCCGTAGATCCCGTGGAGCCCGTATTACCAGTCGGTCCGGTTGAGCCAGTGTTGCCCGTAGGTCCTGTTGAGCCAGTGTTGCCAGTCGGTCCTGTAGATCCAGTATTGCCAGTTGGTCCCGTAGATCCAGTATTGCCAGTTGGTCCCGTAGAGCCTGTGTTGCCAGTAGGTCCTGTGGATCCAGTGTTGCCAGTCGGTCCTGTGGATCCAGTAGAACCTGACGCACCCGTTATACCCGTAGAACCAGTGTTGCCCGTGGGTCCCGTAGATCCAGTAGAACCTGACGCACCCGTTATACCCGTAGGTCCCGTAGACCCAGTGTTGCCCGTGGGTCCCGTAGATCCAGTAGAACCTGACGCACCCGTTATACCCGTTGCTCCCGTAGAACCAGTGTTGCCCGTGGGTCCCGTAGATCCAGTAGAACCTGACGCACCCGTTATACCCGTTGCTCCCGTAGAACCAGTGTTGCCCGTGGGTCCCGTAGATCCAGTAGAACCTGACGCACCTGTTATACCCGTTGCTCCCGTAGAACCAGTGCTACCAGTATTGCCCGTGGAACCTGATGCGCCCGTTATACCCGTTGGTCCTGTAGAACCTGTATTTCCCGTCGGACCTGTAGAACCGGTATTTCCTGTATTACCTGTGTTACCTGTATTTCCTGTAGGTCCTGTAGCACCGTGTCCTGTAGGTCCGGTTGAGCCTGTATTGCCGGTTGAACCGGTTGAGCCTGTATTACCTGTAGGTCCAGTATTGCCAGTTGAGCCAGTTGAGCCAGTTGAGCCCGTATTGCCTGTAGAACCAGTCGGTCCAGTACTACCCGTAGCACCTGACGCACCTGTTATACCCGTAAATCCAGTGCTGCCTGTGTTTCCTGTACTGCCAGTCGGTCCAGTGCTGCCCGTAGCACCTGACGCACCTGTTATACCCGTAAATCCAGTGCTGCCTGTGTTTCCTGTACTGCCAGTCGGTCCAGTGCTGCCCGTAGCACCTGACGCACCTGTTATACCCGTAGATCCAGTGCTGCCTGTGTTTCCTGTACTGCCAGTCGGTCCAGTGCTGCCCGTAGCACCTGACGCACCCGTAATACCGGTTGTACCCGTTGAGCCAGTAGAGCCAGAGGCACCTGTAGCGCCTGTGCTACCGGTGTTGCCAGTGGGTCCGGTTGAGCCGGTGTTACCTGTAGAGCCTGACGCACCCGTAATACCTGTAAATCCTGTGCTGCCCGTATTTCCCGTAGGACCGGTTGAACCTGTTGCACCGGTGATACCCGTTGGACCCGTAGAGCCTGTATTACCTGTTGAACCTGTAGCTCCAGATGCGCCGGTAGATCCTGTAGAGCCAGAGGCACCAGTTGGACCGGTTGAACCAGTAGAGCCCGTGGAACCGGTTGGTCCGGTTGGTCCTGTAGAGCCCGTAGAGCCCGTAGAGCCCGTGCTGCCTGATGCGCCCGTAATACCAGTTGCGCCTGTGCTTCCTGTAGAGCCAGAGGTACCCGTTGAACCAGTGTTGCCTGTAGAGCCTGAGGCACCCGTAATACCTGTCGGTCCAGTACTACCTGTATTTCCCGTAAATCCGGTTGAGCCGGTGATACCTGTTGGTCCTGTTCCTATCGCACCTGTTGGACCCGTCGGTCCCGTTAAACCCTGTGGTCCTGTAATTCCAGTGGGACCTGTGGCAACCGATGCGGCTAATGTGGTATGTAAATGGCTTGGTACTGCGCCCTGGAAATTCATCGTCAGCACCGAGCTTGAAATAAATGCCTCCGCATAAATATTTAAAATAATCTGTGAACTTACACTCTGTAATGTTACTTCAGGAATATAGGTCGTTATATCAATCGCTTGGACCGTTGTCTGATTCATTTGTTGTCCTGATCCCGCCGAACCTGCCAAAAAGACAGTTTGTCCTGAACTCGTATACGCTAGATTAAAATAGATATTTACATATTGTCCAAGTGTGTTATTGTTAATATATCCGAATAAGTTCAAATCCCATAAACCTGATGGTACGAATGATGCCGGTAAAGTTCCATTCACTGTAGAAAATGTAGCAATATCAGTATATCCTGAGGTTCCAACAGTAGCAGTAATACTCGTTTGGGGTGTGCTGGGAATGACTTGTAGAGTACCGCCAATTGGTGTACTTGTGTAGGTGCCACCAGGTGTATTAAGGAACAGAGTGAGACCACCTGATACACCATTTACACCCGCAACACCCGTCGGTCCAGTAGGTCCAGTGCTACCGGTTGCGCCCGTAGGACCTGTACCAATCGGACCAGTCGGACCTGTAGATCCTGTATTGCCCGTGAATCCGGTAGAGCCTGTAGGTCCTGTAGAGCCTGTAGAGCCTGTATTACCTGTGGCTCCTGTGGCTCCTGTGGGTCCGGTTGAACCAGTACTACCGGTACTACCAGAAGCGCCTGTAATGCCTGTTGCGCCTGTAGAGCCTGTGTTACCCGTGGATCCAGTAGAGCCTGTGTTACCCGTTGGTCCCGTGGAACCCGTGGAGCCAGTGTTGCCTGTGGGTCCTGTGCTACCGGTGTTACCCGTGAGACCCGTGGAACCCGTAGAGCCAGTGTTACCCGTGTTACCCGTGGGTCCTGTGGAACCCGTGGGTCCTGTGGAACCCGTGGGTCCTGTGGAACCCGTGGGTCCTGTGGAACCCGTGGGTCCTGTGGAGCCTGTGCTACCGGTGTTACCCGTGTTACCCGTGGGTCCTGTGCTACCGGTGTTACCCGTGGAGCCAGTGTTGCCTGTGGGACCCGTGTTACCCGTGGGTCCTGTGCTGCCTGTGTTGCCGGTGGGTCCTGTGCTACCGGTGTTACCCGTGGAGCCGGTGTTACCAGTAGGTCCCGTAGATCCCGTGTTACCCGTGGATCCCGTGGAGCCGGTATTACCCGTGGATCCCGTTGAGCCCGAGGCGCCTGTAATACCCGTTGCGCCCGTAGATCCAGTATTACCCGTGGGTCCTGTGCTGCCTGTGGAACCCGTTGAGCCCGTATTACCTGTAGATCCAGTATTACCCGTGGGTCCTGTGCTACCTGTCGCTCCTGTTGAGCCTGTAGAGCCAGAGGCACCCGTTGGTCCGGTAGAGCCGGTAGAGCCAGAGGCACCCGTTGGTCCCGTTGAGCCCGTATTACCCGTGGATCCCGTGTTGCCCGTTGGACCGGTGTTTCCCGTTGAGCCTGTGGAGCCCGAAGCGCCTGTAATACCGGTTGCGCCCGTATTACCCGTGGATCCAGTACTACCCGTAGGTCCTGTGGAGCCGGTGCTGCCTGTGCTGCCTGTGGCTCCTGTAGCACCCGTATAACCAAAAACCGATGTGCCAACATATGGTAGTACACGACGTGATGCCACGCCATATCCACCTGTGGAAAATATAGACGTTCCACGACCCGTCCAGGTAATACCATCGGGGCTAGTGGCAATAGTATTTGTTCCCTTGCCTACAGCAACCCATAGTGAACCGTTCCACGCCACGCCATTTCCAGATGTGGAAAATATAGACGTTCCACGACCCGTCCAGGTAATGCCATCTGCGCTGGTGGCAATAGTATTTGTTCCATAACCTACAGCAACCCATAATACACCGTTCCACGCCACGCCATATCCACCTGAGGAAAATATAGACGTTCCACGACCGGTCCAGGTAATACCATCGGGGCTAGTGGCAATAGTATTTGCTGTTCCTACACCTACAACAACCCATAATGAACCGTTCCACGCCACGCCATATCCACCTGAAGGAAATGTAGATGTTTCACGACCCGTCCAGTTAATACCATCAGGGCTAGTAATAATACTACTTGATCCATCACCTACAGCAACCCATAATACACCGTTCCATGCTACGCCATGTCCACCAGTGCCAAATATAGTAAATATTGTCGCTCCACGACCCGTCCAGTTAATGCCATCAGGGCTAGTAGCAATAGTATTTGTTGTTCCTTCACCTACAGCAACCCATAATGAACCGTTCCACGCCACGCCATTTCCTCCTGAGGAAAATATAGACGTTCCAGTACGACCCGTCCAGGTAATACCATCGGGGCTAGTGGCAATAGCATTTGTTCCATAACCTACAGCAACCCATAATGAACCGTTCCACGCCACGCCATCTCCTCCTGAGGAAAATATAGACGTTCCACGACCGGTCCAGGCAATGCCATCGTAACTATATGCCAAACTATTTGTTCCTTGACCTACAGCAACCATAAAGTTTTCAGATACAAGCGGATATGCTGGTCCTGTGGCTCCTGTCGCACCCGTGGAGCCCGTGTTGCCCGTTGGTCCGGTAGATCCAGTGTTACCTGTATTGCCCGTTGGTCCAGTGGAACCGGTGTTTCCCGTGTTGCCCGTTGGTCCGGTAGAGCCGGTGCTGCCCGTGGGTCCCGTTGAGCCCGTATTACCCGTGTATCCCGTGTCACCCGTTAGTCCTGTAGAACCGGTACTACCCGTAGATCCCGTGGGACCTGTAAAGCCCGTGGCTCCAGTATTTCCCGTTGAACCGGTGGATCCAGAGTCACCTGTAATACCTGTTGGTCCTGTTCCTATCGCACCTGTTGGACCCGTCGGTCCTGTTACACCTTGCGGTCCTGTTGTACCCGTGGGACCAGTGGCAACCGACGCGGCTAATGTGGTATGTAAATGGCTTGGTACTGCGCCCTGGAAAATCATCGTGAGCACTGAACTTGAGATAAACGCCTCCGCATAAATATTTAAAATAATCTGTGAACTTACACTCTGTAATGTTACTTCAGGAACATAGGTTGTTATATCAATCGCCTGGACCGTTGTCTGATTCACTTGTTGTGCGGCATTAGACGATCCCGCCAAAAACAAGGTCTGTCCTGAGCTTGTATATTGTAAATTGAAATAGAGATTTACATATTGACCAAGAGAATTATTACTAATCGCTGTATATAAATTCAGATCCCATAGACCCGAAGGAACAATGTTTGTAGGTAAAGTACCAGTAATTGTAGAAAATGTAGCAATATCAGTATATCCTGAAGTTCCAACAGTAGCAGTAATACTCGTTTGGGGTGTGCTGGGAATGACTTGTAGAGTGCCGCCAATTTGCGCACTTGTGTAAGTACCGCCATCTGTATCTAAGAATAAAGTTAGACCACCTGATACTCCATTCACACCAGGTATACCTGTTGGACCAGTTGGTCCAGTGGACCCAGTTACACCTGTTGGACCTGTACCAATCGGACCCGTGGGTCCAGTATCGCCAGTGTTACCTGTGTCACCAGTATTTCCTGTATCGCCTGTTGCGCCTGTAGGTCCAGTATCACCTGTATCGCCAGTAGGTCCAGTGTCACCTGTTGCGCCTGTGTCACCTGTATTGCCAGTAGGTCCAGTGTCACCTGTTGCGCCTGTGTCGCCTGTATTGCCAGTAGGTCCAGTGTCGCCTGTTGCGCCTGTATCACCTGTTGCGCCCGTGGGTCCAGTATCACCTGTGTCGCCTGTAGGTCCAGTGTCGCCTGTTGCGCCCGTGTCGCCTGTTGCGCCCGTGTCGCCTGTTTCGCCCGTGGGTCCAGTATCACCTGTTGCTCCCGTAGGTCCAGTATCGCCTGTTGCGCCTGTAGGTCCGGTGTCGCCTGTTGCGCCTGTGATACCGGTTGCACCCGTGGGTCCAGTATCGCCTGTTGCGCCTGTGTCGCCTGTAGCGCCTGTGCTACCGGTGTTTCCCGTATTACCCGTTGGTCCCGTAGAGCCTGTGTTACCTGTTGGTCCCGTAGAGCCTGTGCTACCAGTGTTACCCGTTGGTCCCGTTGAGCCCGTTTTACCCGTGGATCCCGTTGAACCTGTATTACCTGTGGCTCCAGTATTACCCGTAGGTCCCGTAGAGCCTGTGTTGCCCGTGGGTCCAGTTGAGCCGGTGCTGCCCGTTGAGCCCGTGGAGCCGGTGCTGCCTGTTGGACCGGTGTTTCCCGTTGAGCCTGTATTACCCGTGGATCCCGTATTACCCGTTGGTCCTGTAGAACCAGTGCTGCCTGTATTGCCCGTGGGTCCCGTTGAGCCCGTTGAACCCGTCGATCCATATCCAGTAGGACCAGTGGAGCCCGTGCCTCCAGTGTTACCTGTACTACCTGTAGAGCCAGAGGCACCCGTCGGACCTGTACTGCCTGTAGAGCCAGAAGCACCCGTTAGACCTGTGCTGCCTGTTGGTCCAGTGGCTCCAGTATTTCCCGTTGTGCCTGTAGATCCGGTTGGACCCGTTGGACCTGTTCCAATCGGTCCAGTAGCACCTGTGGCACCCGTGCCACCCGTAGGACCCACCGATAAACGTGTAATATTCATCGTCGTTCCCGCTTTCATAATAACCGTATAAGAATTGGTATTTTGATACTTGAAATTGATGTAATCACCTGGATTCAACGATTCGTATAATATTACAGGAACCGGTGCCGGCGAGACTGTACCCACTGTATAAATAACATACTGCGTAGACCAAATCGTTGACGTATTTTTCTGCATGCTAAGTGTAATATATCCGTACAATGACTGTGATACAACAAATATAGGCTGAATTGCGTAATAGCCCGATGTAGAAAATGTAAATGCGCCAGTTGAATAATTAAAATTAATATTGGGAGTTGTTGCATTATATGTGATAGATGACATGCCCTGGAAAGCATCCAAAGTGGAGGTTGTAGCAAATCCCGTTTGGTCCAAACGGCTGTACATACTAAATACAATATCGGATGACGCACCCTGCGCACCAGCCACACCCGTCGGTCCCGTGCTACCCGTATTTCCCGTCGGTCCTGTATAGGATACACCGGTTGGACCTATTGCGCCTGTAGGACCAGTTGGTCCTTGCCCAGTTGGACCTGTGGATCCCGTGTTACCAGTTGAACCAGTATTACCGGTTGAACCGTAACCCGTGGGACCCGTGGATCCCGTATTACCGGTTGAACCGGTATTACCAGTGTTGCCTGTGCTGCCCGTGGGTCCGGTGCTACCTGTGCTGCCCGTGCTGCCAGTGTTGCCAGTGCTGCCCGTGGGTCCGGTGTTACCTGTGCTGCCCGTGCTGCCAGTGTTGCCAGTGCTGCCCGTGGGTCCAGTAGAGCCAGAGGCACCAGTATTACCCGTTGGTCCTGTTGAGCCCGTGTTTCCCGTGGGTCCTGTTGAGCCCGTGTTTCCCGTAGAACCGGTAGCACCTTGTCCTGTTGGACCCGTACTACCTGTGTTACCAGTTGAACCTGTATTACCTGTGGTACCCGTTGGACCCGTAGCGACCGATGCCGCCAAGGTTGTATGTAAATGGGATGCTGTATTTGCCTGAAAATACATTGTAAACGACGTTGTACTTCCAACATACTCCGCAAAGATATCCAAATAAATCAATGAATTCACGCTAGACAAGGTTGTTGCCGGTACATAAACGGTACCATCTGTTGTTTGGGCAATCGTTTGGTTTACCTGTGTTGGCACATTCGACGAGGATGCCAGAAGAATCTTCTGACTTGAACTTACGTAAGATATATTGAAATATACATTTGCATAACGGTTTATATTATTTCCTACGCTTGCAAACAAATTCAGATCCCATAGACCAGCCGGCACGAACGTAGTCGGTATGACACCGTTAATCGTTGAAAATGTTGCGACATTTGTATAGGTTGCTGCTAATGTAGGAACTGTGATAATTGTATCAATATTGTCTGGAATTTCCTCTAATGTGCCTCCAACGGGACTCGCACTATATGTACCACCAGGTGTATTAAGAAACAGAATAAGACCACCGCTCACACCATCAATACCTGGTAAGCCAGTCGGTCCCGTGCTACCGGTGTTACCTGTAGGTCCCGTTGGACCTGTACCAATCGGACCAGTCGGACCTGTAGAGCCTGTGGGTCCCGTTGCTCCCGTGCTGCCTGTAGGTCCTGTATAGCCGGTATTACCCGTAGAGCCCATCAATCCTGTGGCACCAGTTGAGCCCGTAGATCCAGTAGACCCCGTGTTTCCTGTGCCTCCTGTGGCTCCTGTATTACCTGTGGGTCCCGTAGCTCCTGTATTGCCTGTAGGTCCAGTTGGTCCTGTTCCTAACGGACCGGTAGAGCCTGTAGCACCCGTTGAACCTGTAGGTCCTGTGCTACCGGTAGTGCCTGTGTATCCAGTTCGTCCTGTCGGTCCCGTATAACCCGTAGCACCCCGTTCGCCTGTTGGATAAAACAGCACATTTGTAAGAGTTATACCGTTCGTGGGAGCAACCATTAAGATTTCTGCACTACATACACCTTGAACGATTGAGGAACTGACTAACAGTACGCCATTTTGAAACGCATTGACGTTTGTACCATCTGTGTAAATAGATAAGATATCGCCAGCAGAGAAGGTTCCAGTATAGATGGCACCCGCACCAGGTACAATAAATTGTAATGTATTCAAATAGTTCAAATCAAAATAATAAATATTTCCAGACGAATTTATCCACGCCTGGATTTCTGCGCGGCTTTCGGTAAGTGCCGGTGCCTCAAACTGTAAATATACTCCCTGTACGCTTGTATTATATGATTGTAGTGATGTTACATCTGCATATGATGTGCCGCCATTAATATGAATCGTGGTTGGTGTAACGACCTGAATACTCGCCGAACTCGGAACCCATGTTGTAAAGGTAGCGCCCTGAACGCCGGTTGGACCCGTAGAACCTGTATTACCCGTTGAGCCTATAGAGCCCGTGGCACCCGTAGATCCCGTAGGTCCAGTGCTACCAGTGCTGCCCGTGCTACCCGTGCTGCCTGTGTTTCCAGTGCTACCTGTGGTTCCTGTGGGACCCGTGCTGCCCGTGCTGCCCGTGCTGCCTGTGGGACCCGTGCTACCCGTGCTGCCCGTGCTGCCCGTGCTGCCTGTGTTTCCCGTGTTTCCAGTGGGACCCGTGCTGCCCGTGCTACCCGTGCTACCAGTGGGTCCCGTGCTGCCAGTGTTTCCTGTGGGACCCGTGCTGCCTGTGGTTCCTGTGGGACCCGTGGGACCCGTGGCACCCGTAGTACCCGTAGAACCCGTAGAACCAGTATAACCTGTGTAACCTGTGTAACCTGTACCACCGCCGCCACCACCAGGTCCAAAAATACCCTCATAGCGCCAAAAGTTAATTGTCACCGTTGCGCCCGTCGGTATCGGATTCAAATAAAAGGTCAACACACCCGCATCCTGATCCAAATTCCACGGATACGTCGCATCCGTTGGCTGAAGATTTGGAATATTTAAAGAACCCGTCACCGTGATACGAATATTATAACTTCCTACAGGATCGTAATTGTAAGGGATTTGATTTGTTAGCAAGTTATTCAATCCACTGCCCGTCTGGTCCGCCTGTAACGACCAGAAACCGATGCCCGCATTTAAATTTGTACTGCTCAGAATAGCCGCTGTATATAAAACAACCCATGGATATTCCGAATTCCACTGCTTGCTCAAAGCATAGGCAGTAGGATACGAAGGGTCGTGTGAATCCAGTGCTAACGGGGCACCCGCACTACCAGGGGCTACAGATGGTATCTCCTGTTGGTACACCTGTAAGGTAGTAACGTAAGGTCGGGCATCTACTGGAGCTTCTGCTGTAAATGGTTGTGTTGGTCGCGCGTCTGGCGCACCAAGATACTTCTTGTACAGCAAACTGTTCAAGAATGTCTGACTTGGAAACGAAGACATCTTATTTTACAGCCTGTTTTTTAAAAAATCAGAGATAACGAGATGCGCTCCGATTACGGGAACGAGGCTGTTACATATGAAAAATCCGCATCATCGGACATAGGTAGTCCAATTCTACAATAGAGATATAGCGTATTTGCTATAACAACGGGCGCAGGGACTGCCGCTTGGATTAAAAAGTTATTGCCGCTGACCGAAGTGGCTACGAATCCACCACGAACGTACGCCGATGTAGGATAGTTACTCGTCAGCAACTGATAGTAATTTGTTGTACCAACCACCTTTGTAGGATCATTGGCGTTGGCATTGAGCCAAATCGTCGTTTTTGTTGCTGTATCAAAGGCGTATAAACCGGTACCTCCATCAATAGACGGATAAATGTTCGCAGTATCTTCAAGTCGGTAAAGAATGTACAGAGGGTTGCCAGCGGCAGTGACTGCGACTGCCGGATTTGCCGCCTTTTGTACAATATTTCGTACATTATGTAATGTAAATGTTACGGTCGCACCGTATGTTCCCGCTCCTAGTTTCCAAACAAATGTGGCAAAGCGGTAGCCGGTGCCCGCAATTGAGGTATAATCCACGAGACTTGTCGGCGATACATTCGAATTGATTAAATAATTATGATAGTTTTTATAGCCTATTTGTACACTATTGGATGTACTGTTCGGTGTAATGAATACACCGTCTGCTACTTGTAATTCCGTAGTAGCATCGTATGTTCCCGTGTTATATGTACCAGAATCGGTCAGAGACCATGTTTCATTATAGAGAACCGATGCGTATGTATTTGTCGGTGTTGCGCCTACCGTTGTAGGTGTAGTAAATGAGTACGCCGGTAAATAGGTCGGCGTATTATCCATAGTAGGATTAAAATTGCTTGTATTGGTAAGTGCGGATCCTGCGGACCAGCACCGTGTACCGGCAACGGATCCGCTCGTATTCAGTGTTGGAATAGAGGTCGGTATGGTGGGGGACGGGGCGGCGACCAACGAATACGATGGACCGTCCGCAATCACCGGTATAGTTGACGTTACGGGTGACGAATTGGCATGTGGATTATGTGCGACTGCTGTAACAATTGCGCTGTTTGAATAAATGGCATCCGTCGTTATGTTTACCGATGCGAGTGACGTATTTGAAAAGGTGAGCGGTCCAGTAATCTGCGACGTCGGCGATGGCAGCGTTGTATTACTTGTATAACTATTACTTCCAATTGTGAGGGTATACGATACAAGCGGGTCGCTATAGAAATAATTGCCTAAGTTTGACGCAGTGGCGGTAATTGTTGCGGTGGCAACTCCATAAATTACATAAATACCTGATACCTGTGTATTTGACGTTGCCAATGTATACGATAAAGCGGTCACCGCCGGTGTTGTCGTCAAATTATCGTAATAATACTGATACGAATTAGAGGTAATCACGCCGCTCGGAGAACTTCCATCCAACTGCTGTTCAATAACTGTTAACCGATTTATATTTGGACTATATCCAACCGTTCCTATCACATTTGAATTAATTGTGATTGTATTTAGCGATTTGAGATAAAACCCTTGGTCATACGCCGGATTTCCATAATATGTATCAGTCGTTCCTGACGTAAGAGAGAGCCCATTTGTGGTTTGGGGTGTTGTCGGTGCCGCTTGTGAAAATCCGCCAAATGCGACCAGCGGTCCGTTGGACGTAGCAGACGCACTTGTCAGCAAAAAAGTAGATAAATACATAATATTGGCTGCTGCCGACCCACGGTCCAATACTGTATGAATCGGCGTGGCGTATGTATCGCTCGTGAGTGTATTGGACGTCGTTAAGACATTTGTGACCGTTAAATTATCACTACAGCGTTTTACGATTCCGTTATTGTAATAACTCGCCCCGCTAAATGTTAAACTTGTTGGCGTTGGAATCTGCGATAAATATGTTGTTGTGCCGACCGTTGATGCTTGCTCACCGTAAGCCGGATTCGCCGTATTGGATGCCGTTACATAGACCTCCGTCTGCGTATCAGGATATAAATTGCCTGGATATGTATACGACAGATTCAACCCATTCTGTACCCAATTATTATAGTACGGCGTATTCGGATACGGTAGCACAGGGCTCAAGGTTTGTACGGTGCCCCCTGTAAATGTTGTACTTCCAACAAAACGATAGAGAGTTGAAATGGACGAAAAGGCGAGGGCATACACCGCAATCGTCGCCGAGGTCGTCGGATTGAGTACATCTACAAATTGCGGCGCAGTATAACTCACCGATAAACTGGTTACATTTGAACCGGTGACGGTGAATGTTTGAGGATACGATGGCGTACCTGATACACTAAATCCTGTGATTACAACTGTAGAGGAACTAATTGATTGGTTTCGGTTTTGGTAATACATCTCAATTGCGCCGGTGGCGGGCGCATTGAAATTTGAAAATGTAGGATTATAATAAAAGACCGAATAAGTGCTCCCCAATGTTGGAAAATTCACATATCCGTACGTATTTGCGAGCGCAGCCTGATTGGTAAGAACAAGACCGGTTACGTGTATAGTACTACAATATCCTCCAATAGCATCTAGATAATTGGGTGGACCCGTGCCGCCTCCATTCACGACAAACGTAGATAGTTGCGGAGTTGATACAATGGCAGAGTAGGATGAAACAAATGGTAGATATCCAATCGGTACACCCACGTTAATCGTAGATGGATATGTCCAAGGAATAAAGATTTCGGTGGATTGCGAGGTCGGCGTACCTATCACCGGTGCCGGTGGCGGGTCTATTAAATATCGTTGATACCATATATCGTTACCAGCCGGACCAGTTGCGCCCGTATTTGTAGCCGTACCTGGTATGCCCTGAGGACCCGTTGGACCTATTGAACCCGTGCTGCCCGTTGCACCCGTATAGCCTGTGCCGCCGCCACCACCTCCACCAGGACCCGTCGGACCTGGAATTCCTATTGGACCTGTCGGACCTGTCGGACCCGTATAGCCTGTGCCGCCGCCACCACCTCCACCAGGACCCGTCGGACCTGGAATTCCTGTTGGACCCGTCGGACCACCCGCCGGACCTGGAATTCCTATTGGACCTGTCGGACCTGTCGGACCCGTATAGCCTGTGCCGCCGCCACCACCTCCACCAGGACCCGTCGGACCTGGAATTCCTGTTGGACCCGTCGGACCACCCGCCGGACCTGGCGGACCCGTAGCACCTCGTCCCGTCGGTCCAGTACAACCCTTCTCACCGAGTAAGCCCTGCGGACCTGTAAATCCGGTTGGTCCTATACTACCAGTACTTCCTGTAGATCCGGTACTACCGGTATTGCCGGTATTACCTGTACCAATAGGACCTGTTGGACCCGTATATCCAGTGCTTCCAGTAAGACCCGTCGGTCCCATAGTACCAGTTGGACCCGTAGGTCCTATGTTACCAGTTGGACCCGTATTTCCAGTATTTCCAGTAGGACCCTTATCTCCAGTATTTCCAGTAGGACCAGTCGGTCCTGTACCTATCGGACCGGTCGCTCCTGTCATACCAGTTGGACCTGTCGGTCCTAGTGTACCCGTTGGACCCGTCGGTCCTGTGTTACCCGTTGTGCCCGTTGTACCAGTGGGTCCCGTGGCTCCTTGACCCGTTGGTCCTGTATTACCTGTCTCACCGGTATTACCGGTTGAACCCGTAAACCCCGTCGGTCCTGTGCCTATCGCGCCCGTGGGTCCCGTTATACCCGTTGGTCCTGTAGCACCTTGTCCCGTGGGTCCTGTAAAACCAGTTGCACCTGTATTCGTTGCTGTACCAGCGGGACCCGTTTGACCAAGATAATATGGTAAAGCATTCCATAGACGGACACCATCGCCTAATTTAACACGAAGTGTATCTATCTCATAGCCAAATTCACCCTCTGCTAGCAATGTATTGTCTATTGCCCATTGCGCAGAAGTACCGCGTCTGAGCTGAAACTGGACAAACGGCATCCCTACCTTTCAATTCTATATAAACTATACGATATTTTACTCAACGTCACCGCAGTCAAATCCATATTGAAACATAGACATTGATATAAATGCGGAATTTCCACCGCTAAATGGTACTTGCGGTCCCGTTGGACCCGTTGGTCCCTTTCCGCCCATAAGACCGCTAAAATTTGCGCCGCCTTGCGGACCCTGCGGTCCTATACTGGTCAAGACTTGCGCATTGATTGTATATATATCAGCGGTTCCGAATGATCCATTGATGGCTGTAATATTTCCAATTGTTATATAACCGGTGTCTGGATCGTAGGCAAGAATGACCCCTTTAAAATTTGTTGTATATAGTTCAGCACTGCTAACATAGACCGGAGTACCATATATGTAGGCTAAATTTAGTCCAACCTCCATCATAATAATACCGCCCATTGTCGGCGTAATAAGAACAGGAGTTTGTGTAATACTACTAAATCTATTTCCCGCCTTGCCAGACGGACCCGTAGGACCCGTGCCTGCGCCTGTAACTATAGAGAAACTACTATATAGACTTGGATCAAACGAATTATAGGATGTTCTTGATGTTGTCGTAGGGTCACCCTCTAGTTGCGGCGGTGCTTGCGATAACGTTAACCGTAATGTTCTAGTTTGAGGTATATATGGTATAGGTTTTTCGTATATACGTAAAAAATTATTTAGCAATACAGTCGCTGTACGACTCATCCCTATCCGTGTCGGTTTAAAAAATTGTAACCGTTTACTAACTAAATGGCTTCCTTTGATACGCTCGCCTCTCTTCTACAGAAAGTACAGACCTCGCCATGTCTAGAAATTATATCTACCGATTCGGTCACAAAGGGAAAACTATGTCTTAATATGATTGTGAAGAACGAAAGCCGTATTATTCGCCGTCTTATGGAGTCCGTAGTCGGCATCATTGATTCCTATTGTATTTGCGATACGGGTAGTACAGACGATACAATTGCGATTATTCGTGATTTTATGACGTCAGCGGGCAAGTCTGGTGAAGTGTATAGCGAGCCGTTCAAGAACTTCGGATACAATCGTACACACGCCCTTGAACGTGCGGCTCGGTGGGCAGACCATGCGCTCCTCCTTGACGCCGATATGAAACTCGTGATTTTGCCAGAGTTCTCGGCGGCAAATCTGACCGCCGACGTCTATACCATCCTCCAGCGTAATGGTGGTCTGGACTACTTTAATACCCGCATTGTTCGTACTGGTGTCGGTATCAAGTGCGTTGGACCCACCCATGAATACTATGATATTCCAGGCGGCAAGACAACTGAACAAATGAAATCGCTCGTGATTGAGGATATTGGCGACGGTGGTGCCAAGTCCGATAAGTTTGAGCGTGATGTCCGTCTTCTTCTTCAGGGTCTAGAAGAGGAGCCAGGTAACGTCCGTTATATGTTCTATCTCGCCAATAGTTACCGTGACCTCAGTCGCCACGCCTTAGCGGCAGAGTGGTATAAGAAGCGATTTGAAGCCGGCGGCTGGATTGAAGAGGTGTTCTACGCCGCCTTTGAACTCGGTAATATGCATAAGATTCTCGGAAATATTGCGGAGGCAATTTATTGGTGGATGGAGGCGTACAATCATCATCCCAAGCGCGCCGAATCCCTCTACGAAATCGTGAAACACTACCGTATTGTTGGAAAGCAGCGTATCGGTCAGGTGTTCTGTGATATTGCTCGCTCCATCCCTTACCCCAAAAACGATGTGCTCTTCATCAAATCCGATATTTATAATTATCTGCTGGACTACGAACATAGTATATTGGCATTTTATAGCGGTGCGAAGATTGATCACTATCGTTATTTGAAACTCGTCGGTCAAGACTACAATAAAATCAATGTTCTTTCCAATTACGCATTTTATGTCAAGAAGTTGACGAAGATGCCAGGCGTTCAGGTCTACGACTTCTGCGATGAAGTTGAGCGGGAGATTGATGGCTGGCAGGATTCCTATATCAGTAGTAGTCCTTGTATCATTCCTTGGAAGGACGGCTATCTCCTCAATGTCCGCTACGTCAATTACCGTATTCTCGGACACGGTGGCTACGATTTTAAGAACACCATGGGTAAAATTACAACGCTCAATAAGACATATATTCTTGGCACCGATATGTCACGTCTCTGCGAGAACTGGATTGACAAAGTAGAGCGTCCTCATCTCCGCTACCAGGGCGTAGAGGATGTCAAGGTGTTTGAGCACAACGGTGAATTACTGTTCCTTGGTAGTGTTGAAGACCCTACGACCGGTGCCATTCGGGTCGGTCATGGAACCTATACACTTGATAAGGATTGTTTGGTGTCGTTGCCATTCCAGAGCCCTCTCGGACGCGGATGCGAAAAGAACTGGTGCTACTTCCACGATGCTGCCGGTGAGCTACGAGTGATGTACGATTGGTCGCCCCTCACGGTCGGCAAGGTCGTTGACGGAGAGCTGGAACTTCTAACAAAGAATAGTGAAGTGCCGGCGTTTTTCCGCGACGTGCGCGGCTCTACGCACGGTATGCGGTTTGGGGGTGAACTGTGGTTCCTCTGCCATATCGCCAACTATACCACGCCGCGTACCTACTACCATCTACTGGTGGTGCTGGACGGCGACACGCTGGAGCTCAAGCGGCATTCTATTCTCTTCAAGTTTGCCGATGAATCCATCGAGTACGCCCTCGGATTGATTGTAGAATCCGAGCGGATCTTGATTTCGTTCAGCCGGTTTGACCGCACCTCCGCCGTGCTCGTGATGCCACGGGCACTCATGGAAAGTGAACTCTTTCCTGCGGCATAAAGCCGTATTTTGGATTGTTAAATAATGGTTACCTTTGTAACCGCTCTATATCTACCGACTGGTCCTATAAACAAGCCGGTAGATACATATTTTGCGTTATTTGAACGCTTGGCGGGGACGGGTATTCCGCTTATTGTCTATTTAGATGTGCGTTTGTCGGCACGGGGATCGGCAATATGTGCTCGTTTTCCTAATATACTCCGTTGTATATATGGAGTGTTAGAGAACGGGTGGATTCCACGAAATGCGGTGTTGCCGGCTGTGCGCAACTACGGCAAAGATACCGCTGATTATATGTGTATTCAATTGACGAAGTTACGGCTCATGGCGGAGGTTGCTCAAACCGGTGTGAAGTCGACTCTCGCATGGATTGATTTCGGCATTTATCATATGTTCAAAGAGTGGGATAGATGTGATAAGTTATTACTGGCGTTATCTGATTGGGATTTTATTGGGGACCGCATTCTCTCACCAGGTTACAAGGAAACATATATAACGGCATTATTTGAACATATTTGCTGGAAGCATTGCGGTAGTCTGCTTATAGGACAAGGTTGGATGTTCCAGCGAGCCTATGAACGCCAGACTGCGCTTGTATTGGAGAGTATGCCTCGACTCACCTGGGAAGTGAATTACTGGGCAATGATGGAGGACTGTTTTGACATTTATATCGCAAACCATAATGACCTGATAGTAGAGAATCTATATAACCATATATCTAAAGACTATACAAAAATACTATAGTTAGCAAATATGCTTGTAATATGCTTCACTCCTGACAAAATTGTAGGAGGGTACGGCGATCGTATTATTGGTTTACTATCGGTTCGCATGCTTAGTAAGGCTCTAGGACGGGATTTCTATATACTATGGAATAAAGAGAATATACGTCCTTATATAAACTATGCGAAATACGATTATGAGCGTTTAGAAAAGAAGGGTAGCGAACATATACGATGGCTTATAGATACTCCGTTTGAAATTAAACATTATTTACAATCTTCGGCGAAGTTATTTGACGATGCGGATGCTACGCTCTTTTATGTTAACTATGATATGGCGCAGTATCTTTATACAAATCCCCTCTTTGCGGATATTAACTATCCAACGGCTATTCTAGGCGAATATCAGACACTTTATACAGATATTTTAGTGCCCACCGATTCACTTATGGGCGTTATTGATAGATTTACTGCGGACAAAGTGAATATTATTGGTATACAGATTCGTTGCGGCGATATATATATTGCGAATGCGAAAGAGCCCTATTGTCTAGAGGAAACCGTTACACGTGCGCACGATATATTGACCGCTATAAAGAATCGCTGTTGTATAAAATATCCTACATACTCTATATTTCTAACAACGGATTATAATGAAATATATACTATAGCCAAAACTGTATGGGACCCCTCCCAAATTATCTATAATTCGGACCCCATTCAACATATTGATAGACCCATCGGTGAGGATGCTTCAAAAGTCTTTATTGATAATTATATATTGTCTCAGCGGACTATTGAACTCTATATATCCGATTATTCAAACTATGGACGAGTTGCTGCACTCTCGTGCGTCCATTCCAATATATATAATTTAAATTGTAGTCCGCTTGATAAATTTAGTCTAACAAATAAGGGGGAACAGTTATTTAAGATGCCCTCTGTCGGCGTCACATTTGTAACCGCATTATATTTGCCCGCCGGTCCAATGTTCAAACCGATTGATACATATTTTGAACAGTTTGAATGGTTGGCGGCGACAGGGGTTCCGTTAATAGTCTATTTGGACGCACGCCTTGCCGACCGAGGAGCGGTGCTCTGTGAACGATTCCCAAATATTCTCCGATGTGAATATGTCACTCTTGATACATCATGGGTTCCATCAAATGTATTATTGCCTTATACACGGCGGGAAGAGAAAGATACCATTGAATATTTTTGTATTCAACTCTCCAAATTACGGTTGCTACATGAGTCTTCTACATATGTAAAAACATCCCATGTAGCCTGGATAGATTTCGGTATTTATTATATTTTTAAGAATCCTAACATGGTGGATAAATGTTTAAAGATTATTGCGGCGGCTGAATTTCCAACAAATAAGATAATGGCGGCGGGGTGTTGGCCGCTGCCTCATGAACTTGGGTGGGATAGATACGACGTATGGAATTCTATTTGTTGGCGATTTTGCGGCGGATTTTTGTTGGGGGCGACTGGACTCTTTGCGGCGGCGGCGGCGCGACAAGAATCGCTGGTTATGGGGAATTTGCCTGGGCTCACTTGGGAGGTGAACTACTGGGCGATGATGGAGGAGCATTTCACGAACTACCGTGCGGACCATGACGATTCAATTATAGCAAATGTATGCCAATTTATTGTGCCGCAAAAAAATTGATGAATCGGTTGGCGGATGACATCCTGTCGCCTCCCTCTTACATCCCTATCTTAGCGTCCTCCGATGCCTAAACTTAGTCACTACCAGGATCTTGCTCTCGAGCATGCTTCCCGTGTGGCTTCTTCCGTCCGTTCTAGTCTCCACATTGCCTTTATCTACGGTAAAGGTGGAGCACTCCTCGCTATGGCGACCAACAAAGTCGGTGGTCGTTCTCAAGGTGCCGGTTATAGCAAATATACTATTCATGCGGAAAGGGCGGCGCTCAAGGCGATTGGCGATGATTCTTTGTTGCGCGGCGCAGTTCTCATTGTTGTGCGGTTGAATAGAATGGGTGAGCTGGCGTGCTCCAAACCGTGTCACGGTTGTATGTGCCATCTAGAGAAGGCAATGGACCGGCACGGTCTTAGGCGTGTCTATTATTCCTAAACTTTACAAAAACCAGAAAAATCAGAAAAACCATAAAAAACGAAAAAAAACGAAATGGGTTCGGTGGTCCCGAATCTTTTTCAATTCCCTGGGTATAAAATGCTTGCCGTACTCCTTGCTGCTATCGCCGCTGTTGCCGCCGGTCACAGCCTCCGCTACTCTCGTACTCAGAATACCTCTATACCTATTGTTGGTGCCGCTGAATCGTGTTCCTCTGCGGGCGACCTTGCTAAGAACTTTGTCGTCACCATTGACAACGACCAGCCTGCCCAAGGTGAAAAGGTGACCACTACCTTTGACTTTGACCTTGATGCTCCTGTTACAGGCGGCACTGCCTACTACTCGGCGACCCTCAACGGTCTTGGTCCTTTCACGTCCACGGCGGCTCTTTGCGACGAAACCGCGAAGACGAACGATCCTTGCCCTCTCGGCGTTGGTCACCACCACGAAGTCTCTACTGCCGATAACACTGTAACCGGTAAAGTTGTTACTACAATTACTTGGGAGGATGAGAGCGGCGCCCAGATTCTATGCGCCAAGATTACTACAAAGAGCTCATAAGCGTTTGTTAAAAAAATTGATTTATTTTTCGGTGATTTTGACGATTTTTTTCAAAAAATGGTGAGAATCATTGATTTATCTGGACCAGAAGGAAACGCTTACTATCTTCTATTGTTAGTAAGTAATCTTGGACGACAACTGAATTATAGTACTGAGAAAATTCAAACAATAAGGGAAGAGATGAAATCCAGCGATTACGATCATTTGGTATCGGTCTTTCATAAAAATTTTAAAGGTGTCGTTGAACTCTACCGAAATGGTGAAGTGGTGATTTAAAGGCGACGGTGTGTTATACACTCATAATCATGCTCTTTCGTCTCCTTGCCATTGCTGCCGCCTTTTTTGCCGCCGATGCTCGCAAGGGCTCCGACCCTAACGCCTGCGTCAGTTTCCAGGTTTCTCCTGGCACCGGCTGCCAGTGGATGTGTAACTACTGTGCCACAACGCTCGGCACCCCCAACTACTATTTTACCGACGGTGTTTGTACGTATGAGACCGGTGGCTGCGTTGGCTCGCCCCAGGTCGGCGTCCTCTACACCTGCTGCGCCAACTAAATTGTTATGACTTTATAGAAAAATGTCTAACTCCAACTCTTCCTATGCCTCTAACACAAATTCTTGGAACCCCCGTCTCCCACCTTATACAAATATCAAATCCGCAAATTCCAGTGTGCCACGTGCGGCGAATGTTCTTACAAATATGAAAAAGACCTCGAATGCTGCGTCTGGTTTGATGAAATTAAGCGCAAGCCGCAAGGGTCGTAAGACGACGCGTAAGACTACCCGTCGCCGTAACACTCGCCGTCGCCGGTAGATAAACTACCCCTAAAGTAAGGATGTCCAGAAGGGACAAAGATAGAAAACATACATACGAAGATATAGCGCCAGGAAAGCGTATATATGGTCGTATTCATCTACCCGATCCTATGGATGCGTACAAACCTTCCTATAGTTACAATCTAGACCTCACTCGTGAGGACTACTTCGGTACTCCTAAAATGGAGGAATGGCGAAAATCTCATGAGGAGTACATTCGTAGCAGTGACCGTATTCTCAAAATAGTGAAAGCCTATACCTTTCACGGAGACCGGCTCGCTAATACCTATTTGCGCGGAGTCTTGTCCGGCTTAGAAGATCTCATGCTCAGCATTCGGTTTAGTGTAGAAGATGTACCCATCGCTTACCAAATATACGATAACTACGATTTTTTGAAGAAGCACGGACTTAAGATGCCCGATAAGGCATCCATGATGAAAGACGATAAATTGGATATGGATGTTATAAAAACGTTCTTTGATTCGCAGTATAGAAAATTAACCAACCAATTTGTCCTGCGTCGGCTTCTAAAATCGTATACCGATGATTTACAAGAGATTATTCAAAAAGCACCAAAATTCGGCGAGACCCTCTATACCTACCGTGGTGTGAAAAACGAGGACTTCTTAGAGCCTGGTACCCTTTCCTACGTCAATCGTAGCTTCTCCTCTACAAGTTTAAGTATAGATGTATCATCTAAATTTACCGAATCGTATGCCGGTTACCGATGCTGTTTATACCTGTTAGAGATTGCTAAATCGGTCCCTGTTCTATGTATTGATTCAGTCTCTCTCGTCAAAGGCGAATATGAAGTACTTATCGCCCATAATGTTCTATTTGAGCATAATGTTGATGTAAAAACGATGAAATATAAGCACCACGATTACCTAACTCGTGTCATTAAAGTTAAAAAAGTCCCCGTTGGCAACTTCAAACCGCTCTTTATGAAACTGTCGCCTACCAAGAAAACAAAAACAAAAACAAAAGCCCGTCCTTATATCAAAGTGAATTCTCCGCATAAGAAGACGATGAAAAAGAAGAAAGAGAAACGAGGAAAGAAAGGGCGACCACCTACGCCTGGCGAATGGGATTAGAGTTTGAGGTAGAGACTTTCAGGTTGCGCAATATCTCGCAGAATCGTTGTCTGCGCATCCTTCATCTTATTAAGCATATCCACATCGGCACGGAGTGTCGCAATTGTGACCCATTCCTGTACAATACTGTACAGTTTGAGTAAACCCTTCATCAAATTGCCCTCATAGATTTCATACTTTGAGGACAAGTGTGCCGCATCTACACCTTCGCACCACTCCGTGCCAATCTGAACCCATAGGGTCGTAAGGCTCCAGTAGCCATCAGGTGACTCTACACCTGCCTTTTTGTCGGTGATCGCACCCTCTTGACCCCAACCATCAATCTCCATCAGCGTATCCTTTACTGTCTGGGTGATAGTATTAGGAAGAGACCGTGGATGGACCGTCTTCTCCTCTGCCTCCCTATCCATAATAAACGCTCCTAGAGTTCCAACAATCTCTTCGAGTGTAGCGCCGTTGAGTTTTCCGCTCAAATACAGTTTCGCCATCAGGATAGGATTCGCTTCGTTCACTTCCGTCGCCGCCGTGCCGAACTCGGTCAGCCTTGGTGGCTCGTTGTCAGTGAGAGGGTGAATGGCTCCGTGGTTGGCGAGGGCACGGAGAAGAGGGTCAATCCTGGTGGCTTGGACACTAGTCTCCATCTTTGCCTTAGTCGCTAAGAGTTGGTCAATGGTAGTTTGATGCTTTTGATAAATGGCGTAGAGTTTGATGTAGGATGCCCACTTCGGTCCCATATGCCGGTCCTTCCACTGCTCTAATGCTTGTTGCGCCTTGCGCTTCGCCGCATTCGTAGCGGTTTTAGCGGTGTTTTCAAGGGTTGAGTAGGTGTTGAGCTCGGCAAGAATCTCTGGTGCGAGTAAAAGTTCGTTTTGTTTCATTTGTAGAATTTGGATTTCATTTTCAATATCATGTTTCGCAGTCTTTTGCTGCTCTGCCCAATATGATTGGTCAATGAGTGTCGTCCATACAGGGGCGGTGGCGGATGTACCGGATGCTGTTTGCGAAGCGTGAATTGCCTTGAGTAGAAAGTCGTAGTGAAACTGGAGTCGGCTCTCTAGAGGGACGAGTTTGCCCGAAAAGACGCCGCGAAGGTCCTCCAACGGCATTGGATCCCTTGAGGGGAGATAAATGACCGTTCCCTGTGTATCCTTACCTCGGCGACCTGCTCGTCCTGCCATCTGAATGTACTCATCCGCTCGTAGAGGGCGGAAAGTGCCGCCGTTGCCTGGCTTCTTCAGGTCCAAGAACACCACCGTTCGTGCCGGCATATTCAATCCCACGGCAAAGGTCTCCGTACAGAATAATGTTTTGATGAAGCCCCGCGCGAAGAGAATTTCTACAATCTCTTTGAGAAGCGGCAAGAGTCCGCTATGATGGAACGCAATACCTCGTTGGAGGAGCGGCAGCAGTTGGTGGTACTGAGGTAGATGCTCCAACGTTTTCATATACGGATGTAGATGGAAATTGATGATATGCTTGACTGAGGCTTGTTCGGTCGTATCCAATAGGGTATCCTTGAGTTGGTCCGCATATCGCTCCGTCTCCTTACGACTGAATACGAAGAACAGCGCCGGTAGAAGATTACGAACTTGAAGATGTTGTAGCGCATCGTTGAGTGTATGGGTAAACGACTTAATCTTGATTTTATCGACAGACCCCGCAATGGACTCGCCAATCTTATGCGCCGCCTTCACATGCTCTGCCCACTTATCCTTCGCCTTGAGTTGGTCCTCACGGCTCTTAAGCCAAGCGTTGTAAACATGGGGCTGAAAGGGTGCCTCATCCCCCGTCTTGAGAGGCTGTAGTGGCGGCTGGGCTAACGGCGTGGACGAATCATAGACACCGTGAACGAGTGGAACAATACGATGGGTAGTCTTAAGTAGGACAATCGGATGCCGCTTCGCATTGCCCAACCAATTCGCAAAGACCTCAGGGCTATCAATGGTCGCCGACAAGAGGATAAGACGTACCTCTGGTGGGAGAAGGATGAGCGTTTCCTCCCACACGTGACCCCGCTCAGGGTCATTAATATAATGGACTTCGTCAAAGATAACCGCACCTAGATTGTCCAAGGTGATGGTGCCGGCGGTGCCCAACTTTGCCGTCGCCGTATTTGCCTTGAACAGTAGATTGCGGAGAATTTCGGTAGTCATCACAATGATATCAGCTTCAGGATTGAACTTGATATCACCTGTTAGGATGCCCACACTCGCTTCAGGGAAAAGCTTCTTGAGGTCGTGAAACTTCTGATTACTCAGCGACTTAATCGGAGTCGTATAGAAGATACGCTGGTTGCGTTTGAGGGAGTAGGCAATTTGGTATTCGCCCACCAGAGTCTTACCACTACCGGTCTTCGCCGTCACGAGAATATTATGGTATTGGTGAACGGCGACAACGGCGTGTTGCTGCCATATATCCAAAGGAAAGGTATAGTGGATAGCAGGGTCTTGTGGCGGATACTCCGCAGGGGCGATTTGGGTAGAGGGTACCGATAAGTAGGACATATCGGCTTTGGTTTGGTTCTTGGCACGATGGGATTTTCAATTTTTGAAGAGTGGAACGTATACTAGTATGAAGGGTACTTGAGGCATATAAAATCGGTCGGTGCCAGATGTTCACCTCTATTAAAATTCATATCACTATAATTAAATATATATTGCTCTCCTATTTTCTGTGGAATACGCTCCCAAACATTATATTTAATATTAAAGAATAAGTTCATAATTGTCATCTCGTTACAACCACATAGAGGATATTTAATCATCGCCGCTACCATATTTGTTATAGATATGATATCTAATAGAGCGGTGTCATATAGAAAAATACCATTTAAAAAATCCTGTTTTTTAAATAACTCTTGTGGGTAATCTGTATATAATGCTTGCGCAGCCTCAGGATTCTCCTTATCGCGAATCTGTGTAGAGAGTCTGTTCTCTTCACTATACGGGTCGCCGCCACTCGGTGCCAAGAATTTTCCTTTATAAGGCAGTGTAAATAGAATATGTATACTTTTATAAATACGCATGCCGGCGTCCATAAATAGAACTCGGTCCCACTTACGAAAATATTCAGAAAAAACGTAAAACTTATCCCACTGGGTGAGTTTTCCTTTATGCCGATTATCATCCGAGGATAATGGGTACTTCTCGTACGCTTTTAACAATAGAGATGTATCAATATGCGGAACGCGATGCTGTTGGATGCTATATTTTGTTAGGAACTCTTCGGGGGCATCAAAATCTACTGTAATAAGAACTGTATCGCCATACCATTCGCCGGCTGTACGAAGTTCTCGGAGTGTTATCTGCGCCTTTTCTAAATACATTTGGTCGGATAGTGTTACAAACACTGTCTTGGGGGGCGGCATCTTTTCGGTTGTTGTATATTTATTTGCCATGCGCACCGCGTAGTATTTCGGGGTTTTTATTAGAATTTATAGATAATACACGCTTCACAAAATAGAGAACCTTGTCAATTAAGTTACGTTGGAATAAAATGAGGACGAGTGCCATCACTTCACCGCCATCTAATTCTTTTAAGCGCTCGTGATGAAATCCCGCCACTCCGTCCAATGGATATGGAATCAGTTTTACAAGATTACGAAGAATATACGCGACAATACCTAAAAAGAATAACTGAACAATAATTTCTAAGAATAATCTCCATGTCGGAACCTTATTAAAGTTTTCTTCATCAAATTCACCAATGACGGCATCAAACGCTTTTGCCGCCGCCAATCCAAAAATAAAAAAATATGTTGTGACAAATCCAATATCTAAGAGTTTGACAAACACAAACAAAGGAGTATACGCAGCGTCCTTTGGCATCTTACTCTAGGATACGATTAAAAACGCCATGGGCTAGAACGGTCCTAAAACGGTCGGTGCCGTAAAGACCGCCAACGCATCTAGAAGTCTAGTCTTATTAAGAATCATTGCCACATGCCCTTCGCCACATTTGAGAAATAGTCTCTGGGTATCTTCAGGCGTATAAAAATTATAAATACGACAAATAATTTCCATTAAGTAGATAATATCCTCAAAGCAATAACCGGCGGACCAAAGATTGAGCAGAATTTTTAGCGTATTTTTACGATTTCCAGATAGGGCAGCATATCCTAGATTTTGAAGTTGGGAGACAGGCGGCGCATTGACAATTGCCTGTACATCTTGTCCCGTAACTTGCGTGAGACCTGAGCTTTCTAACACTTGGTTAAAGAGCTTGTAGAGTCTGGCGTTGCCCAGCGCCATACTAATCATCCACGACTCCGCCTCTTCGCTCACCTTAATTTTGGATTGGGCTCGGAAGAATTGTTTATTCATCATCAAGTTGACAGGCATAAATTGGAGCATAACGCAGCGGCTTTGTAGGGGCTCAATAAACGGCTCGCAACCGGCTGCCACGAACAAGAATCGCGCATACGGCTCGTAATTTTCTAGGATTCGGCGTAGGGCTTGCTGTGAGACGACGGGTACGGAGTCGGCGTCGTCCATCCACACCCACGCCTTCACCTTCGGATACCGACGGGTCCGCTTTACAAATTCTGTCAGTTGTCCGCGAATGGTACCGATGCCGCGGTCGTCCACCGAGTTAAGAAGTAAGATATAGTTCCTATGCTCCTCCTCTGGCACGGCGTTTTTGGTCAGATAGGCGTGAATAAATGCCCGCGAAATGGAGGTCTTACCGCAGCCTGGCGGTCCCAAGAACATTAGGTGCGGCGGATTGTCAATATGATTTTTTAAGAAATTTATAATATGATCTTGACAAATTATAGAATCCATCCTGTTGCTCAATTATATGAGAGGTCGTTTTAGACCCCAAAGTCCATAAATTCATTTGAATTATCACTAAAACTTGGTCGCTGTTTTCCAATCCTAGTTTTAAAATAGAATACATCGCCGGTTTTTTGTAGAACTTTCCACGCTTGATCCAATGCGTAATTCCAATGCTCGCCGGTACGAATGAGTATTTCGGTGGCATTTTCAATACAGTCTGCTAGCCGTTTGAAACATCTCTTATGAATTAGATATCCAGAGGTTGTCTGCGCTTCGCGGGCACGTCCAATAAGTTCATTATACGGCTCGCTGTTTATTAAATTATATGATAGAAGAACAATATCCCACTCGATACCAAGTGCGAAAAAGTCTTCTATTTGTTTATAAAACGTAGATGTATCAACTAAAAATTGGAAATCGTCTTCAAATACGAGAAGATTTTCAAGACCGGCTGCTTCAGCATTCCTTAAAACCTGTATGTGTGACATATTACATCCGATAATGCCAGGATCTTTAGCAATAGCATTGAATCGCTCACCTGAGAGCCCCATAGTGGCAAGTTCGTACTCTATTTCTTGCCGGCGGTCCTGGCGTCGCTCCAGATTAATATAAACTATTTTTGAAATCCTATTCATTTTGCTTTTATGAATCTTTGTACATTTAAACCGGTGCCTGAGTGTCTAACAATAACTATGTCAAGTGGTGATTTGTACCAGCGGTTAGGTGTGGCACGCGGCGCATCGGTGGATGAAATCAAGAAGGCGTATCGTTCGTTGGCACGTGAGCACCATCCAGATAAGGGGGGCGACCCTGAAATGTTTAAGGGGATTCAGGAGGCACACGAAGTACTTTCAGATGATCGGCGTCGTCAGATGTATGATATGACCGGCTCGGTCAATGAAAACGGAGGTGGAGGTGGAGGTCCTGGTGGTCCTGGCGGAATGGCTGGAATGGCTGCCGGCGGCGTTCCCTTTTTCATGAGTCAAATGGGACCATTCGGTATGCCTGGTGTGAATTTTGACATGAGTGATATTCTTGGCGGAATGTTTGGCGGCGGCGGTCCTCGGCGTGGTCCAGCTCGTGGTGGCAAAAGTCCAGATAAGCACCAAGATGTTGGCTTACGACTCGAGCAATTCTATAAGGGTACGGATATCAAACTCAAATTTAATCAGGCGCGTCGTTGCGGGATGTGTAACGCCTCGGGTGCTGAAGCAACCGAGGCTTGCGGAGCCGGTTGTAACGGCAGCGGCTTCCGTATGGCTCATCAACAAATTGGTCCTGGTATAATGGTCCAAACACGGGTACCGTGTGATGCTTGTAGCGGCTCGGGCAAGCGTGTAATGCGTGTATGTAAGGGTTGCCAGGGCAAGAAGTTCATCCAAAAAGAGAAGATTCTGGATATCAAAGTTCTGCCAGGAATGGTGGTCGGCGAGTCACTCACCTTTGCGGGCGAATGCTCTGATACGCTAGAATATGATACACCAGGCGACGTAGTTCTTGACCTCAAATTGGCAATGGATGGTCCACCTAAGTATGAATGGACGGGTGTGGATTTGACCTACAAGCACTATATATCGTTTGCGGAGTCTATTCTCGGATTTGAAGTTACGCTCGCAGACCATCCATCTGGAGAATCGCCGAAATACTCTTGGCGCGGCGGTCCACTCATCAACGGGGCTGTTCTCAAGATGGAGGGCGGCGGAATGCCAAAACGTGATGGTGGTTTTGGTGTACTTCATCTACAGGTTTGCGTGCGTCCTCCACCGGTTACTGCGTGGTCTGCCGAAGATGCGGCAAAACTTGCCGGTGTGCTAGGAGCGCCATCTGTTACTATGGCAGTGGATGGAGTAAAGGAGTTGGTACTTGAGACCGCCGAATCAGTATTTAATTAATGCGCTGGGATGATATTTATGATACTTCAATAGTTGAAGAATCATATATAAATCTAGATTTGAATGGGTGTTTACCACTTGCTGAGCGTGCGACGGCTCTTGCGGCTCTTGCGGCTCTTGCGGCTCTTCTTGTTGTTCTTACGGTTCTTACGGTTGGTCTTGCGATTCTTACGGTTATTACGACGACGGGCACCACCTGTGGCTGGTGGGGGTGTAGGAGGTACTGGCATCGCACCGGGGTTGTGGTTCTGGTACGCAATCTGGTTCTCATACGCCTGCTGGGCATACGAGTTCGCTGGTCCCTGGAAGCTTGGCACAACCAAGTTCTCTGTGTACCACTGGGGGTTGAGCATGGCGGCTGGCTCCTCCTCGGGTGTCAAGAGCATGCTTGGCATAGAGAGGGGCGCCATACCACCACGGTGCTTGCGGGAGCGACGCTGCTTGCGGCTACGGCGACCTCCCATCTGGTTGCCATACTTACCAATAAACTGGGGGAGTTCCGCAAATGACTGGTCAAGAATGGTTGTACGTGCCGAGTTGTGCATGTCCTGGGGGAGCATCTCGCTGAACTGGCTTGGGTACTGGGCTTGCGCATCATAGCCACCGCGCATCTTGCGTCCCCGCTTCGCTTGACGACGGCTGCGCTTGCCGCCGTGTAGGGGCGCCGTAATACGGTCAAACTCCTGACCCTGCGTCAAAGAGGAGCTTGCACCAAGGGTGCTCATACACGATTCGCTCGTACAGCCGTCGGTGTATAACGACTTTGGGTTGTATTGAGGAGCATAAAAATTCGCGCCGCTCATATTCTAATTAACCGCGTGAAAAAAGTTGGGGGATTCGGATTTAGGAGCTAGGAGCCGAAATGGTCTTCTTCTGTGTCTTGCCCGAAATGAGGTAGATAGAATTCTCTGTGATAACAATGAAATCATCGTTCACCTTGAAAATCTTCTGAATCACCGAGGTGTATTCCTCCTCGGATCGGACTAACATCTTCTCCTTGGTTGTACCATCCTCACCGAGGAACGCCTTGCCCTCGTGAGTGTCATTGTAATAATCAAGCATAATTGGCTTATCCTGCTCTACAGCGAGCCGGGCTGCATGCTTAAGAGTCTTTTCGCTTGGTAGCGGAGTTTCAACAGGCTGAGACTGGACACCGGGCGCAGACATAGGTTTCTGTTCGGGAGTAGAAACCTTTATTTAACAATTTTACGCACAATATTACGAGGGCACGGATGCTGAATCCATCCTGATGCCTGTTTTGCCGTTTTTTGGGCTCCCTTCGGAGCGGGTGCTGCCGTATCCGGAGGTAGAACATACACCTTTCGTAGAATCTCGTCTGCGTTATCCGTAAATACCATCTTAATAAACTCATACGCCTCATTGATTTGCTCCATTGCCCTGGCACCCGTAATAATCACCTGTCCCGTTTGAAACGGACTAATAGTAATCTTCTTACATTCGCCAAGTTTGGATCCGTCCCCCGTGCCCTTACATAGAGTCGGACATCCACAAACTCCAGGAGGGGTGCCCGCAGGTCGTTGCGCATTATAGAAGAACTTTGTCTTTACACCCTGATAAATCGCCGATTCGTAACTAGAATTGAGATTATAGGTTTCCGATAGAATACGATGAAGTACATCACGACGGACTTTGGCACCAATGCTGAAATCGGTATTAATCAACTGAATCTCTTCCTTGGTAATAATGGGAGCAGACGCGAAGACAGGAGCAGCGGTATAATTCGTAGTAATATGATTGATGAGCCAACGAAGAGTATCACCGCTCATATCAATACTACGTACACCGGTCATCTGGACGCCACCATTACGGAACAACTTTACATTAATCTCCTTCCAGTTCATCGGTGAAATCTCCCTACGGACTACCAGAGTTGCCTGATTGAAGAACGACTTCTTGGTCTCTTTTTGCTTGAGCATAATATCTTTGAAACTCGTACCCTTCGTTGTACCCTTGAATTCCATCTTGAGAATACCATCCGTGAGGTCCCAGTATGGAATAATGCGGATTTGGTTGAAGAGGGCATCTAGATGAATAATCGTTCCTAGTTGTGCGGTGGTCGTGATTGTACTAATTCGCAGTGGCGAGAATGTCAGCGTCGGTGGGATAAAGTTAAGTGAGTTCACAGCAGCCATGTTCGCTCTTTCACTCTTTCGCTCTTTCACTCTTTCGCTCTTTAGATACTTATGGGTCTAAAGACTTTAGGTGCCGTCATTTTTTGTGGGGATTTTAAAGATGTACGGAGTTTAAAAAAATGATTATATATACTTATTTTAATCATTAGTTTAGGAGATGGTAAAACCAAAATGTAATGAATCTGGATGTAAATCTAATGCTGTATGGAAACATGATAAATGTTTGCGACACGGTGGTGGTCCACGCTGTAAAGAATCAGGGTGTACAAAAAGTGCTCTAACAAAGGATGGTAATTGTAGAAGACATGGTGGTGGACCAAGATGTATAGAACCTGGTTGTACAAAAGCGGCACGTACTAAAATATGTAACAAATGTGCAATACATGGCGGCGGAAAGAAATGTAAAGAACCTGATTGTACAAATACTGTAGCAGGAAGGACTGATAAATGTAAATCACATGGCGGTGGAAGACGTTGTGTAGAAGCTGATTGTAAAAGAAGTGCTGTTGGAACAAGTAAAAAGTGTACTACACACGGTGGTGGAAAACGATGTGTGGAAGATGGATGTAAAAAAGGAGCTGCTGGAATTACCGACAAGTGTGCTAAACATGGTGGTGGAAAACGGTGTATAGAGCCTAATTGTACAAATGGTGCTGATAATAAGAGTACTAAATGTAGAAAACACGGCGGAGGTCCACGATGTCCGAATTGTATTACATGGATTGATTCACGCTCTGGCTCACATAGATATGATGGATATTGTGCTACATGTTTTAAACAAATATTTCCAGATGACGAACGAAGTAAATTAGTCCATATTCATACAAAAGAAATACGAGTTCGTAATAAAATTAATGAAACATTCAAAGGATTTGTTCATGATAAACCATTATATACTGGTGAATGCAATTGTACGCATAGACGACGCATTGACCACCGCAAGTTAATAAACAGTACTCTATTATGTGTTGAAACGGATGAATTTGCGCATTCCGGCTACGACCCTAAAGATGAAGAAGTGCGTTACGATGATCTATTCATGATACATAGTGGTAAATGGATATTCATTCGCTTCAATCCAGATGGAAAAGGAGTAGATATGGAAGATAAGTTGGACAAACTTATAGAAGTAATGAATCAATATGTTGGGCAAATAGAACGAGATGAAAATAAAGAACTTGTTGAAATTGTAAAGTTGTTTTATTAAATAAATTGTATATATTAGAAAGATGGCAAAAACCCGTCGCAATAATCGTAGTCGTAAGGTGCGTAAAGGAAAGGTACAAAGAGGCAGTGGATTTTTGACTAGCCAGCAATACTTCGATCCCGATGTACTTCCACCATCGTCCCTGTTGCCCCCGCTCTCTTCGGCACCCACCGGTGATGATATCCGCCCCGTTATGATTGCCACCGCTCCCTCGTCCGAGTTGATGGCTGGAGGTGCCCGGCGCCGTACTCGTCGTAGCCGCGGAGGATTCTCTCCCAGCGTCATGGGCTCGTTCCTCTCGAATGCTCAGGCGGCGATTGTACCCGCTGCGTTGTACCTCGTCTACAACCAGTTTGTGCCCAAGAACAAGACAGTATCAGCGAAGTTGAAGAAGGCGTTCAAGGGCGGTCGTCGTTCTCGCCGCCACCATTGAGACCGGGATAAACGACGGTCCCAAATAAACGACCGCAGGTCTGCGTTTAGAAGGGTGACTTTCCATCTAAACGCAGATAAACGAGTTTTATTCATACGATGGACGCCGAGTCAAAGAACGATTATGTCTTTCTTTGCCGAACTGTCAAAGCCTCTCCTGTCCGTACCCTGGTAGATGCCGTCAAGGATATCCTCACAGAGGTGAATTTGGAAGTGGATGCCGCCGGCATCAAGATTATGGCGATGGACGGCACCCACACCATTCTTGTCCATATGCGCCTCTACGCCGACCGCTTTGACGAGTTCTTCTGCTCCGAAAAGTGTATCCTCGGTATTGACTTCGTCAACTTCAACAAGATGGTGAAGCAGATTAAGAACGAGGATTCGCTTCTGCTCTTCATGGAAAAGTCTAACCGTTCCCGTCTCGGTATTCGTATTATGAACGGCGAGAAGCAAATGGTCACCACCAAGTACCTCAATCTCATGGAACTTGATGTCAAGCCCATTGAAATTCCTCCGGTACCATTCTCTTCCGTCATTACCATGCCCTCCCTTGACTTCCAGAACATCATTAAGGATTTCATTCAACTCGGTGATAAGATTGAGGTGAAGTCTGCCGAGAATGAACTCTCCTTCCGTCTTGAAGGCGGTGAATTCGGCTCGCAAGAAACCATCTGCCTCATGCCCAAGGCGCAGAAGGATATCGTCCAGGGTTATTTCCTACTCAAGCCGCTCGCTCTCTTCACCAAGTGTACCGCTATGTCCACCGATATCATCATCTACCTCAAGAACAACTACCCGATTATTATTGAGTACTCGGTGGCGGGACTCGGTGAGATTAAGCTCGCCCTTGCGCCGTACACACGCTCCGATCCCTCAGCATCGGCAAATACGCTTTCGCATTAAATTATAGTTTTTAATATAATATCATATACACTAATAGGAATGGGTGTATATGATATTGTGACCCCTGATAATCTAACAAAGGCACTAGATTGGCGAGGCGGGCGAAATTTTAGTGCGATTCTACGACCCAATGTACTGTTCTTTTGGACAGGGCACGGCGAGGACTCCGATGATGGAATTACTATCGATTTAGCCGGTCAGTTTGTCAAACAACTTGATGAAGATGGTTGGTTGCTACAGCCGTCCAATATAGAAATACGAATTGAGTTTGAAAGCGTAAAACTGAAGTTTCCAGGTGCGAGTATAACTCAGGCAATTAAGGTAGACGAGGGGGAAGGGGAGGACGAAGCCGATGCGAAACTTGATGAACTGCGGTCGTATTTTAAGACTATGCTTATCAAACAGGTTGGGCGTTCCGCGGGTTTAGTTGGTCGCCTTGAAATGCCTATGGAGTTGAACCGTGCGCCTGGAAATAATAAATCGCGGACTCTACGCCGTAATATACCTTACGAAGCCCAAGGGATCATCTCTAGTTTTCTGACCGGTCAAAAGGGGTCTATCGGTTCGCAGACGAACAAACTACAACAGAACCTAGGTGTGTCATTGGCGCCGAGACCTAGAAAAAATACTCGTCGCCGCCGTCGTTGCATATAAGTCATTCTTTTATTCACAGAGACTGTAGATAGTGACTACAGTATTTCAGATACATCCGAAACTGAGTGGTATAGTCTACATCTAAGGAAATATCTTCCCAATATGTCGCATTGACTGTCGTCCAATCTCCATAGCGGGATACATCCATATCGTATTTAGAGAGTTCATCAATCATAAGTCCCTTCGCCGCTATAAATGCGGATTCATCTTCAATGCTCTTCAAGCCAGAATATTCAATAGAGAATAGTCTATCGGTCGGTACATTGCGAACCGTTGCCCCGTGGTTGACGAAAAGACGAATTAAATCACCTACAACTCCGATTTCTACTGCGTCTTTTAGATAACGTGGTCCATCTACGCACGCATATATAAATGTATCCAACCCTTCTTGCGGATTGTATCCCTTCGCAAGCAGTGCTTCTACAATGAGCGTATCCGCTTTCTTAAGTTTAGATATTAGATTCGCATACTCTGGAAAGTCTATATTATAATCTGCACTTACCAGACTTAAGGAGAACGCCTTTCCGTACGACGCCCACGTAGGAAATAGTGTACAAATATCGTCCATGCTTTGAATGTGAACAGTTATAGCCGAACGAGATTATTTCAATTTTTAAGACCGTTGAAAAAAATTGAGGGGTCTATCGATTTATGAGTGAATGTTGCCTCCCTCCTTCGTCCAAATCCCTTCTCTAAATCCTCTTACTTTCTTATAAAGGCATCATGTCTGCCTCTGCTGATACACTTACCTTCCCTTCTGGCTCGTGGACTCTCCATTTCCACGATCCAGAAGATACAACCTGGAGCCCCGAATCTTATAAGAAGATCGGCACCTTCTCCAACTACTCCGAGTTGTGGGGTACCCTTAAACAGATTGGCGACGAGCGCTTCCTATCCGGTATGTTCTTCTTGATGAAGGACCCTTATCTGCCGCTGTGGGAGCATCGCACCAACATCCACGGCGGTTCTTACTGTATCAAGGTTCCCGAGGCAAACGCCATTGAGACCTTTCAACGATACGCTGCTGCCGCCATCCTAGAAGTCGTCGCATCCGATACAAAGAATACTATTATCGGTGTCACCATCAGCCCCAAGAAGGGCTTTCATATCCTCAAGCTGTGGAATCTCAGCTCTAAGACCTATAACAAGCCCACTGAAGTCAATTGCTACGGTGAGGGAATGAAGAGTGCGGATATTCTCTATCGCCCCCACGTGGACCAGAAGATGTAAGGTCGGCTGGTATTCAAACAAAAATATAAAAATGCGCGTGCTGAACGCGTCTTTTTGTGTTTTTGTGTTTTTTACATAATAGTCTATTTAACAATCACCTTAACTGATTAATCGAATTAGGGGTCGCCTTTTTCCCGTTCTTGATCTCCACCGTCGTATGTATAGTTCCTTCGACATGGAAGTCTGGAAACAGATTGGCACTCTTCGGCAAAGCATTCTTATTGGCTTTATTATAGCCTGAGATCGTGAAATTCGAAACGATGTAATACGTCATCTTTGTTGGATATGCTTTGATATCTTTTAGAAATCGGGCTACGAAGAGATTGAGGTCATTCGTCATCTTGTTGCTGTTGTTGTAAATCTATCCGCTGGTTATGCCAATCATCGGATAGATTTAGGGGGTTCAATTTTTTTAGATGATAAAAATGTGCGTGCTGAAACACGTCTTTTTATATTTTTTTTACTAAACAGTCACCGTAATTTCGTAATCAAACCAAGGGTCACCATTTTCATGTGGTCTACCGAAACCCTGATACGTATAGCACCCTTCAACCAGGAAGTCAGGAAACAGATTGCGAATTTTGACGACTGCAACTTCGTTGGCGTCCATAATGGTTACCGTACGGAAATCGCTAATAGTATAAGAATATGTACCCTTGTTTGGATCTGCTGTCATATCTTTTAGAATATTCGTATAGACAAGGTTTGCAATAGATGCGGACCGTGCCATCATCCACTGCTCTTCCTTTTCCTTCTTTTCCTGTTTGAGACGAAGCATCATTAGATCACTGCGCTTGAAAGGCTTGAGTTCGGTCGTCATCTGGTGGTTATGCTCAATCGTCGGACAGATTTAGGCGCAATCAATTTTTACAACGGATATGTTATTCAATAGTTTGCGTATCGTAATCCCCTTCGGCGTTAATCGTCGCCACGGTATACGAGAGAGGCGTGTATCGGCTGGAGACAAGGGACCACAGCGTGACCAGTTGCTTGAGCGGAAGGCTCTCGGGGACCGGATTGGCACGGAGTTCTCCCACCCACTCCGATAGGTCAATGTCTTCCGCGGTAGGCTGCTTGATAACCAGTGATAGATAGGGCACGGCGGGCTTAAAACGCCCCTCAGGATATGTCTGGATAGCGGTAGTCATATGATTTGTGCTTACGTCAAATAGGAAAGCGTTATCTAGAATGTCTACCGGTAGCTTAATCGTCGCCGGTAGGACGCGTCCATCGGCGAGTAGATAGTAATTCTGGGGCTCGGGTCCTAGCCAAGTACGAAGCACGGATGCTGCGTTTTGTACTTGCTGATGTACGAAGTCATATGCCCGATTCACTATAGATGCGTAAATCATAACATATTTCGCCATTGTTTATGTATAAATATTTGGGGTTTGTTTAGACCTAATTACGGCGGGTCTTACGGTTGTTATTATTATTGCGGCGGGTCTTCTTGCGCTTGCCGCCGACCACAGCGTTCTTGGGCGCATTGACGGCGTTCATTGCGGCGTTCTTGGGCGCATTGACGGCGTTCATTGCGGCGTTTTTGGACGCATTCATCTTAGGCACATTCACAGACATCGCTGACATATTTACCTGCTGTGTGGCGGATGCGTTAGGCTTGGATGGTCCTGCTCCCATGATTTCTATTTTAGGCGTAGGAATTAACAGCCGGAATCCTGGCAAGAATCGCAGTCGTTACAACCGCTTCCAGCTCCACCTCCGCGACCATACGTATGCGTCACCTGAAGGAGCGTCTGGTCAAATACAATGAGAGCAACCAGAAAAATCACAAAAATAACAGGAACGGCGAGCACCATATACGCAAGGAGTTCCATACCCGAAGAGCAGAGGAGCCATAACGCACCTGTTCCAATAACTCCTACAATCACGTTCTTGACCGCCTCGCCCCATACACCGCGCCATAAATTAAAAAGCACTACTCCCGCCATCACAATAGGAAAAGCTTTTGCCGGAAGACACGCTCCAGCCCATAGATTCTTAACGTTAAGATTAGTACTCATTCCTACATTAGCACTATTTTTCCATTTTCTAGCTTTCCAACCTGAGCGCCATGATTAGTATCATTAATATACTGATAGACCCGCTTGGATTCCATAGATACAAAATACTTCGCCTTCTTATACGTCTTAATGTAGAGATCCTTATCTTGGTCATCATCGTCATCATCGTCGTCGTCGTCCTCATCACTCTTATCAAGATTGAGACTGAGACTTCCCATCTCCTTTGAGATTGCCTCTTCACCCTCCGCTTCCGCATCGGCAATCGCCTCTTCAATATTTATCTCTTCGTCAAGATTTGCTCCAATCATATCCTTTGCCAGCATTGTATCGTCCTTCACTTCATGAATGAGTTCATTCTCTTCACCATCTAGCCGTTCGTCTTCCTGAATTTCGGTGGTCGGTGGAATATGTCTGAGTGTAATATTCTTCACCGTGTCGTCCTTTACAACGATAACCGGTTCACTAATAATCTCAACGTGTGGAGGAATATGAATTGTCTGCTGCTGCTTACGTTCTAGCACATCCTGAAGATGGTTGAGGAACGAATCAAATTCACCTGAGGTATCTTGGTGCTGGTATGAAAGTTGAGTCAACTTATATACCTGGCTTACAATCTCCTTATACGCTTCTAGGATTGACATTTCTTTTGCTTATTGGGTGTGATTATGCTCTAAATGGCTTTCAATTTTTGAACACTTAGGCTGAGCCGACTTGCTGAATCTGCATAGCCCATTCAACCGTTGCTTCCTTCGACTTGACCGGCTTGGAGCGTCTGAGACGGAGTCCCTGCGCACCAGGTGCGTTGTACTTATGCTGAATATCATTGCGAATAAACACATTCTTGAGATTCTGGTCATAGAAGTCAATGGGCTTCGTGTCCATTGTCTGAATAATACTGACCATTGGTGGAGTGAGGACATCTACCCGTAGTTTCTTCTCGTGGAGAACCGCACGGTATTCCGAAATATCCATGCTGCCGCCGAACATACGCAGTACCTCACGTGGCGGTGCCGGTCGGATGCCGCTTGGTGACCCTGGTGGCAACTCGGCATCATCGGCATACAGGCTGTTAAGTAGTGCGTAGCGCTCCCACTGAACGTGGCTGTCAATACGCTCCTTGAACAGATACGATGTGGCACATTCTGCCGAGCAGAAATTGCCATACATGTACCAAATCTCGTCTAGAATATGGCTGGGAATGGCGAAGGGCGCAGTATGAAAATAGTGGCAGCACCAAAAGCAGGAGATATCGGTCTTTTCAGGAAGTTTCTGATAACGGTTGGAATCCTGGAACATCACCATGAGTTTCTCGGCGTAATTGCTTGGTAACTTACACTTCGCTTCTCCTGGGGTCGTGACGGTCGTTGCCGGTTTCTGTTCCTGCTTACGGTCGCTTGTTACACCTGAGCCTTCCATGCCTTCTAAGAAACTCATTTCATTGTTGGCTTGTTCATAAGGAAGCGGTACATCTGGCATAACCGGATCGTACTTGAGTTCGTTCGTAGCGTCAAAGTTAAGCGATGCTGTGCTCACAGGTAGATGCGCAATGAGCGGACGCTGCTCAGGCAGGAACGACCCCATTACCCCTTGGGGCGAGACGATGGCAACCACCGGCGGGGTCTTCTTACTGCTTGCGCGAGGCTTCTTTTCCTTGACGGGTTTGGGCTTGTCGCTCATTTTGCTTGGTTTTTCCTATGTGTGCGAGGGTTTAGACCCGGTGCGTTTATTTCTTGGGGGATATTAGAAGGAATGTCAAGAAGAGGACGTGGTAAATTTGAACCTGCTCCTCTTTCGGAAAAAAATATTGCGGTAAGTGCTCTTAAAGACCAGATTAAAAGTGAAGCAGAAAAAGAAGCAGAAAAACAAAAGTTTGATAAAATGATTATATCATCCTGGTTAAACACAAAATCTAGTCGTGGCGATTGCGATGGTCTTTTTCCTGAAGGTAATATGATGACTCCTGGTGGTATTTTACCTGAAAAATTAGAGGAAGGATTTAATCTATTAAAAGAAAATTACCCTCATTTTGATGTTAACCCTAAAGATAACATCTTTGTAATTTTAAAAGGTAAACTTGAAGGACGAAAAACACAGGTTTATGGATATATAGGACCGGCAATAGCAGGTAAAAGTTGGTGCGGAGCTTTACTTGATACAGAAAAAGAATTACAATTAAAAGAAAAATTTAGATTTATTGAAAATTATATTAAAGAGAACCAACCTCGTGTTCAGAGATTAATTAATGAAATAAACAGCAAGACTGAAATGGCTGGATTGCGCAAATTAGTTGGAAATAATTCAAATGCCAATCTTTTAAAATTTAACCGTGAAGAGGAACTCAAGGGACTCTTCAATGTGCCGTCTAATAAGACACGGACCCGTAGACGTAAGAATCGCAAGACCCTACGCAAACGCCGTTAGCCTACTTCGCCAGCAAATACCGTCCATACGGAAATACTTGCCGTATAGCGATTCGCTCAATCTCTGATAAATCTTTGTACGCTTAAACCCATTCGGGTCGCTGTTGCACTAGATGCCTCTTGTTGGGATCCTGTAGATTCTAACAAAAGGTATGATAGGTTAGTTGCGGTAATGGTGCCGCTACAAATTTAATATACCATAGATAGGAATGAGTAGTTCTTGTAATACTACCGAATATCGCAAATGTTTAGCGTTAGTAGGCTCCGCTTGTACAACAACCGGTCCAGCAGGACCCGCCGGACCCCAAGGACCCTACGCACCACGAGGAAACACTGCCGTAGTTGACGCCGTCTACGGAAATGACTCAACTGCAAGCATTGGCGGGTCTCCATTTCTTACAGTTGCAGCCGCTGTTGCGGCTGTATCGTCCGGTCAAACCGTTTGGATACTTTCTGGCACCTATACTCTTGCTAGCGGACTGGTGCTACCCAACGGTATCTCGCTCCGTGGAATGTCCCTCCAGACCTGTATTATTCAAATGAATGTTACGAGCAGTACAACACTTTTAACTATGGGTGAGCAGTGTCGTGTAGAGGATTTAACCCTAAATCTTACCTGTACCGGCTCAACCGCCGGTGTAGTTCTCAAAGGCATTGTATTTGGCGGAACCTCGTCGCAAACATCTAAACTACGTGTCTGTGTCGTCAATGTGAATAATGCATCAATGAGCAAAACTCTTACAAATACAGTTACTGGTGTTGAATTTTCTGGAACAGGAGCACTAATCGCCTCTGTATTTTCGTTTAACAGTATAAAAGGTAGTACGATTAATGTATATTCTAACGGTGCCGGAAATAAGCGTGGACTCCTTGTATCCAATTCAAATCAAGTGAGTACACGAGATACCAATGTTTATGTAGCCCAACCTCCCGATACAGACTCAACCGGTTCATATGTAGGAGTTGAAACAAACGATTCAGGAAACACAGGTTCCATTCAACTTCGTTCCACAACATCTGGAGTAGTTTACCCAACCGCTACACAATCTTACACCGCATCGGATATCCTACAGAGCACACCTCCTACGATTCTAGACCCAACATATTTAGCGTCCGCAGGAATTCAGGTCGGTCCAGGTACCGATCTCGTCACCAAATCTGCCGGAGGAAAAGGATTTAGTACATATGTGTATCCTATAACTGTTTATTACGGACTCAAAGGAAGTCTTTCAAGTGCCGGCTCAGGTTATCTCTGGCCTGGAACCCAGTCCGTAAGCGCAGGCTCATTCCCTGATCCTGGTCTCCCCGCCGCCTTTTACCGTGCCCAACAGCCTTCACTCATTTCAGGTTTCTCTGCCTCATTAAATATTGCTCCAGGTTCTAGCAATACGGTTGTAATAGGAGTCTATTATTTACCCGCTCTTAATGTTGATACTACTGCCGCTGTTTATACAGGATACATAACCAATCTGACTCTTACAGTTAGTAGTGGTCCTTCATTTGGTGCGATTGCCGTAGGACAGTCCGTATCAGGACCTGGTATTGCATTAAATACTTATATTGTCTCTGGCAGTGGCTCCACTTGGACAATTGGACCTCCAGTAAATCAAAATGTCGGCTCTTCAGGCTCACCTATTAATATATCAAACGGCTCACCCAGTGCTGTTTTTACAGGAAGTATCTCCGCTACAACCTTAACCGTATCATCCGTCACTTCTGGTACAGTATCAATTGGACAATACATAGCCGGCACCGGTGTAACCTCTGGAACCACCATTACCGCACAAACCGGTACAAATACTTGGACAGTAAACAATAGTCAAACTGTGGGTGCCGGTACTACCTTTTATTCAACCGGACTTATATCAACCCCATTTACGGTCACATTTGGTTCAACCGATACTCAAAAAAGTTTTTATAATGCGTCACAAAGACTCAATACAGGTGATAGAATTTCCTTATTTATATCGTATCCATCAGGAAGTCCAGGTAACGCTCACGATCTTTCTTCACAACTAGATTTATTCTAAGATTATTTCGCCAGCAAATAACGACCATACGGAAAAACCTGTCGTATCGCAATCCGTTCAATCTCACTCAACTCTCCAAACTGTTTCATGAGTATATCAACAATCGCCTGATTCTTTTTCAAGCAGGCGTGAATATACACCTTCTTAAAAATATAGTCCCATACCCCTTCATAGTCGTCCTGTATTTCTAACAAAAAGTCAGTGAATGCTTGTGGGTCCTTGTTATTTATAAATTTCTTAAACGTATAAATAACATCTTCTACTGACATTTCAGCCATATACTTACTCTATTTAATAACTTCGCCTTTAATAAGGGGACGCAATGAGCGGACGTTTATCACGTTTATCCACTTGTATACGGCGAGTGGCAAATACGGCCCGGTTGCCTCGTACTGCTATGATTGACGCCCCTCGCTTTTCTACCGATTCGCTTAGTGCGGAAATGAGTGAGAAATACTCAGCGCTCGTTCGTCGCATTCGCAACTTGGACGGCGTGGATGTACAAAAATACGGTCGCAAATTCAAACATTTCATCTTCACCGATTTACGTGAATCGGCGTACGGAGGCAAAGCGATTGCCGCCTATCTGGCCGGTGGTGGGTTTGAATTCGCTCTCGGGCCCAAGGGTCTCAAGGGGGCTGGGGGTAAGGGGGACCGTTTCGCTATTCTCCAATCCCAGCCTCTGTACGGTAAACCGATGACCGTTGGATTGAAACGAGCGATACTTGATACGTACAATAAGCGACCCGAAAACGTCCACGGCGATTTATTACGAATCTTGGTGCTGGATTCCAAATACAAAGAGGGTATTGACCTTTTTGATGTCAAATATTGCCATATTATGGAGGAGCCCCTTGCCGAAAGTGATATGAAACAAGCCATCGGTCGTGCCACTCGTTTCTGCGGTCAAAAAGGGCTCCCCTTCGTTGAAGGGGTCGGTTGGACTCTCAACGTTTTCGTTTATCGTACAGTGGTTCCAGGCGTCCAACCATTTATAACGGACAGTCACCAAAGTATTGACGCCCATTCGCTCGTTATGAAACATTCAGGTCTTGATTTGAGCCTGTTGGTTCTAACAAAAGAGATTACTGATTTGGCGATTCGTGCGGCGGTTGACCGTTCTCTCACGCGCGAAATCAATCCCCAACGGCACCATTCGTCCCAGGCGGGCGGCGCCACGTTTGCGGAAGAGTTCGGTAAGTACGCTTGGCCGGTCCAAACATTGCGCAATGCGTGCGATTTAGGGGTTGTGGCGCCAGGAACGGCGGTTCGGTTCACACCCACCCAACAGTTTGTACGACATTTCCTGGTTCCCGAAAATCCTCGCAAAGGCCTGCTCGCTTGGCATTCGGTCGGTACCGGCAAGACCTGTACCGCTGTGGCAACTGCGTCCGGCGCATTTCTATCGGCCGGCTATAGAATATTATGGGTCACCCGTAACTCCTTAATGTCCGACGTTTGGAAGAATGTTCACGACTCCGTCTGCTACATGCCATTTCGTCGCCTTGGTGTTGACAACCGTAGTCGTGGTGATGTATCACCATTATTTATGAAACCGATAAGTTATAAAATGTTCCAGAATGCTCTTGAAAAGAAGAACGACCTCGGCAGAGCGTTGTATCGTGCTAACGGTACCGATATGTTAAAACGTACATTCTTGATTGTTGACGAAGTCCACAAACTCCACGACGGCGATTTGCTCACCACCGAAAAAGCGGATTTCTCTGTCATCCAACAGTATATTTGGAACAGTTACCGTGTTAGTGGTGTGGACTCAGTTAGAGTGTTGTTGATGACCGCAACGCCCATCGGTGATACACCCGCTTCCTTATTTGACATTCTTAATACACTGATTCCTACTGCGGATGCGCGGCTTATGGGTTTGGATAGATTCCGTCGTCAGTATGTGGATTTGACCGGTCATGTATCGGCCGAAGGTGCTTCTTATTTTATGTCACGAGCCACTGGTCTCATCAGTTACTTGAATCGTGAGCGTGATCCAACCACTTTCGCCATCCCTACAATTCGTACAATCACAGTTGGCCTCGGTGATGTAGAGTCTCCAGATGTACGTGCTGTTGCTCGCCGATGTCTTCCAGTCATCAAGGCGGCTCCTGGAAAAACGAAGAAAAAGGCACGACGAGGCTGTTATTTAGCGACCAAGGGTGAATATACTCGTAAATACAAAGAGACCCAGAGAAGCCAACTCGCCGCCTGTTTCGGTGCTAAGAACACTGTGTCACCTTTCCCAACTTACAACGACTTTATCGGTGAATTGGAGGGACTTGGAGAAACGGCGTCCGCGAATTCTAACAATACAACTGGTGCCATTGTTAATAAATAGGGTCTAAAGTTCGCGGACTCTTGAAGTTCTAAGATGGCGACTAGCAACACCGCTGTATGGACTGAAAAATATCGTCCCACTCGGCTTGCCGACATCAAAGGACATCGGCGTATCAAACAACTCTTTGAACGGGCGATTCAAAAACATTTTATCGGTTTTCCCCCAACAATTCTATACGGACCACCAGGCACCGGCAAGACCTCTATAGCACTCGCTCTCGCACAAGAGGCGTATCCAGATATCTCTCCCACCATTTCGACTCTGTATCTCAATGCGTCCGATGAGCGCTCCATTGAGGTGATTCGCGACCGTATTCTCCAATTTACCCAAACAAATTGGCCAGGTGTGACCCGTAAATTCGTCATCTTTGACGAAGTGGAGACAATGACTGAGCCCGCACAAGCGTCTCTTCGTGCGCTTTTGGACGATGTGGACCGTGAGGGACACCGAAATGCGCCCATGTTTCTTTTTCTATGTAATTCGCTCTATCGTATTCACGCAACCCTGCGGTCCCGTTGCGTTGCCCTGTTCTGCGGACACGTGCCCATCGTTCACGTTCGTGACACCTTGACATCCATACAAGCGAGTGAAGAGATTCCGCCCGAAAAGATTCGTATTCCGTCCGATTTAACGTTTATGATTCAGCGTGGCGATTTACGCTCGTTCGTTGCCGCCATCCAATTTGAAAAGGAACTCAATCCATGGGATGCGTGGTTCTCCCGTCTGGAATCAGCGGGTCGTGGTCGGTCAATTTACGTATGGGAGGACGGACTTGGACGAACGCCGTTTTGTATTCTTATTCGCCACGTATTCCTGTGGCTAGATTCCAAAGGATTCTTTGAACGAACCGAAATGGACGCATTCGTTCAAAAATGTCTTGAGGTCCAAGATGCCCCAATAAGTACAATTTTAGAAAGTATTCCACCCGCATGGGAAAAACTCTATTTTCCTAATCCTTGAGCTCACCTTTGGATTTTAGATAACAAATAATAACCGATGGAACGAAAAGTGCTACATCGCAGGCGATAATAAGAGGAAATCCGATAATTGCGGCTTGAATATGACTCCAAGGATAATCTCTGGCATCCGCTGTTAAAAACAGAATTATTGCCCACGTGAATGACCCGCCAAGTGGCACACCATATTTACATACACTTATTGATGTTTCAATTGCTATAGGCACAAGTTCCGGTATCATACTATATCTATTATCCATGATAGTATATATATAATGATTTTGTGGTGTTTAGACTGGACCGGCGAGTTTGAAGAAAATTGACCAAGGGTCCCCCCTTGCCTCCCGAATCACACACCTTGTAGATAGAATGAGTACGAAAACATCTACTACAAAGCCCGCCTCCGCCAAGGCAAAGACCAGTGCCGACCAGTATAAGAAGCATACGCATCGTGAACACATCCTTGAACTTCCTGATACTTACATCGGCTCCGTTGATACTGCCTTAGAAAACCGATGGGTTATCAATCAGGAAAAGGGCGTGATGGAATGGCGCTCCGTCCGTTTCTGCCCTGGCTTCCTCAAAATCTTTGATGAAATCCTCGTCAACGCCCTTGACCACCGTGTTCGTCAAGAAAGTCGGCTCAAGGCGGGCACTGAATGCTTTCCTGTCAAGCACATTGACGTTTCCTACACATCTAACAAAATTACTGTACGAAATGATGGCGACGGCATTCCCGTAGATAAGCATGGCGAAACCGGCGTCTGGGCACCTGAACTCATCTTTGGTCATCTGCTCACCTCCTCCAACTACGACAAGGAGGAAGAGAAGACGGTCGGTGGTAAGAACGGCTACGGCGCTAAACTCACCAACATCTTCAGCCGAGAATTTACGATTGATACCGTGGACCACCGTGCGAAGAAGCGCTATACGCAGACCTGGACCTCTAACATGTCGGTTGTAGGTACGCCGGTGATTAAGGCGTCGTCCATCAAACCGATGATGGAAATCTCCTTTACGCCCGACCTGTCACGGTTCTCGTGGGGATTGGATGGTGGTAAGGTGCCGACTGAGATTCCCGTCGATATGCTCGCCCTCATCGCCACTCGTGTGATGGACGCTGCCGCAATGGCTGGTAAGGACTGCCGTGTGACGTTGAATGGAAAAGTAGTTTCGTCCAATACCTTTCCTAAATACATTGACCTGTATGTCAACAAGTCGGGTAGTGGTGGCTCTGGTTCTGATAACGCCTCTGTCGCAGCGAGCGAAGACTCGTCCGTGAGCGGCGGTGCCGCTGTTGGTGGAAAGCGGGTCGCCTACGAAGTCGCCGGTGAGCGCTGGGAAATCGGCGCCGTCCTCACGCGCGATTTACATACCGTAGATGCTCCACCAGATGAACGTCATCTTTCGTTCGTTAACGGTATCGCCACCCGCCGTGGTGGCAAGCATCTTGACTACGTGTCCAAGATGGTGCTCACCGCGTTCTGTGAGCATGCGAAGAAGAAGGCGAAGTTGGATATCACACCCGCTTTGCTCAAGGATTCCGTGGTCTGGTTCGTCAATTCCACCATTGTCAATCCTTCGTTTGATACCCAGACGAAGGAGACGTTGACGACACCCGCTGCCAAGTTCGGCTCGCTACCCGTAATGTCTGCGAAGTTCGTGGACAAACTCGTAAAGATTGGACTGCTCGCCGAAGCCCAAGCACTCTTTGAAGCGAAGAATACCGCCGCCGCCAAGCGTACCGATGGTAAGAAGAAGTCCACGGTTCGTGGTATTCCTAAGCTGGAAGATGCGATTTGGGCGGGCACCGCGAAGTCCGCCGATTGTACTCTCATCCTGACCGAGGGAGATTCAGCCGCCACAACGGCGATTTCGGGTCTGAAGGTGGTCGGTCGTGAGCGCTACGGCGTCTTTCCGCTCAAGGGTAAAATTATGAACGTCAAGGATATTTCTGTCGTCAAGAAGACGGCAAATGTAGAACTTACGCACATCAAGCATATTCTCGGTCTGGAAACCGGCAAGGTCTACACGGATCTCAAACAATTACGGTATGGTCGTGTGATGATTATGACGGATCAGGATGTGGACGGCTCGCATATCAAGGGTCTGCTCATGAATCTGTTTCACACCGACTGGCCGTCGCTCCTACGGCTCGGATTCCTCTGCTGCCTGATGACTCCGCTGTTGAAGGCAACCAAGAGCAAGACTACGCTCTGCTTCTATTCCGAATCGGAGTATGAGGCTTGGCGCAATGGGTTGACTGGGGCGGACGCAGGCGGTCGTGGCTGGAAGACGAAGTATTACAAAGGTCTCGGTACCTCTACGGCGCTGGAAGCCCGTGAGTACTTCGCCAATATGAATACGGTTGAGTATACGTGGGACGGGGAGGCGGATGCGACGATTGACCTCGCATTCAATAAGAAGCGTGCCGATGACCGCAAGGTCTGGCTCGGCTCCTTTGACCGCAAACGGCATCTGGAAGTCGGTGCCGGTGGCGGGAAGGTCGGTTATTCCCGCTTTGTCCACGACGAGCTCATTCATTTCAGCTCTGCCGACAATGTCCGCTCTCTACCGCACGTCATGGACGGACTCAAGCCATCCCAACGTAAAATCTTCTGGTCGGCACTCAAGCGTAACCTGACATCGGAGTTGCGTGTGGCACAACTTGCCGGTTATGTCTCGGAGACGGCGGCGTACCACCATGGTGAAGCATCCCTGACCGGTGCGATTATCGGAATGGCACAGAACTACGTCGGCTCCAATAACATCAATCTACTGACCCCCAACGGGCAGTTCGGAACCCGTCTCATGGGCGGCTCCGATTCCGCTTCGCCCCGTTATATCCACACGCACCTGGAAACGATTGCTCGGATGTTAGTACGAAAGGAAGACGACGCCATTCTTCGCTATCTGGATGACGATGGTCTTCCTGTTGAGCCCGAAACGTACCTACCGGTCATTCCCCTGCTTCTCGTCAACGGTTGTATCGGCATTGGCACCGGCTTCTCTACCAATGTGATTCCATACAATCCTGCGGATTTGGTGTCCGCACTCGAGATGCGCCTAGCAGGAACGATTGGGGACCTGACAACGCATTCGTTGAAGCCCTGGTGGTTCGGGTTCAAGGGCAAGGTTCTTGCCGGTGCGGATAATAAGACCTGGATTACAAAGGGTATCTACGAATTTGTCGACGACGATGCGGCTACGATTCGCATCAAGGAGCTCCCTGTTGGCTGCTGGACCAAGGATTACAAGAACTTCCTTGACGAAATGCTTGCCGAGCAGGAAGAGCTCAAATCTGCGAGCAAGAAGGACGGCTCCAAAGCTATGGTATGGCTCCGCGGATACGAGGAGGCATACAACGATATTGACTGTGACTTTATCCTTCAAATGGACCCTGAGTACTACCACGAAGCGCGTGCGTATCCTGCCGACTTTGAGACCCGTTTCAAGCTCACGACTCAGCATAAGACGACAAACATGGTTGCCTTTGACGTTGACGGTACGATTCGCCGCTTTGCGTCTCCTGGCGAAATTATGGAACGCTTCTACGGCGAACGCTTGTCCGCGTACGGTAAGCGTAAGGCACACGAACTTGGTCGTCTAGAAACCGAAATCACCGAATTGTCGGCTCGTCTACTCTTCATCAAATCGGTCATCAGCGGCAAGTTAGTGATTTCAAATGTGGAAGACTCGGTGCTTTATGCGGCTATGAAGGGGCTCGGGCTTCCGCCTATCTCCGACCCTGAAGGTAAGGACCTCAAGGCGTACGAGTATCTCCTACGTCTTCGGGTAGACCGTCTCAAGGCGACAGCCGTCGCAGAACTTGAGCGGGAAGTTGCCGACCACCAAGAGAAGCACCGTGCTCTGACGGGAACGTCCCAAGAGATGCTCTGGCTCTCGGACCTACGTACATTCCGCTCTGCGTACGAGGTCTATGTCAAGGCGCGCGAGGACTCCTACGCATCCGCTGCTGCTACGGCTACGGCGGAAAAGGTACCTAAGAAGCGTGCTGCGCCTAAAAAAAAGGCTTGAACGGCAACGAACGGGTGCCGGCACTGCTCTGATTGACAGGTAACTTAATCGGGTCAGGTAGTGTATTAATATCATTCAAGTAGTACTTATACATTCCGAGTTCTGCGAGTATTTTTGGTACAGTCCAGGCAGTCACACGCGCGTTCAGTTCCGCGATTTGCTCCGGAATTTCGTACGATAAATTTCGGCTGTACCAAAGAAAGATGGCGCGCATAACCATAAATAAATCATCTGTACTTACTGGATCAATAATATCACCAGACTTATCAAATACTGTTTTACGAATAGAATTCTGAACAATCTGGAAATTTCCCTCAGAAAAGAAGGCTTGATTCAGGGGTGTCTGCTCAAAATTACCTCGGATTCCGTCTTGTCCGGCAGTGGACGGAGGGGCTTTTGTATATTGGAAACCGGGCAGGTTCATTACATCTTTATCCATAGGTGCGTTGAGGGATACTCTTCCTGGACTTTGTTCATCAAGTGTGCTCATGGTTGCTCCTTGTCCTTGTCTTAGAATATTTTTTTCTTTTTACAGGATATAAACAAATGACTTCCGTTAACCATGAATGGAGACAGATCCCTGCGAACAAGCTCTACATCAACTTAGTTCCTATGCAGTCCACCATTGTTGACTCCAACAACAACCCTGTCCCCTGGGTCGTTGCGTCTGTAGCTGGCAGTCTCTCTACGGTAGGTGCGGCTGTTCTCCGTGACATGGGTCGCAATGTCTACATCCCTGACCCCAATCTCGCCTCTGCGGTCGGCGCCCAGTCCACCGTTCTCCGCCGCGTTCAGTTCGTCCCCACGGGCACCAACGGCTACTACGGTACAGGCGACAACGGTGCTGCTGGCGCCGGCTCAGAGAGCGACTACCTCTGCGGCTATGTCCGTCTCGGTGCCCAGACCTACGCCGGTGGTACAGGTGTCCCCTCTGGTGTTGCCCGCCTCAACTAAACGGTTGCTTAATATTCTAGCGTTTAATTTCTATACATTTATTTCTTAAATAAGTGTAAAGACAAATGTCAAACAAACACAATGCTTATATACGTACAAATCGTCTTTACATTAATAATGGTCCAATTCACTCATCCATCGTAGATTCCAACAATCTTCCGGTGCCATGGGTAGCCGATTCAACCATCACCTCTCTTCTATCTCGTCCAGGCAGGGCAGTTCTAAGAGATATGGGTTCATATATTTCTGACCCTGACACCGACCATCCTTATTCCACTATTTTGCGTAAAATTCGGCTTATTACAGGTGGTGTATCGCATGGGCATCATAGCACAAATGTCAGCTCTTACACCGGCTATATTCGTATGGGCAATCAGCCTAGTACCATGATGAGTTTTTTCCCAAGCACGATTTCTCGTCTTATGTAATTATTTTCTTTTATAAATATATAAAGACATGACATCTCAGGTACGTCAGTGGGCTCAGATTCCGGCAAATTCTCTTTACATCAATATTACCTCGGTTACTTCTACTATCGTTGACTCCAACAACAATTTGGTCCCCTGGCTCGTAGCCGGCAATGCCACGACGAACTATGCTCTCCTCGGTCTAGCCTCTACCCCTGGCGCCTTAGTCCTCCGAGATATGGGAAAGAACCATCGCCGCCCAAACGCAAATGCCCCAACGTCCGTCGGTTCACAGTCTACTATCTACCGTCGCGTTCAGGTTGTTACCAGCGGTGGTGTTGGCGGTTACTACGGCACGGGTGATAATGCTGCGTCCGGTGCGGGTACAGGCACAGACTACTACTGCGGTTACATCTCTCTCGGCGCCCAGACCTACGCTGGTGGCAACGGTGTGCCCACCGGTGTTGCTCGGCTCAACTAAATATTTAACTTTTTTTTATATTTTTTTTCTTAACAAAAGATATAAAACCATGACCTCTGTCTTAGCCAGCTATGCACAGATTCCTGCGAATAAACTCTACATCAACGTCACCTCCCTTACCTCTACAATTGTTGACTCCAACAATAATGTGGTCCCCTGGCTACAGGCAGCTGTAACAGGCGCAAACTACAATATCCTCGGTGCTGCCTCCACCCCTGGCACCTTAGTCCTCCGAGACATGGGTCGCAATGTCTACCGCCCTGACCCCAATCTCGCCACTGCGGTCGGCTCCCAGTCTACCGTTCTCCGCCGCGTTCAGGTTGTCACAAGCGGCACCATGGGTGGCTACTACAGCACAGGTGATGGTCTCCCAGCCGGCACTGGCTCTGATACAGATTACTACTGCGGTTACATCTCCCTGGGCGCCCAGACCTACGCCGGCGGCAATGGTGTCCCCTCTGGTGTTGCTCGCCTGAACTAAACATTCCGGTATTTTTTTTCTCTCTACTTGATATAAACAAATGACTTCCATTGGACGCAACTGGAACCAGATCCAGCCTAATAAGTTATGGACAAATATTACATCTATTGCCTCGTCTATTGTTGATTCTAACAATAATCTTGTACCCTGGGCACTCGGCAGCGCAGCACTTGGCAATAACTACGCTCTAGGTCTCCTCTCCACCCCTGGCTCAGCCGTACTCCGTGATATGGGTCGCAACGTCTACATCCCTGACCCCAATCTCGCCACTGCGGTCGGCGCCCAGTCCACCGTTCTCCGCCGCGTTCAGCTTGTTACAACGGGCACCAACGGCTACTACGGTACAGGTGATGGTAATGGCTGCCTCGCGGGCTCCGACACGGACTTCTACTGCGGTTACATCCGTCTCGGTGGACAGACCTACGACGGTGGTACTGGCGTACCCACACCAGTTGCTCGCATCAACTAAACACAGTCTCTCCTTTTTTTACGACAATTGTCAGTTTGATAATTATCAAAAAAAACATAAAACTTTATTAGAAGTATGTCCGTTGTGAACACATCACAGGCAAAGAAATGGGATGCCACGATGAAGAGCCTACAGAGAAATGCTTATCTAATATCGGCGGTATTATTTACAATCGGACTCAGTTACTTTTTTTATACTTCCCTAAATCGCCCAGTCGCTGGTGTTCTATGGTTTATTGGCGGCGGCTTAATCTTCTTTTACTACTGGATTAAATGGTTTGTTACACAACCACTTCCGGACCCAGATTTTATGACAGGCACGAACGCCTGCCCCGACTATCTCTCGGTCATCCCTAACAACAGTGGTCTATACCAACCTACCAGCTCTACGCAGTATTTCTGTGTAGATTACGTCGGTGTCAGTCGCAACGGTGGACTCAGAAAGATGGATCCTACAAAGGCTTCTCAGCAAATTAGCGATCCATCCTATACATTCTCTGTAGACCCAACCGTTGACTTTGCGACGCCAGCTGGAAAGGCGGCGTTTGTGAAGCGCCTATTGAAGGCTGGTCTCTCTTTCAATTCAGTAGGCGATAATTCATTGCCTACACAGGGAACAAATTCTAATGGATCGCCAACATTTGGGCAGTAGGTAAAAACCGATAGTCTAGATAGAGATGTCAGCAACATCAAATATTGCTGCTAAACAATGGGCACGTACGGTGCGTGATATTCAAAAGAAGTCTTATTGGGTAATTGGTCTTCTTCTTCTTGGCTTCAGTGCTTATTTTTACTACACCGGTTTACATAAGCCGGTCGCCGGCGTACTATGGTTTATTGGCGGTTTCCTCATCTTTTACTACTATTGGATTAAGTGGTTTGTCTTGCCGATTCCGGCGGACCCCGATTTTGAAACCGGCTCTGGTGCCTGCCCCGACTATCTATCGGTTATCCCCAATAATAGCGGATTATACAGACCGACTACCTCTTCACAGTATTTTTGCGTAGATTTTGTTGGGGTCAGCCGTAATGGTGGACTCAGAAAGATGGATCCTAATCAGATTTCTACACAAATTAGTGACCCCGCTTATAGATTTTCGGTTGACCCTCTAATTGATTTTGCGACGCCAGCTGGAAAGGCGGCATTTGTACAGCGTCTAACAAAGGCTGGGCTCTCTTACAATTCGGTAGGTGATTCTTCAACGCCGATGATGAACACTTATTCTAGTGGTGCTCCTATGTTCAGCGGTCAGACAAGCACCGTTGTGCCACCCGTACCCGGTGGTTTAACGCCAATGAGCGGCACAACGGGTACAGTTCCTTCCATGAGTGGCGGTGCGGTACCTGGTGGTGCGGTGCCTGGTGGTTTATATTAGGTGCCTCGGCGTCTTCTGCGGCACCGGCTGGTGCTTTGACGCCAATGACGGGCAATCAACTGTTAGCAGATTTTAGCGAGTTAAAAACTTACGCAAAAGCGAATAATATACCTACGGGGGCGCAACAACCTACGGATGCACAAGCTCAACAACTGGTATCAGATTTAGTTGCGAAAGGTCTAGTTCCGGCTGGAACAACCTTTACTCAATTCCAAGCAGCAGCAACAGCAGCTGTACCAAGTCTAACACCGGCACAAATGGCTCAATTCCAAGCACTGATGACACAATAAACATCTAAAGCCCACGAGCCAACTAATATCTAAATGGCGACCATTCATACAAGCCTTTTTAGCCAAATCATTGATTGGGCAAAAAAGCCTGCGCCACGAACACCCTCGTCTCTGTTTTTGTACGGACCGCCTGGAATCGGTAAAACGACTCTGGCACGCCTGGCTCTCGAACAAGCGGGGTACCGAGTCGTTGAATGGAATGCGTCCCAGCACCGTCATAAAGCCGCCGTAGAAGAATCGCTCGTTCCCCTGTTACGCAGTTGTAACGTGGCTGACTTCTTCCGACCCGAGGGTCCACGCAATCTTGGCATCATTCTGGACGAGATTGACGGCATGTCCGTCGGCGACAAGGGCGGTCTTTCCGAGTTGGTTCGTATTCTAAAGGAGTACAACGGTCATAATGCGATTGTCTGTATTTCCAACGAATGGATGGAGAAGAAGTTCCAGCCTTTCTTGAAGTTATGTAAGACGTTCCAAATCTCAGCACCGTCCCCGTCCGATGTGTTTGCCCTGATTAACACGCAATTTGAGAAAGTGCCTAAGAATTGCGACCTCATGAAACTCGCCACCGATTTGCTTACCGTTCATTCCGGTGATTTACGTAAAATCTTACAGTCCGTGCGGGAAATCAAGACCGACATGATTCAGGGGACGATTTCGGTTGCGGATGTCAAAAATACAATTGAAGTCGGTCTGGCAGATGCGAAGGCACTCGGCTCCAATCGTATCCGACGAAGTGAAACCATCAAGTCGGCAGTAGGGCAACTCTTACGTGGAAGTCTAGATATGACCACCGAAGTACCGCTCAATAATAATGATTTGAATTTGGCGGGGCTCCATCTACACGAATCGTTACCCACTTGGATTTGCCGATTCATTGGCAATAACGAACGGGGCTACGAAGTATATAAATCGGTATTTCAAACGATTCTCGCCTCCGATCGGCTAGACTACTACACCTTTTTCTTTCAGCATTGGACTCTGTTCCCTCTCACGTACCAGGCAAAACTCCAAGCGGTCAACCAAATCCTTTTTGGACATTACGCCGTCAATGATGAGAAAACATCTGTATGGAACGATGATGATATGGAATATACTGCGGTGCTGTCCAAGCAGTCTATGTTATATAATCAGTTCCGCTATTTATGCGAGATGCGTGACGCTTTCGTAGAAGCAAATCCCGTCTTTGACGGTGGATTTGACTCAACGTTTTGGAAGGCGAACTTATTCATTACAGCGGCAAAGGTTGAATTAGAGAAAAAGGACTGTCCAGGTCATGGCAAAAAGATTGGCGCGGCTGTATGGGAGAACACGGAATTCTGGCGGGGAATGCTACCACGCTGGTTCCCTACCGGCGATGCCAATCGGTTTATGCGACTCATTCAGGCACTGGATATTCCTAAGCCCATACCGTTTCCTAGTTAGTCCGTCAGTACTGTTTAGTCCGGTCAAGTCCACCGCTTCTCACAGTGGCTATTGTGTCCGCCTGGGCAGTAATCATCCTGCTTAAATCCAGGTTCCTGTTTACAACAGTCGGCACTATGCGTTTCTTTCGCATCTGGCATTTTTATGCCCGTTTCGGGATTGATGTAAGTAGTACAAAACTTCTTACCACATTCCCAGCACCACGACCTGCCACAACCGCCACCTATGAAAAAGTTGTTGTTGCCAGTCGGAAGCCCGCACGCAAAAATATAATTACACGCATAATCTTTCAAGCACCACCGTTGGCACCAGGGGCATTGTTTGGCGTCCATTTGAGGTAGAAGAAGAAAGGATTCTGGGATTTCAAACAAGAGATAAAGGTAGAGATGGCTGGTGTGCGCAAAACCCGCAAAGTCGGTAGCGGCTCTTATATTATCGCTATTCCGTCGTATAAGCGTGCGGAAACTCTCCGCGACAAATCGCTAGCGATGCTTGCCGATGCCGGTATTCCTTCCTCAATCATTCACGTCTTCGTAGCGACCGAGGAGGAGAAAGAGAAGTATCGCTCCGTGCTCAAACCCGGTAGTTACGGTAAGTTAGTTGTCGCCGAGCCCGGTATGGGTGCCGTCCGTAATTTCATAACCCGGTATTTTCCTATCGGCAAGAAGATTATGAACATTGACGATGATATCAAAGAGTTCAAGATGCTCGCCGACGGAGGATTAAAGCCGGTTCGGTCCCTGGATAAACTATTCCGTGACGGATTTGCTATGGCTGCCAAAACCGGTTTCCGATTATTCGGCTTCTATCCGGTCGCCAACGGCTTCTTTATGCACAACCGTGTAACCGAAGATTTACGTTATATTATTGGATCTGCTTGGGGAATCATCAATCCAGGTATTGATGTATTGAAGGTGACCCTTGATGATAAAGAGGATGTTCAGCGCTCTATTATTATGTACCTCGTTGACGGAGGAGTTCTCCGGTACGAAATGATAGCCCCCATCACCGCCTACTATAAAGAGCCCGGTGGTATGCAAGAGGAGCGAACCAAAAACCGTGTAGATAAATCCGCCCACGCCATGGTCGCGGCGTATCCTGGGTTGGCAAAGATAAACTTGAGCAAGAAATCCGGATTTGCCGAAGTGCGTTTGCGTGACCAGCGAGCCGAGAAGACATTTGGTTTGGATGTACTCAAAACATTCAAACCACCCGTAGTGTCCAAATAAAATCGCTGTCTTGAGTATAAGAACAGAATGGCTAATCCTTTCCACTCACCCCGCTCCGGCAAGTTCAACCGCAAGACCCGTGCGCTCCACCGCGCCGCCGCCAAGAAGCAGCCCCGCAACACCAAGGGTCGCTTCACAAAGAAGGCGCGCTCCGCTCGCCGCTCCACTCGCCGCAACTCTCGCCGATAAATCGGCAGATTAACGGCGTTTCTTCTGCGTTTTTCGCCAATGACTTAGGCGTCTCTCCAACTTCTCCGCATCATACATAGTTGCTCCTCGGCATTTTTTCACAATGCCCTCGCGCAAATATGAGACCAAACTCAGCCGCATACTCGTCTCGTCCTGCGGTTCCATAGGGCTGTTGCCATGTAACTGATGAACATCCATCGCCAAGAAATCTCCCTGTCTACAATCCACCGCACATCCGTACTGCGGAAACCCGGTATGGGCTCCCTTGTACGGCGCACCGTTTTCTAACACAACCAGATTACCGAAACCGTCCGGCCAATCTCCCGAATCGGTATGTGCCGCTGTACGAAAATTCAAGTTCGTCGTAATTGTTGAAAACGCTGTACCTTTGATATGAAATGGTGTTGACTTTGCGGCTTTGAGTTGACTGGCGTGCTCCTTCGGACACAGACGCTTATACTGCTCATCAATCTCTCGGATGAGCGGTAGGCATTTCTCCCACTTGTCGGGATGCTTCAAATTGAAACTTGTAAGACGGCATTGACTTGGTATGCGGATTCCCGAATGCTTAAATGTCGCTTTTTGGCTCACCGACCATTTATCAAAGTACCCAATAATATTTGACTTCACCGGATTCTTCTTTCCCGTCTCTGTTCCCTTACTAGATCCACTCGCAATACCACGGTCCGTTGACGAATGCTTCGCAAACTCCTTGAGTGCCTCATATGTATTGGTCGCCTCGTTTTCGCTAAGGACACCCTTGCGAAATCGCAACAGGAGATTTCCGTCTTCCGTATAGACATCCGCATCCTCTTTGAGAACTACAGGGAAGTCCTCATCTTTCATAAATATACGAGTTTTCGCCTTTGTTTCCTCATCGGTCAAAATCTTCTTGACGATATATACCGGCACTTTGCCGGATTTATCGACTGATACCACTGGATTCGGCATGGTGGTTCCTTCCTTTAATGGGCAGTCATTTCATTTTCATGGATGAGATATACTACCTCGAGTGAGTTTGTGCGACCCAAACGGTTCGCGCGACCAATAATCTGGCTCTCCAACTCCGCTGACATACGATGAAACAGCATTACATGGCTCGCCGACTCAATATTGAGACCCGCTCCCATATTTCGCGCATTCAAGAAAAGAACATTATACTTACCTGCCTTGAACTCCCGTAAGAGCTTCGCAATACGTGCCTGTGAACCATTGAGCATAGAATATTTGATATCCGCAGCATCTAGCGAATCCTCCAACTTCGTAAAACTCGCATCGTACGAACTAAACATAAGTACACGTGCTGTCGGATTCTCCTTCATAAACCTCACAAAGCTATCATTCTTATTCAAGAGTTGATTCGGTTTTTGGACATCTTGTTGCGGTTGAGGCTGGGTGGCTGTCTCTCCCAAAACTTTAATATCCTTTATATTTTCAATACGTGCGCGGCAGAGCGGGCAACTTGCGACCCGCTTCAAAGACTCGCATAGGCACTGAAAACAGAATAACTGTTGGCAGCACGGAGTCACCGATGGATTGGTTAAATCGCAATAACAAATTGGGCACGTCTGCTCCTTTGTCCGCTTGAGCCGTTCCTGAATTGCCGAAATACGGCTTTCAATAGAGGCAATCTTCTGCTCCTGTGCTTCAATCGCCTTCTGCTTGAGTGCCTCCGTTGAATATTCAAGCGTCTTCTTATATTCATAGGTCACCTTTGCGTTATGAAGTTCCTTCTGAATCGCTGCCGTCACCGCATCTGTAATTTCCGCCTCTGTATACGAATTCATTCCTAGACTCTCCAACGCACCCGCAATATCGCCCGCATTGAGCCGCTCCATCATATCCCGCGAAATGAAACTATCCAGCACCCGAATATTTGTCGGTGTTGCGCAAACAATCTTACGTGTTGTTGTCGTCGGCATCGTAAAACTTGTCTTAATATAATCCTCTGATGAATGGATAATTAGACGGGCACTTTGGCTCACCGCCGCATTAATTGCTACCGTTGAATGATTCGCCGAAATACCGCACATACGTCTCACAATATTGACATGGCGGCAACCAGGAATCTGTAAATAGTGATTATTCTGAAGTTTCTTTACCCGTTCAATCACATATTGAGGCGTCTCCTCTGGCGGAGTATAGGCACTCAGCACATTAAAATACGCTCCGCCCGCAAATACTAAATTCAACCAACTCGCCGAAATGAACCAATAGAAAAGCCCATTAATATCATCCCAATCGGTCGTAATTCCAACACTATCTGCCTCATCTATAAAGACCCGTCTCCAAAGAATATTCTTTGGATGATGAATCGCACGGAACGAATTCCACATGGTGGAGGATACGAAGAGCGCGTCATATTGTTCTATAGTTTCTAACAATGTTGGTGATTCGGCTTCTTTCCTCTTTTTGACGAAACAGCACTTGAGACTTGTATGATTTTCTACATACATCTCCCATTGTCCCATTAAGGCGTGGGGAATTACGAAAAGAGAGGTGCTCACTTCTCTGAGTTTGGTTCCTGTGGCACTCATGACTTGCGTACGAGTACGAAGAAGCCCTACATCTCGTCCGTCTCCTAGAATCGCATTGCCACGTACAATATATTCATTATACAACGCCGGTGGCGGAGGCATTTTCACCAAGGAGAGGGCTGTAAGTGATTTGCCCGATCCTACACGGTCTCCTAAAATACCGTACGAAGTATAGAGTTTTCCGCCAACCGCCTCGCCCGCAACGGCATCCACCTCTAATCCGTCTGTCTTTGCGGATTCCAGACGGAGGGCGGCAGCGAGCGCCGACTGCTGATGTAGCAAAAGCGGCGTTTTTAACCACTGTGGTGTAACTGCCTTTGCCGACTCTTCATTTAATTCCTGGCTGTACAGGGCTTCAAAAAAGGACCATAGTTTTCTCCGTGAAATAATGGACATGGTATCTACCGCTTTTTTGTTGGCGGGGTTTAAATCCCATAGGGTCAAATGTTGAGAATGGGTCTAAATAGTTGGGTGTTTAAATATAATTAAGATGTCCGTTGTTGCTTGGCCTGGAAAATTACCTAAATCGGCAACGAAACCGTTTGTATCTATTCTCACTCCGACCTACAATCGGCGTAAATTCATTCCATATCTGATAGCAGTGATTAAGGACCAAACCTACCCAAAAGAACGTATGGAATGGGTGGT